CAAGAAATTATTTTGAATTAGATCTTCCAAATGCAGTTTATCCTGAATTTTTAATGTCCTGAACATCTGAAGATGGAAAACTTAAAATTGCAGGACAATCTGATTTAATTGTAAAACAAGGAAATGATATTTGATGTTTAGATTGAAAAACTAATAAAGAAATTAAGAAAAGAAGTTTCTACGATAAAAACAAAAAAGATGTACAACGTATGAAATATCCTCTTAATAACTTTATGGATTGTAATTATGCACATTATCAACTTCAATTAAGTACATATTGTTGGATATTACAACAAATAAAACCAGAACTTAACATTAGAGGTTTATCTATAATTCATATTGATAGATCTGGTAAACAAACGGAATATCCAATGGAATATTGTAAAAATGATGTTGAACGAATGATAAAGCATTATAAAAATCAACTTCAAATACGTGAACAATTAGATAGAATAGAACCATATAAAATAGGATAATATGACAAGTGAAGAACGATTAAAAATTTGTGAAAAATGTAAGATGGTGACTATTGATTCCACTTATGGGCCTATATGTGATAGTTCTAGATGAATGAATCCAAGAACTGGAGAAGTTTCAAGACTTCCTAAATCCGGATGAATTAGAGGATGCGGATGTAAACTTAGATGGAAAACAAAGGATCCTAGTGCACGTTGTGTGGTAAGTAAATGATAATGAAACGATTTATTAATTGAGTAGGAAGAGTTATTATAGGATGATACAATTTTATCTTCCATAAAAATATACAACAATCGAGAGAAAGATTCCAAATTTGTATGGAATGTGATGATAAGATTAAACTAGGACGTGGTTATATATGTTCACATTGTGGATGTGAATTACATGCAAAAACTGCTAGTCCTGATGAGCATTGTTCTTTAAAAAAATGATAATATGGGTAATATGGATTATTTAGATAAGTTAATGTCTGATACAATTATTGAAAAACAATTAGATGGAATTAAAACTGGGGATTTTGATATAATTCCTTGCAATGTAGGAGTTGTTGTTCAACCTTATGATGAAAATCCCTATCGTAAAATTGAAAGAACTGAATCAGGTCTCATTATAGGTGTTCAGAGTTCTCAACAATATCAATCCAATGAAAGTGGAGAAATTGAAGAAAACGATGAATATATTGCTTGTGCAAAAGTGATCGCAGTTGGTCCTTTTTGTAAAAATGTGAAGGTCGGAGAAGATGTATTTGTTGTAAAACATATTCTAAAACCAGTTCCATTTAGAAAGCAAAACTTATGAGAAGTTGATGAACAAAATATATTATGTCGAATCGTTCCAAAAGGAACACAAAATGATTAAATTATGATTTATAATGATTATGACGATGGTCGTGTATTCTATAATCCTGGAGATATTGTAACAATTAAACACGATGTTCCAAACAAACCTATTATGTTTGTTATAGAAAAATGTACACGCTCTTTATTAAATAAAGAAACTAACGAGATAGAAAATGTATTCTTAGGTATTAAATGTAGATGATTTGATAAAAATCAGGTTATGCATGAAGAGTTATTTTCTACTAAAGATCTTTTAAAAGTTTAAAAATGAATTACATGCAATTATTTGCTAATGGGGGTTTAACAAAGGCAGAACGTATAGAAGGAGAACAAAACGCTGAAAATCTTTTAGATACACTTCAAGCAATAGGCATTGATATGGAACAAGCTGTTAATGTTCTTAACAGTTTAAAAGATAATCCAGAGACGATTTCTCAAATATCTAATTATGCAAACACGATAAACAATCCTTCTTCTAGTGAAGAATCAAAATCTACTGCTGTAGAAGAATTATTAAAAATCTTTAAACCCTCTATGTTTAAATGTGGTGGAAAACTACAACAACTTGTAACAAAATTTGGTAAAGGTGGTGGAGTTGACTGTGGATGTGGAGGAATTAAATTAGATGATGGTGGTAAAACATTATCAGACCGTGCTAGTAGAATAATTACACAAAAAGATACTACTGATTGGTATCCATTTAAAAATGGAATAATTAGATCTGTACATCCTACTAATGGAGATGCTCCAACTTATCAAGTATTTGATGGAACAACTTTAATTGCACCTAAATATTCTGTAGCTCCAAAATTAGAAAACGAAATTGGAATCTTTGCAAGACCTTTTCAATATTTTGGTGCTGCTAGAAGAATAACTCCTGAAAAAGCTGCAGAATATGAAGAAGCTAGACAAAGTATATTTAATGTTCCTGCTAAACAATCAGGTGGTAATATAGAGTTAACTCCGCTTCCAGGACACGATGTAGATACTAGGCTTACACGTCGTCAAGCTAGAGAACTAGCGAGAGTAAACGGAATGTCTGAAAATAATGAACAGTTTTCATTTGCTATGGCTAATGCAATGAATGCTGCAAGAGCTATGGGCCTTCGTGGACAAGAAGCTAGACAAAGAGCTAGAGAAATGGCAGCTGGTATTACTCCAGCAGAAAGAAGTATAAACGTTCCAACAGCATCTACATTTGGAAATATTACTCCTATTAAAGAAGGTGATTTAAGATCACAAACTCCCACTCAAGTATCTGTTCAAGAACCAATTTCACAACCAATAGCTTCTACTCAAGAACAACCTTTAGACAATTTAAGTTTTGCACAAGCTTTCGCACAAAGTAGGAAATCAGGTGCTAAAACTTTTAATTGAAGAGGTAAATCGTATGGTACTAATTTAGCTGAAAAATCTAATACTGTAGAACTTCCAGGAGTTACTGTTATTGGACAAAGATCTAATAATTTAGTTGAACTTCCAGAGGTAGAAGTTGTTGGACATCGTGCTAAACCTGAAAGCTATATTCTTGGTTATTTGGGTACACAGCTTCCTGAAGTTGAGGTTGTTGGAAATCGTTCTAAACCAGAGTCTTATACGCTTGGTTATTTGGGAAATATGTTACCAGAAGTTGAAATTACTGGGCATAAACCACAACAATCGTACACTTTAGGTTACTTAGGAACAGAACTTCCAGAAGTACAAGTAATAGGTAATCGTCCTAAACCAGAAACACATACTTTAGGTTATTTAGGAAACATGTTACCAGAAATTACCGTTACAGGTAACAAAAAACCACAGTCATCTTATACTCTTGGATATTTAGGTACAGAGTTACCAGAAGCGATTATAAATGGATATCGTAACATTCAAACACCTGTTCCAGTAAGTAAACAAAGCGGACAACTTGGAAAGGATATATCTAAAACTTTAAAATGTGGAGGAAAAGTTAAAAAAGCACAGAAGGGGGAATCTTTATATGAACTGCCAGAAGTAGTAGTAGAACCAGAATGAAAAACTTTAGAACAAACTGGCTTTTTTAAAAAAAACAACGATCCAATAAAGTTTGAAACTGAGGATAATGTTAACCAATTAATAACTTCTCCAAAAGGTACAATATCTTTAAATATTAGACATAATGATACACCGAAACAAGATTCAACATTTACTGTAATGGCTAAAAGACCAAATTCAGAACAGTTTAGCGTAACTAGAACGTATAGCTATCCTGGTGGAGATACTAATGCTAAACCGTATTATGTAGATGATATTGATGGATTTGAGAGAGCTAAAAAATGGTGAAATTATTATAAGAATAAAACTAAATAAGATAATATATGCAAATCTTTATATTTGATAATGCGACAAACACTCTTCAAATAGATGATTATACCATATTATTAGTTAAAGAATTTGCAAAACTCTGAGAACCAGATAGAAATAAATGTAAAGAAGACAAAACCGGAGAGAAAAGACTTAGAGCTTATAAAGAATTTACATATATCTACCTGGTTCTCGATTTTAAATCCCCTTATTTTAAATCTCCAATAAAAGATAGGCAAGAAGAAGCTATGGCAGATTCAGGACTTACAGAGAAAGATCTTCAAGACCCAGATTTTGCTGCAGCTTATCAGAAATATGAAGAACTTCAGGATTCTGATCCCATCTTAACTTCAATTAAAGTTGCATATAGAACACTTTATAAATTTCAGGTTTATTTGGATAATATTGATTTCAGTGAAGTTGACATTGAAGGTAAACCAATTCATAAAGCAAAAGATGTTCTTGCATCTATTGGAGAAATAAGTAAAATGAGAACTCAGTTACAAGAGTTAGAATTGCAACATAAAACAGATCTTGCAGCACAATCTAAACTGCGTGGAGATGTTGAATTAGGATTATTTGATTAATCCTAAACAATGAGGAATAATATGGCTAAGAGTGATAAGAAAAAATTAGAAACTCCGTTAGAGAAGCGTAAAAGAATGCCGAAATTTACGGAGAATTATGAAGAAAGTTTAATAAGACAATTATTTGAAGACAAGAAAAAGAAATTGGAATCAATGGACGATTCTATTCCGGACGAACCTATAGATCAGATATGAGTTCACCATAGACGAAAAAATGCAGAATGAGATGTACCTATTGATGAAAAAATCAAGTATTTTGATCCAGAATTGTCTTATGAAATTACAGGATATAGACCTATTACAATGGATCAAGGCTTAGACTTTGATCCAGAACTTTTTACAGAAGTAGCAAGAACATTTCGAGCAAAAGGAAAATATACAGAATTTCCAAATGGAACTATTCCTAATAAAAAGTTTTGAAATAGAGAAATGGATAGGATTGTTAACGGATTAACAATTGGAAAATATAGAATTACTGGCGACCATTATTACTTTCTAAACTATTATCGGATGCAAACGGTTCTCGAAGATGCAGTAGCCGGTACAGGTCGTGAATATGATTTTCCAAGTTTCTTATCCAAACAATATGAATGATTCCATTATGTTGAAATGGCAGAAAAGCTTGCATTAAATGTAGGTGCTTTAAAAGCTAGAGGTGTTGGTTGGTCTGAAATGACAGCGGCAATGTCTGTAAGGCCTTATACTTCTAATCCTGGATATCGCGTTGTTCTGACAGCATTTGATGATGAAAAGCTTGGATCCTTAAGAGCTAAATGCTGGTATCAATTGAACTGATTAAATGTAAATGCCTATGGTTTTCGACATGTAAGACAAGTTGTAGATAACGCTACTACAAAACGTGCTTCAAAGAAAACAAAAGACGGTGTAGAATTTGGATGAATGTCAGAAATTCACTCTATTATTGCAGATAAGCCAGGAAAAATTAGAGGTGATCGTACAGACCGTTTAGTATACGAAGAAGCTGGTTCTAATCCAGTTTTATCCAAATCTTGAATTCAAGGAGACGCTCTTGTAGAACTTGGTGGTAAACACTTCGGTACAAAAATATTCTTAGGTACTGGAGGTGATGATATGGCTTTAGAAGGCCTTGCCACAATGTTCAAAAACCCAAAAGGAGGAAAAATACTTCCTTATAAGAATTATGATACTATTGATGGTAAACCAGAGTTAACGTGCTTCTTTTTACCGTGTCATAAGTTTGCTTTAGTTAGTCAGTATCTAGATAAAAGAGGTGTTACAAATTATCCTGAATTTAAGAAACATTATGAAGAATATCGTAAAACACTTCATGGTCAAGATTATTTAGACGAATGTGCAGAACATTGTTTTAATCCAGAAGAAGCACTTTCAAAAACTGGAGAAAACATGTTTGATGCTGAATTAGTTGCAGCTAGAATGGCACAAATAATGTCTAATCAAGGTTATACAGAACCTAAACGGTATCTTCTTACTTGGGATAAAACTTCTGATAAAATGTATTCTAAAGTAAATGCTTTTGAAAGTCCTCATGGAGACGTTTTAATAGTCGAACCACCAATGACAACTTCAGATGGAGCATCTTATAAAAATCTTTATGTTGCTGGTATAGATGCTATTGATCAAGGCTCTGAAGATTCTGCAACAGATGCAGATGTGTCAGATTTCTGTATTGTTATTAAAAAACGAATACGAGGAATGGATGAACCAAAATATGTTGCAATGTATAAAGCACGACCTAGACAAATTAGAGCTGCTTATGAAACTGCACATAAACTTCTTGTATGATATAATTGTCAAGCAATGCTTGAATACACAAAATTCTCTTTTCAAAGATATTTACAAGAAAGAAAAGCTGATGATTTATTAATGGCTCGTCCAGAGTTTGCTATGTCAACCAAAGTTAAAAAAATGGGAGCTGTTAAAAAGTTAATAGGTATTCCTGCAACTGAAGCCGTAATCAAACACGGCTTGGAATTAGTTGCAGCATTCTTAGAAGACTATTGATACACAATAGATTTTAAAGACATGCTCAACGAACTTCTTAAATACTCTTATGCAAACAAACGAAAGTTTGATATTATTGCAGCTATGGAATGTTGTGAGATTGGCGATGAAGAATTATACGGTTTAAAACCAACAAAGACCGTTGATTTATCTGCGCAATGAGTCGATTTTGGATGGTATCGAGATGAAAACGGTGTTTTACATCATGGTGCTATTCCAAATAAAAGTAAATACGAAATACAATGACGGAATTAGAAGAAGAGATTAAACAAATAATTGATGACACAACGGATCGAGATTATATTACCAAATTCCATGTTGGACATGAAGATGATGTGTGAACACTCTATCTTTATTTAAATAGAGAACTTGTTCCGCCGATAGTCATGAGTATACAAGGAGATGAGGAAAAGTTCAAAAAGTTTGTTAAACGTGAAATGAGAAAAAGACGTTTAGAAGAAGTTAAGTACTGAAAAACAACTAGAGAACTCCCTGTACTTCAATGTAACGAGAATGGTGAATTAGAATTAGGATGGTAAAACAAAAAGAAATTGAACAAATAAATCGCTGTATTGGTGATTTAGTTTATGACAAAACAGCACTCAAAAAAGCATATAATTATTATCATGGTGTTAGAGATGCTGATCAGTTTAGACATATTGAGGAAAATTACGGTATTGGCGTTCCAACATCTGTCGGATTCACCCCTCTAATTAAAAAGCATATAGATGTGCTTGTAGGTGAATATCTCGAACTAGATCCGGAATTACAAGTTACTTGTAAAGACGACGAAACCGTCTCAAATATTTTTAGAGATAAAAAATTAAAAATAGATAAAGCTTTATATGATTTTTTGAAAAAGTATTTACAAAATGTAATTGTAAATATACTTTTAAATAATCAGCAACCAGTGAACGATCCATTCATTGAAAAACAAATGCAAAAGATTAAATCGGAAATAGAAAATACATATGTTTCTGATTATGAAATAGCTGCGCAAAACATTCTTGCGTATATTAAAAATTCAAGAGATATTGATCTTAAAAATAAGATGCGAGAGTTATTTACAGACCTTCTTATTGGAGGTATTTGTTATTATAGAACGAAACCTAAAGGAGATGATATAAATCTTGAAATTTTAAATCCTGTTGATACATTTATAGAACGAAACCCTAATGAATTTTATCTAAATAAATCAAGAAGAGCTGTTGTAAGAAGATGACTTACAAAAGAACAAATTCTTACAGAATATGCTGATGATTTAGGCGATGAAGCATTAGAAAAAATAAATTCTATATATTCAAGACGAGATCGAGGTGATAGAGCGATCGTTGTTAGAACGACAGGTGCATTATACGATCCTGATGGCAATATGTTAGGAAAACCGCATGAAAGAACGCCAGGTATTTTAGCAGGACGAGAAATTCACCCTTTATTCCCCTGAGATGAATCAGGAACTTACAATTATCACAATTCGGATTTAATAGAAGTATTTGAGTGTGAATGAATCGAATGAGATAAGAAACAAAGGAGAAATGTACTTCATTTTGGAGTAAAAATTGCTAATGAGATATATATTACTCCAGGTGAATCTAAATATTATATTCAAAGTAGAACTAATCCAAAAGATGTCTCATTAAATATAAATGGTATGTTTTTTAATGATAAAAACGGACAACCTTATAGTTTAATGATGTCAACAATGAATCTTCAAGATCGATACGATCTTTTACTTTATTCTAGAGACAATCTTATTGCAACTAGTGGTACTGTTGGAGATTGGATTGATATTGCACATATTCCTGTTGTTTTAGGTGTGGATATGCCTGAACGTGTAATGAAATGGCAAGCTTATAAAAAGAACGGAATTGCATTATACGATTCGTCACAAGAAGGTTCACAGTTAATTAATACAACATTTAATGGATTTGATGATACAATTAAGGCTCAATCTATTCAAGCGATTCAAATAGCAATAGAAAGTATTGAAGCGCAAGCATCTGCAATTACTGGAGTGTTTGCTGAAAAACTTGGACAGATCGAACAAAGAGATGCAGTAAGTAATGTTAAGGTTGGAATTCATCAATCTACATTATTAACAAAACAGTATTTTCATGGAATGGATCTTATGTATAAAGAAGTAAACTATGATCTATTAAATGAAGCAAAATATGTTTACAAAGATGGTATTACTGGAACAATAGTTTTAGGAGATCGTTTAGTAAAAACTTTTACTGCATTACCTGAACACTATAGAATGACTGATTTTGATATTCATATAGAAGATAGTTCAGAATCATATCAAATGAGAGAACAACTACAAGCTTCTACTACAGAATTAATCAAAGCTCAGTTTATCGATCCGGTAGATTTGATTGAAATTGTTAGAGCAAAAAATATGACACAGCTTAAACGATATCTTGCTAAAGCTCTTGCAGATAAGAAATCAGAAAATAATATGCTTGGACAATTACAACAACAAGTTGAACAACTTACTGGACAACAAAAACAATACGAAAAACAAATTAAGCAATACGAGGAACAAATTCAATCTTTACAAAAGCAACTTCAAAATAATTCCAATAGAAAGATGGATATTGAACAGCAAAGAGTTCAGATTGAAGATAGAATTGCTCGCGATAAGAAGGATTATAACGACAAACTAATCGAAGTTAAAGAAAAACAACTTCAAGCAGAAATTCTGCAAATTAGGGACGGTAATCCATATAATGATCAAATAAGAGACGTATAATGGATAGTAGACTTTGTGTTGAGCTTGGAATTAATAACGACGGTGATTTATATGCTGTAGATCATTCTCATTATGAGGAATGAATCGAAGAGGAAGGCTTAGATCTAAACCATGTAATATATGAAAGGATTCTTTCATACGATGGAGTTGATGCACAAGTCCTTGCTACCTATAAAACACTTGTTACAGATATTAGATGTTTAGAAAGATGTAGAACTTTTGAAATACCCGGAGATGGATTATATTTATATCAAAAACTTGTAATTCCATTAAAAGGTCATGCTGGAGATTCAATATGTTACACTGATACAGAGCATATTTATATCATTGATGCAGAAGGCCAGCATATCGCATGTTTCGATGAAGCATTCAATACTGTAAAAGAGTGCAGAACTAATAATTCATTCTGATTTGATGATAGAGTTTTCTCAATATATAATCTAATTAAATGTTATTTAGTAAAAGCTAAAAACGAATTAAACGATTATTTAAAAAACAATTGTAGAGGCGCTTGTCAAAATAATAGAACCTCTGATACAGATATTTTATTTACAGCGATTATTATCTTAAAAGATTTAATTCGCAAATGTAATTTTTTGGAAGCTGAGAGAATACTAAACGCCTTAAGTAAATGTGGCGGTTTATGTAAGGATTTAAAAGTAAAAGCGGTTCGTTGTGGATGCGATTAGTGTTGATAACTTATATAAAATGTTCTTAGAAGAGTTAAGAAACTGAGAACTAGGTCATCCTGTGGATGAAAAAAGAATAAAAGAGATGAAACTTATATGCAAGTTAATGTTATACAACGAGCATGTAATTCATAATAACGTAACCTTAATATAAATTAAATGGGAAATTGTTGTAATTCATATAAAAATCCTTGTTCAAAAGATCCTGTAAGAGGTCATTCGTTTGAATGAAGGGGCCCTTGGAAAGAAGGTGCTTATTATTATAATGATGATTACGTAACCGATTTTGTATCATATAAAAATGTGATTCTTGCTTGTAAACGCAACCATTTATCAGACGCTAATGTAGAGCCAGTATTGATTTATGATGGAGACAATCCTGTAGATGTCGATTCACAATATTGGTCATTTGTATTATGTTCGGTTTCTGCAGACGATTGAGACGATCTTAAATTTAAAATCGATGGTGATTTCTTAAGTTATTCTACGGATGGAGGTGAAACCTGAATCGAAATTGGACAGGTTAGTATTCCAATTGTAGATCATTTAAATTCAAGCGCTTCTGATCAAGCATTATCTGCAAATCAAGGTAGAATTCTTGATGGAAAGATATCTGATGTATCTAATAGAGTTTCTACAATTGAAGGGAGTTACTTAACTACCGAAACAGATCCAATATTTTCTGCATCCAGTGCTGCAAGTATTAGTGCTTCTGATATACAAAATTGGAATAGTAAAACATCTAATGTTGGTACTGTAACCGGTGTAAAATTAAATAATACTACAAAGAATCCTGATTCGAATGGTGTTGTAGATTTAGGAACAGTTGTTACTTCTGAAGCAGACCCTACCGTACCAAGTTGGGTAAAAGCAATTACTCAACAAGATATTAATAATTGAAATGACGGATCTGTAGAAGAAACTGATCCTATTTTCTCAGCTTCTGCTGCAAAAAATATTACTTCTTCAGATATTAGTAATTGAAATGGAAAACAAGACGCTTTAGTATCTGGTACTAATATTAAAACAATCAACGGTAACTCTATTCTTGGAAGTGGAAATCTTGAGATATCAGGTGGCGGTGGTACAGTTGGTTCTTTAAATTCAACAAATACTACTGCTCAGTCAACAAGCGCATCAGAATCATTCTCTGGTACAATCAATCTTCATAAAGTTTCTAAAACTGGTAGCTATAACGATTTATTAAACAAGCCAACAATACCTGCTGCAATAACAAGTCTTAATGATATACCGGGTGTTACTATCAGTTCTCCATCAAATAACCAAGTTCTTTTATATAATGGATCCGGATGGGTAAATGCTACATCTCCAGGTGGAGGAAACATGAATTACATTCGTTGTACACAAGTAGAATACGATAATATGCAAAGTGCTGGTACTTTACAATCTAATGTTCTTTATGTTATCGTAGATACAGCTCAAAATAATGGATAATGGCAGGACTAAAATACAATGATACTACACCAAAGGCTTTAAAATTTAATAGGCCTTTGGGTATAAGTGAAGGATCGGCAATTAATAATTTTTTAGATTGAACGCGTAATACAGAACAGCCTTCTAGTGGAATTGATATACAAATTGATAGAATCATAATTTCAAAATTCAAACCAAATGTTCCAATCGTTACGTCTGATTTAGTAGGATCTGGTAGTGGAAACACTCCTACAGCAGACGAATTGGCATATAGATCTAGAAGCATCAATATGCTAAAATTAATGGGAATGACAGATGCTGTTAGAGCACAATTAACAGAAGTGTCAAAAACAAATCTTATATTAACTTGATGGAACGCACGTTTGGTTGGCCCATGTATACTTCCTTATAATACATCTGTAAATGCGGAGATTAATGTTGTATCAGATGTACGACAAAATGTTGTTTATACAAACGACACTACTCAAGTATTGGCCGATGAACTGACTTTAAGAGGAGATGCTTATGGATATGGTGCGATTGGGCATCTTTATAACAAAACATCTTATTCTCTTTTTATGCCAGAATGAAAAAGTTTTCCATCTGGAGGTATAGATCATCATTGGCAAGTTGCAATTATAATTTATACAAATACTACTCCGGATGCTGATGGAACTATTACTTTAGCAAATCCAATAATAATTAAAAGACAACGGGGTGATACTATTGACCCTTCTACAATTGAAGGATTTGATGCTTATGTAGAAGAACAAAATGTATATCATAAAGAAAGAACTTTTGAAAATGCTTTAATTGCACATAAACTTGCATTTAAGGAAACTGGAACTTATTATGAAGACATACAAGGTCTACACGATCAAATAATTAATGATTACAATGGAGAATCAAATGTAGCTTATGTGATTAGTGGTAGAAATTATGATTTTGCATATACTACTGGTTATCCGTATTCAGAACCATACGATAATGTAAGATTTCCAATAGTAACGAATTTATCAAATTTAGTTACTGCAGGATTTCCTTTTAAAGTATGGGCAGATTTAACGAAACACCATTCTAATCCAATAGTTCCAGATTTAAGTCGCACGATATACGATACATTTTATTATACTTCTATTACCGATCCAAAGTTTGCTGATCACTTATTTGCAAAATCAAAAGGCGATTATACAGATTTCTATGTGACTTTCAATTTAGGTTTGGATCGAGAAGGTTATGATACCTTACTTGCGAGTATGGGAAGTATGTTTGATCATTCTTCATTAGCTACGAATTTACATATTACTTTTAATACCGGTAATATAAAAAGTTTACATAATACTTTCAGACAAACACAAGGTATTAGTAATATTACTTTTAATAAAACCATGAACGTTTGTGATTTTGTTGGAGCTTTTGAAGGATCGAGCCTTGTTAATTACCCTAATGAATTAATGGCAGTTAATTCTTGACCTGAAATCACAGATTTATCAGAACCTGTATGCGACATTCACTATGCTTTAGATGGAAGTGCATTAACTAGATTTGGAAATTATCAAAATGCATCTGCTTCAACAATTGATACAAAACACAGTACAATTACTGTTGCACCTATGTGTTATGGAGCTTTTAGATCCGGAAATCTTTTGGAAATACGACATATTTTAGATATGAAATTTGTCGAACCTGTAGCATGAAATATTATTGATGATGGACCAGATGTTGTTTACAATAATGCTGTATTTTATGCTCCAAATCTTGTTACAGCATACATTAAAAATTTAAACAAGGGTAGCTGGAGTTTAGATGGAGTTAAGAGATATAATGCAAAAAATGAAAATCTCTATGCAGGTAATCTTGAAAGTTTAAATGCGGATAGCATTAATTATATGTTATCTAATGTATTTGATTTACGACAGAATACTTCTGACACAGCTCATTTTGAAAACGATACCAATTCGTTTAATGGTTGAAGTGTAACCGGAGATGGATGGAATCTTCCAATAGAATTTAATGCGTATGGCGATTGTAATTTCTTTAAGACTATTACAGGCGGTACTATGAAATTTAATTTAGCATTATCAAATTGTTCAGTTACATTAGTTAATAATGGAAATACAAAAACTTTGACATCTGGCGATCATACCGAAGTTCTTGATTCAGGATATACTGTATTTTCAATAACTAAAAATCAAGGAGCTGATACAATGAGCGCAAGAATTTTGTTAACAGATCCTTTTAAATCAGAATTAACCAGAGGACTTTCATCCGCAAATTTATATCTTCCAGCAAGCGCAAGTGGCAAGATTACTTCTTCGGCTTTATCACAAGCTAACGCAAGAGGATGAACAATATATGTAGGAGGAAGTATTTATACGATTTAATAAGATAATTATATATGTTAAATGATATAAAAGTTAATTATGGAAGTACCTTTGTAACAGGTCATACAAGAGATTATGAAAAAGGTAAATCGTTCCATTTTGCAGGAGAGTGGAAACAAGGTAATCATTATTTTAATGATAATTATTGTTGTGATTTTGTAGTGTACAAAACCGCATTACTAGCCTGTTCAAAAAGTCATTTAGCAACAAGGGATACAGAACCAATAAATTTAATATTTGATGATGGTGGTGTTTGTATAGGTGTGAAATCAATATATTGGGATTTTGTACTTGCCGGATATAGCGGAAATGTTTTTACAGACGAATTAAAAGAAAAATTAGAATCTCTAAATATAAAATACGATACCACTGAAAATTGAAATAAAGCTATAGGATATATTCCAGAACCTGGAGCAATTATAATTTATTCTGATTATGAAACTATTGAAAAAGATGGACAGATTATAAACGTCCCGGGAATTAAAATTGGATCTGGTAATGGATATGTTCAAGATCTTGCTTTTACAGATGAAGCTAGTAAACAAGATTTCTTAGATCATATAAATGATAACATTCGGCACATTACTGCCGAAGAACGTAATAAATGGAACAATAAATTAAATGTGACCGATGCAGAAGAGGTCATAGGAGACACATTAATATTTAATAGAAATTAATTATGGCTGATTTATATATTAGTAAAATAAAATTACCATCTGGTAATACTTATATTTTAAAAGATAACGATGCTTATCGTAAATCAGAAACTTATACAAAAGCTGAAGTTGAAGCCGCAATTGCAGAAGCTATAAAGGGCGGATATATACTCGCTGATGAATTACCAACTGCTTCTGAAGATACATTGGGACATATTTATTTAATTCCTGGTGATGATCCTGCTGCAGGAAATACCAAAAACGAATATGTTACTGTTGGCCTAGGTACCGATCCTGAGACATATGCTTGGGAATTAATTGGATCAACAGATGTTGATATTTCTAATCTTGGCGAGCTTGCATATAAAGATACAGTTACTTTAAATAAAGGTAATGGTGATAATGTTCTAGGTGAAGCTACTACATTTACAAATTCGACTTCTGCTGTAACATTTAGTGGTGGTACAACAGATAAAGTTTTAGGTGAAGCTACGACATTTGCATTAACTAGTGGTAGTGTTACACATGGTACTCCAACAAAAGATTCAGTTCTTGGTGCTGATACAACATTTACTGTAACACAACCTACAATTGCTTTAGGCGGAACAACAAGATATCTAAGTGCTGCCGCTTCTGGAGGTGGAGCTGCATGGAATAGTAAAGATCAGAAAACAGTTGTTACAGGTTATGCATCTCCTACTACAGATACGTTCGTAAAATCTGTATCTGCAGAAACAGGAAAGAATCTTGTTACGACATCTATTGTACCAACAAATGGTACAGAATCCGTATCTAAAGTTACAAAAACTGCAAGCAAACTTGTTACAACGTCTATTCCTAATGTTACAGGTAATACTTCTGTTTCGATTCCTAATGTTACAGGTAATACATCTGTAACTGCCAATAAATCTACTTGAACATTTACAATGGGCACTGGAAATGATTCTGAAACACTTATTATAGGTGGAGGAAATGGAAGCGATGTAACAGCATCTAAAGTTACTCTTGGAACAGCACTCACTGCAACTAATACCACTCTTGGTACAGCAATTACTGCTGCTACTGGTGCAGTCGCTTCAACTGGAACGGGTAGTGATATCGTTACTGCGGTTACTATTAGTGATAAAACTGTTGCAAAAGTTGGTACAGCTGTTACTGTTGCTACTGGTGCAACAAGTGAATCTGGTACAGGTGACGCTGTTGTTACCGGAGTTACCATTGGAAGTTCTGCAGCAGCAATTACAGGTTTAGGTACAGCATCAACTGCAAATGTTATTGGTGCGTCTAGTACATTTACAAATACACAACCTACAGTTACTTTAACCGCTAATACTAGTACCGGAACAGGACGTATTACATACTTACAAGCTGCTAATCCTACTGCTTCTGGTGCAGCTGTTGAAGCTGATACAAACGATACAGTTAACGCTGTTACAGCAATGCCTACAAGTAGTGTTGGTACAGCAATTACAGTTGGTACTAATGATAAGGTTACAGCTGTTACTGGTGTTGGTACTGGTACTGCTGCAGCACAAACTATTACTGTTGGAACAAACGATAAGGTGAAAGTAGCTAAATATGGAGATCTGAGTGTAACTGTTTCTTAAATTTAAACGTATATGGCAATCCAGAAAATAAAACTCCCAAATAATAGCACAGAAGATATACATGACTCCCGTATATCGGGAGTCACATCTTCTGTTACAGAAGGTAGTACAAGTGTAGTTACTTCTGGAGGTGTTTATACTGCAATTAATGCAAAAACAGATACTAAGAATACAGCAGGTGCTACAGATAGTGATTCTAAACTTTATTTAGTTGGTGCGCAAGAACAATCCGCAAATCCTCAAACATATACTAATTCAGAAGTATACGCTGAAGATGGAGAACTACATGCTACTAAATTTGATGGAACGTTAGAGTATGTTTATAATGATACAACTAACAATTTATCAATGTATAAAGGTTTTGTTGCCCAGAAAAAAGTATATACTGGCGTTTTAGGTGTAGCTAATGGTTCTGCTCCAAATAATAATTCATATGCTAATCAATCTTTTTATTTTTTAACAGTTACTCCAAATAGTTGAGATTCTCAGTGGAGTGTTAAATATAAATTAAACATTCATCTTGATGACGAAACACAAAAATATAAATCTTCATCATCTGCATCTGTTATAGATGTAGGTTTATTAGAAAGAGCGATTTACGATTGTAATTGAAATGGTACTGCTGGCACTTATAATACTTTCCATTTCTTCCAAAGTCAAAAAAATACATCATATAGACCAATTTATTATCATATGATACATGAAACCACTTCCGCAGGTTATACTGCAGGATATGGTCATAAAATTGGTGTGAGTTTAGTTAGTTCTTATGTTCCAACTCCGGTTACCGATTATTCTTCTGGTAGTGCTGTTGCAAATACTCGTTATTCTAGAACAATAGAAGTTATTTTAGAAGAAGCTATTAATTGCACCGTAACTCTATCTGATGAATTAGAAATAGAGGCAGATGCATACAGAACAGATTATCTTAAATTAAATTCAACCTATTATACAACTAGTACTAGTGCATCAAATTCAGCAGGAAAGTGAACTAATCTAACTGCTACAACTCAAGGATTGTATGAATCGGCTGATGATAATACATATACGTATACACAACAAACGTATAATTATTTAAAGAATGCCACTAAAAATGAAAATACAGGAATAAGAATTTCTGGATATAGTATTATTGGATTTAATAAAGAAGGAAATGCATTAGGGCCGTCTATATACAGTGCAAGTCAAACTAGTAATACAACGAATATTAGTGCGAAAGGAACAAGATTATATTGTACTGAAGGATTTGATTACACAAAAGGGATAAGGTATACAAATAGTAGTTCAATGTTTGCTGCAAATGCTGATATGAATATATCAACCACTATTAATCATTGTTCAGTAGATCTTAGATACAGTGATAACTGCGTAGCAAGTGCAGGTGCAGCAAATAGTCTTGGCTTAATTATACGAAAACCTATATACTTAAGAGGAACAATAGGATCTGATGGATTGTTTTATCTTGCACCAATGGACGTAACTTATAACAATACTACGTATCAAAGAGTCTGAACGCAAGATATACCAACTATTGAAAACGAAAATGGGGAATATGTATATTGATTTATAGGATATCCTTATTGAAATTCTAGTTATCCAAATTCTTTATACACATTTAATTTAGTTACGCAAGGAGAATTAGTATGGTATAAGAATGGAAGTGTAACACCATATACAAATATTACATCTTCAAATCTTTATACAAAAACAGAAGTCGATAATCTTATTGGAGCGATTGATCAATTTAGCTATGAAATTGCCGCCAGTACTTCTGCAGTTACAGATCCACAAAGTAATGTGCTTTATTTAATTGGACCTACTGGATCTGGATCCGACAAATATGAAGAATATGTTTATGCCAATAATACTTGGACAAAAATTGGAGACACTAGTATTGATTTAAGTGGCTATCAGCCTAAAGATGCAGATTTAACAGCCATTGCTGGATTATCCGGCACTAGTGGTATATTAAAGAAAACTGCAGCAAATACTTGAACGCTTGATACTAATATTGCAACTTATGCATCAAATGGTAACACTGCTTATAGTTGGGGAGATCACGCTAACGAAGGATATTTAAAAACTGCGGTTACGTCACTTGGAGCTAAAAATGGAGCTATAACACTTAGTGGTGGATTGAGCATCGATAATAATAATGTATTGAGTTCTATCTCACCAGGAACACTTAATACTACAGCTACTACGGCTCAGTCAACTTCATCTAGTGAATCATTAAGTGGAAATATTACATTACATAAGATTGCAAAGACAGGTACATATAGTGATTTAATTGGAAAGCCAACAATTCCAACCAAGACCAGCGATCTGACGAATGACAGCGGATTTATCACGAGTGCTCCAGTGACATCTGTGAACACGCAGACTGGCGATGTTGTCCTCTCTGCGTCTGACGTTGGAGCGCTTCCTGATACGACAACGATACCTACCAAGACAAGTGATCTGACCAACGACAGTGGGTTCATGACAGGAATGACCATCTTATCTTATGGCCACTCCACATGGCAGGATTTTATGGATGCCTATACTGATAATAAAGTTGTTTATTGTCGTGCATCATCAAACGCGAATCCAGCTACTGGCGCACAAAGTAGAATGGCCTTTATGGCATATGTTGGTGGTACCAACCAAGCAAATCCTACCAATGTTGAATTCCAATACTATCGTAGTGTAAATAGTCACACTATTAGCCAACAGGGTGACCAGGTGTTTGTTTACACTCTTAAATCAACTGGTGTCTGGTCGGTTGTTACAAGAGAGGCCACAGCTAAGGTTGTTGCAGGTACTGGGCTTACAAGTTCTTATGCAAACGATACATTAACTCTTAATGCGACTGCGGTAGCAGCTACAGCAACCCCATTAATGGATGGAACTGCGGCAGTTGGCACTGCCACCAAATATGCTAGAGAGGATCATGTTCACCCGAGTGATTCAAGCAAGGCAAATGACTCCGCTGTAGTTCATAATACTGGGAACGAAACGATTGCCGGAAATAAAACATTTACGGGCTCCAGTTCTTTCGCCAGCTCGGAATTTGGTGGAGATGTAGACCTCATTGATGTAAATATATACAATGAATCTGCAACGGGCTTTGATTGGATTCAGGATGGGAATGGAGATTCCGTTCAAGACTCTCTTGATGGCAAAGAAGAAACGAGTAACAAAGTCACCTCTCTTTCCTCTTCTTCTACAGACACACAGTATCCGAGCGCAAAGTGCGTGTATGACATTGTTGGAGACATTGAAACACTGATTAACGCATTATAATTAACTCTGTAACAATAAATTGGTAATTTAAAATCTTTAAATATGGCACAATTAAAAAATTCTTTAGTATGTGGTAATTTAAGAGTAACCGATACTATTTTTGCAGATACATTACGAATAGATACTATAAAAACTCGTACCGAACCAGATTCTTCTATATTTACGCAAGGTGAAAAAGGTCAAGTATTAACCAGCGATGGTAAAAATACATATTGAAGCAATGCCGGAACTTTATCTGGAGTAGTTTTTAACAATGAAGAAGTACCTATTGTAGATGGTATGGCAAGAATTACAGTTGATATTCCGAACGCACCTGGTACATTAGATACAAACAATTCTACTACTCAACGGGTTAGTTCCTCAGAACCATTATCTAATTCAATCAAATTACATAGAATTGCTAAAACAGGAATGTATTCTGATTTAATTGGAACACCAGTGGTTCCAACAGAATCTACTATTGCTGGTTGAGGATTTACTAAAAATAAGGGTACACTAACCGAAGTTGTTTATAATGGTCAATCAGCAGCGGTAACCGATAGTGTTGCAGATATTGGTAATCTTATGTCGGAACTCTCAGATGTAGCGAAAACAGGATCATATACCGATTTAAAAGATAAACCAACTTTTGCTAATGTAGCAATAACAGGATCGTATACAGATCTAAAAGATAAACCTGATATTCCATCTGCAGCTGTAACAAATCCTGTTATGGATGGTATAGCTAATATTGGATCATCTCCAAATTATGCTAAAGCTGATCACGTACATCCACAAGATATAAATAAACAAGATAAACTTGTATCTGGTGTAAATATAAAAACGATAAATAATAAATCTTTACTTGGCAGTGGAAATATAGCAATTGTAAGTTCTGGAATACTAAATACAACAAGTTCTGCTGCATTACCTGTAAGTGCATCAGAATCTCTTGGTGGAACGGTTATTTTACATAAAATTGCAAAAACTGGTACGTATTCTGATCTTATAGATGCTCCAAGTGGAATGGAGTTTACATCAAATAAAGTTACATCTTTATCATCATCTAATACACATACTCAGTATCCATCTGCAAAATGTGTTTATACAGCTATTAGTGCAAAGGCGGATAATTCTGGAGTAGTACATACAACTGGAAATGAAACTATAGATGGATTCAAAAAATTTGTTAAAGAAGTTGAAGTAACTGGTGGTATAATGGTACGTTCTACTGGTAATGTACGTGGTGATGGAAGCGTTGGATTTGGTTGAATACAAGATGATAATGGTGATTCTGTCCAAGATTCTCTAGATGATCGAGAGGTTTTGGCAAATAAAGTTACCTCAATATCATCGTCTTCAACAGATACACAATATCCTAGCGCAAAATGTATGTATGATATTATAGGAGATATTGAAACTTTAATAAATGCATTGTAATATGAGTATAACAACTGCAATACAAAATGCAAGAACAAAAATTGCAGCAGCATATACTTCTTGTAATAACAAGGATGCAACAATGCCTGCTGCAGGAAGTCAAAACTTAACTAATTTGGCTCCAACTATTGATACAATTGTAACTGATATTCCATTTAATCAGACTATTCAAACAGTAAATAGAAATGAAGAGGATGGTGTAGTAACTTATACACGTGGAGAAGAATATGTTGGTATAATGACTGTACTCCCAAGTAGAAAATATGAAAACGATACTACATTAGTAAAAGCTCTTCTTCCAGATACAGTAAATGTAATTAGTTCTCACGCCTTCCAAGGTTGTACGAATTTAAAATACACGAATCTAGAAAATGTAGAACAAATTCATGAATGAGCGTTTGAAGGATGTACATCCCTTGAATATATCGATTTAAGTAACGCTATTAGAGTAGATCAATTAGCGTTTTATAATTGTACAAATCTTAAAATAGATCTCGTTTGACCTGATAGCATTCCAATTATAACACGAGCTGTATTTCGTCACTCTGGGGTTAGAAGTGCAAAACTTAATATTTCGGCTTTTGGCGGAGATTTTACGTTTTCGAATTGTACAAATTTAATAAGTGTTGACTTATCAGAATCTACAATTACTACAACATATTGTGCATCAACTACAGAAGGAGGAACATTTAGTGGCTGTTCGTCTTTAAAAACAGTGTTACTTCCATTAACTTGTACAGAACTAGGTAACTTTTCTTTTTTTTATTGTACAAGTCTTGAAACAGTAACTGGAACAGAAAACGTAACAGTTATTCGCAATAATGCTTTTAGAGAATGTAATAGTCTTGGTAATTTTGATATGAGTAGCGTTGAAACGATAGAAACATTTTCATTAACGCATACTAATCTAACTACTGTAAATCTTCCATCAATTGTTACAATACAAGGTTCTATATATGGTGGCGCTCCATTTTTTGGTTGTTCCGAATTAGAATATGTAGACATTGGCCCTAACTGCGAATATATAGGAGAATTTGCATTTCAAAACTGTTATAATCTAGATACAGTAATAGTAAGAGCAACAGTCCCTCCCGAAACCGGCCAACGAATGTTTTTTGATACAAATACAACATTTAAATTTTATGTACCATATTCGGCAGATCATTCAATTATTTCAGCATATCAAAATGCAACAAATTGAACGACTTATGCTTCACAGATGTATGAATTAAATCCAGACGGAACAATACCAGTATAATTATGTATATAGAAATTAGGAACAATGGCATTAAAGATGTATCTGTCCTTGTTGCAGATAAAGATAAGGTTCTTTGTAGAAAAGGAACTACCAATTTATCCGACGAAATTTATCTTGGATATTCTTATTATATTAATGGTGTAAGACAAGATCCTCCACATTTGGATACGATGGATGATTTTGAAGAAGTTGATAAACCAGAAGATTGGCCTGAACCAGAGCCATATATTGATCCAGAACTTTCAGATAAACAAGCACTGAAACTTATACTTAACGGAGAATAAAAATGAAAAGAAGTAAAGTGAAATGTATGTATGATATTTGAAATTTTAATAAACGCATTATAATATGAGTATAGCAACAGCAATACAAAATGCGCAGAATAAGGTCGCGGCGGCGTACACTTCTTGCAACAACAAGGGTGCGACAATGCCAGCATCAGCAAATCAGAATCTGTCCAATCTTGCATCTACAATAGATTCTATTCCTACACCACTACCAGTCAACCAGGCTATCCAGACTTGGGTTGTTACGGAGAATGATGGAGCTACAACTTATAGTAGGGGTCGAAAAGTTGTAGGCGCAAACTATACAAGAGTTGGAGATACGGAATTTCAAAATGATGAGACACTTGTTGCTGCGTTAATACCAGAAACGGTAGCATATATTGGTACTAATTCTTTTAATGGTTGTACGAACCTTAAATATATCAATCTGGAAAATGTAACATCTGTTTCAACGTGGTCATTCAGCAATTCTGGATTGTATGGAGAATTATACATGCCGAACCTTACACATATAGATTGGGGTTCATTTGAAAATACTAAAATCAAAAAGGTCGCATCTCTTGGTTCTATAACGGAATTAAAAGGAACGGCTCCCTGGAATGATGCAACGTTCAAAGATTGTACTGAATTAAGAGAAGTTGTTTTACCAAATAATCCAATAGATCTGGCGTGTGCTTTTTGAGGATGTACCAACTTGACCACCATCAATATGGAGAATGTCACCGCTTTGCGTCAGTGGACATTTAGGGGCTGTGTTAATCTTCATTTTGATGAATTATACATGCCTAATTTAACATTTCTTGATGACAATTGTTGGGCCGGGGGATTTAATTATCCTTATATTTATAAGATAACAAGCCTTGGACATATAACTGAATTAAGAACAGGAAGTCCTGCAGCAAGATATGGCACCTTTTCTCAATTTACGGGTTTGACAGAAGTTAATTTACATGAGGGGATAACCAAAATTGGAGCGGCGGCTTTTTTAGAATGCTCCTCATTACCAGAAATTACAATTCCATCTACAGTAACAAGAATAGAGCAATGAGCGTTTGCTGACTGCCCTTTATTGAAAGATATGACGTGTCTTGCGACAACTCCTCCTGACATATCAGGTGGTGGAGATGCCGGATTTAGTAATCTTACGAATATCTATGTTCCGGCGGCAAGTGTTTCTGCATATCAATCTGCATCCGTGTGGTCGAATTATGCAAGTAAAATTCAAGCAATACCTTAATTATGAGAACAGAAATAAGAAATAATGGAATAACGGATGTTACCGTTCTTATTGCGAATGAAGGAAAAGTAATTCGCAGAATAGTATCAGATGAAATAATGGGAGAAGAGTTTTGACTTGGCTATTCTTATTATATTGGTGGTATTCTACAAGATCCGCCACATCAAGACGTACTAGAAGATTTTGATGAAATAGATAAACCTGAAGATTGACCAGAACCTGAACCTTATGTAGATCCTGAAATCTCTGATACCCAAGCTCTGGATATAATACTTAATGGAGAATAAAATGAAAAGAAGTGAAGCTTTAGCGTATAGACATAGGATAGAATCTGCTGCAGAATTACAACCAGATGAACAAGCAGTAGAAAATATAAATTTATTTCCATCTTGAAAAATTGGAATAAATGTTACAATAGGTCAAAGATATAAATATTTAGGTATTTTGTATAAAGTTATACAAGCACATAAAACTCAATCGGATTGAACCCCTGATAAAACTCCTGCATTATTTAAAGTCGTAAGTCTTGAAGAATGACCGGAGTGGGTACAACCAATCGGAGCATCTGATGCTTATATGAAAGGAGATAAGGTTGCACATAATGAAAAACATTGGGAATCGTCTATTGATAATAATGTATGAGAGCCTGGTATTTATGGATGAATCGAAGTTTAAGTTTATATGAACGAACAAAATAAAGAAAGTAAGTAAATAATAAAATTAAAGCCTTCTGTGTAAACAGAGGGCTTTTTTTGTATCATTAGTAATGTCTTACTAATTTTTATATTTTATAAATGATTGAAAATCAATAATTTAACTAATTAAAAAGTATTTATTAGCAACATTAGGCTTCTGCTTGTTTATATACTATCTTTGTATCGTTGATCAACAAATGATAGATATTAATAAAAATTTAAACATTAAAATAAAATGGCAGAAGAAAAAACTTATGTATTTGGCAACGAAGGTAATTCTCTTCCTTTAGCTTATGCCCTTAATAATGGAAATAATGGTTGGGGCCTTGGTGGATGAGGTGGTGCATTGATTGGATTTTTACTTGGTGCTGGCTTCAGCGGTGGCTGGGGTGGCTTTGGAGGTTTTGGTGGCAATGGTGCTGCAGGTATGTTAAACAATGATAATAATACCGATGTAATCCTTCAAGCAATCAATGGTACTGATGCAGATGTTCGTCAATTAGCCACAACTTTCAATTCTGATTTTAATACAATGTCTGCTGCAGTTAATGATGCACGTATGGCTATCGCCAATGTTGCTGCTCAAACTGGAATGACTGGTTTACAGGTTCAGAATGCTATTCTTTCTGGAGATGCATCTATTGTTGCTAAACTTCAGGAATGTTGCTGCGAGAACCGTCTTTTAACTACACAACAGGGTTATGAATCTAGAATTCAAACTATCGAACAAACCAATCAACTTGGTTCACAAGCAGATAGAAATGCTGGTAATATAATCAATGCAATTAATGCTCAAACAATTGCAATGAACGATCAGTTCTGTGCACTTAAAGAGCGTGAATTACAAAATAAAATTGATTCTCTTACAGCACAGAATACAAATCTCAAAGGACAGATTGACAATGCTGCACAAACAGCTGCTGTTGCTGCGATGCTTGCTCCAATTCAGAAAGAAGTTTCTGAAATTAAAGCTGCACAACCTTCAACAGTTTCTGTACAGTATCCTCAACTTACCGCTGTTCCTGCTTATACTCTTTATGGAAATGGATATTATGGATATCCTTACTATGGTTCAGGTTCAATCTGGGCTTAATTGCTTAGGAGGGGCTTGATACTATGGCTACGAGTTTTGTATATAATAGAGTGAATATTAATGGAATTCCATGTCTTGAAAGTAGAAGTATAACTGAAAATACAACATCTGTTGTATTTAATTTTAATGCTTCTCCAGCAGTTTCTCCAAGATTTTCTGGATTAATTGCGATCAAGATTGATCAAACTCCTACAACCACTTCTTTACCAGTTAGTTTCAATGTTCCAAGTATAGCTGGAACAACAATTGCTGTAACTACATTTGGTAATGTAGCTGTTACTGGAGCAGAACTAGAAGAAGGAATTCATTTAGTATTTTATGATAGAGAAAACGGTGTATTACAATTATTAGTTTAATTTATGTTTCAATCAGTAAGACCAAATAGTCCAATTTACATCCTTCATAAAGGCGATAATGCGAGATTGGAAACCGGATATGTTGTAAATCAACCTATTCCAAAACCAAAATATCCAATCCCAAGTAATTTTGGACAACCACAAGAAATGATTGTGGATTTAATTGTTAAAGTTAATGATACTAATGTAAATTATAATTCTTTACCTGCACAAGCAGATATTTCTGATTCGTATAGTAACGGGGAAAGTATTACAATTTCAGATAGTAGAGATGCTATGAACGCTGAAATAGTGAGCTCAAAGCAAAAAAGTATAGACGTAATAAATAGTGTTAGTTATCACAAGTCTCTTATAGAGCAATACGATAAACTCCTATCCGATTTTAATCCAGAAGTTGCAGAAAAACAAGCTCAACAACAAGAAATGGCATCTATGCGTGAAAAGATGGATGAAATGACAAGGACTATGAACTTGCTGATAGAGCAATTTAAAGGAGTAAAGCATGAATAGAATGTGGGAAATTCGTGAGGGTTACGACCATGATTATAGAATGGGACGTAAAGAAAAAACCGTAGAAGAGGCATACGAATGCGGTTATGAAGACGGCTACGAAGCGGCTATGGAAGAGTTAGGAGAACGCGGATCAATGCGTTCTTATAGAATGAGAGATAGTAGAGGTAGATATCGTTAGAGATGAGACTAGATGCAAGAGATAAGTTTCCTTCTGGAATGGAGGAATATCTAAGTGTCTACGGTTGACACTTCTCAAAGAAAATGTGTGATTGAGCAGTTTCTAGAATGTATAAGAAGGACGTAAATGGAAAAAAGAATTTTATTATACCTATGTCTAAGGACGGAGTTGATGAAATCTTAAAACGATATAGTTTAAAAGTGGATAATAAGATTGGATATGACTATGTATTTGCGGCAAATATGTGTATGGCAGATTATATGGGATCTTCTATTGAAGATGAACGACATATGGCATTATTTATCAAAGACTATGTAGACGACCAAGATGGTTATTCAGAACTTCCGTTTACTAGATTTTATGCAGACTGTATTGGATCTGGAACTCCAATAGTTTGAGAGGATATGATATAATGATTAAACAGAATTTCTACCTTGAAGATTGAGACTGATATGTTACGGTTTATTATGCAGTTGATACTTATTATATCGATGATATATTAGGTGAATTAGAAGAAATAGGATGCACAGAAAAGAAATTAGAAGAAATTGCGGAGAGTTTAGTAAAACAACAATATAATACAGGTTTAACATATTCTAATCTGAAAGGTAGATGTTCTGTTATTGTTATTGGGTTAACTTCATCTCCTGCAGAGTTTCAAAATACCTTTGATCACGAAAAAGGACATTTGGCAATGCATATTTGTGAATATGACGGAATTGATCCATTTTCAGAAGAATATCAATATCTTACTGGCGAAATAGGTCAATCAATGTTTCCGATTGCTAAAAATTTTTTATGTGTTCATTGTAGATTAAAATTGAAAGGTGGGGAATAAAAATTCTCCATCTTTTTTTTGTTTTTACAAATTTTTTTATTATATTTGCGGCAAAAGTTAAAAAGTTAGTAAATATGGCACAAATTGTAAAAATACGTCAAAAAAGTCCAGAATTTCCAAAAAAGAAGCGATTTGAGGAACTTCCGAAAAAAGAATTACCTGTGAGACCTTTGAAAATTTCAAAGGCAAACGAAGAAGAACAGAATAATAAAAGAGGCAGAGCTGGAAATGTATGGCCATTTAGCCCAACTCAAAAGGCAAAAGTTATAGAAAATGGCAAAAGAATTTAATAAAAAATTATTACTACTGTCTCTAAAATTTGCTCCATGATGTTTAGCGTTTGGATATTTACTAGAATTGATTCTATCTTGTATTGGTATTTATTCTGTATTTTTAGCTACATTGTTCGGACAATCTGTATTTGCAATTATAATAATTTTATTATTTTCTTTTTCTTTAGGGTACTGTATATGACATAGATTACCTCTATATTTTATTTTTACTGCTAATATTATAAATATAATCGATTTTTATATCGGGATTCCAGTTACAGGAAAATGAATGATATGTATTTATTTATTACTTATAGGAATGTTTATATTGGTTGGATGTTTAATTAAAAATAAGACTCATGTTGAAAAAAGAAACTTTAAAAAGAACTCTACTTAATGTAGTAGATGCAATTGATAATGGAAATACAGATTATACAGAAGATGAAATGAACGAAGTTTTAGATACTATAAATCGAGTTACTAATACTAAGAATAAACTAAGTAAGTATCAAGCTTGTTCTTATTTAAATATTAGTAGAGCTACTTTTGACAATTGAGTTCGAGCTGGTAAAATTCCAGAAGGTAAAAAAGAAGCAGGATTTAAAGAAAAATTTTGAGAATTACGTACACTTAAAGAAATAAAAGATGAACGATAAAAAAATTTTATATTTAATTATATCTGGACTTTTGTTAATTCTATTGATTGTTGGAAATCTTAGATATAATAAAGTTGTAAAAGAACTTAATAAACTAAAATTAGAGAACACTGTAAAAGTGGATTCATTGGTTTATGTTAATCAAGAATATGAAAAACAAATAAGTGTTTATAAATTACAAGTAGAAACATTAGAAGAGGAAATTGACTCTTTAAATAAAATCAAAAGTAAAATTATAACACAAAAAGATAAAGTTGTAGTATCTAAATCTACATCTGAAGGTGTTGAACAATTAAAGAGAAATTTAGAAAGATGAGAAAATTAATTTGTTTACTTTTAATATTTTTACCTTTAATTGGATTTGCTCAGCTTCCAGATAAAGTAAAGCATGTAGAAATAGCATCTGAAGTAGTAGATACTATGATTATGATAAATAAATCGGATCTGGATAAAATCAATACAGCATTTTATAGATTAGAAGTATCCGATTCTTTAAATGTTGTCAATGATAGACTTATTGAAGATTTAACTTTAACATCTGACAAACTTAAAGATATGGTTGAATCTCAAAGAATTATCATAGAAAACAAAGATATATTAATAGAACGAATAAATTCCAATAATCAGGAGGTAGTCTCCGATTTGGAAAAACAATTGAAGAGAGCAAATAGAGGAGTAATATTTTGACAAACTACAACTGGTTTAGGAGTGATTGCAGCAATTTTTCTTGCAATATTCTAAAATATATTTGGAATTTACAAAATTTATTTTTATATTTGCGGAGTTTTAATAAGAAATAATAAGTATTATGGCATTTGAAAACGAAAATTTTAATTCGCTCCTTTCTGATGAGGACGTACATGTGGATGAAGAGATCACCGAGGATGAAGTGATAGAACAAGATCCACTCGGCTTATCTGATTTTGTTAATCAAAACAATTCAGAAGAACACGAAGAAAACAATGAAGAGATAGACAATGATTCAGATCAACACGACTCTGATGATTTTGTTACAGCATATTTAAAACAATACGGTATTTCCGATCCTTCTAAATTACAATTTGAGGGAGAAAACGGAGAGATTGTTGAAAGAGATTTTAACAGTCTTTCTAATGAAGAGAAATTTAACGTATTTAAAGAATTAGCTGATCCTGGTTTTACAGATTATGAAAAACAGGTTGTTGATTATTTAAGAAAAAATAATGCAACCCTTGATGATGTAATTCAGTATTATCAGCAGAAAGCAGTTGAAGACTATTTAAATCAGAATCCAGATCAAGTTCATCAAAGAACGTATTCAATTGATGATTATACGGATGATGAATTGTATTTAGCAGATTTAAAAAATAAATATCCAGAATTCACAGATGAAGAGCTTACTTCAAAGCTTGATTCCGCAAAATTAAACGAGGAACTGTTTACAAAAGAAGTTAATGCAATTAGAACCTCCTTAAGACAGCGTGAAGAAGATGAAATTAAACAACAAGAAGAAATAGAAGCTCAAAGTTTCCAAGAACTTCAAAATAATTTACAAAATGCAATGGCAGATTTCACTGAAATTGTGCTAGATCCTGAAGATAATAGTCAGGATGCATTATCATTGCAAATTGAAGACGCAGATAGAGATGTAATGATGAGATATTTACTCGAAAGAGATAAAGATGGGAAGAGTCAATTAGTACGTGATTTAGAAGATCCTCAAGCTCTCATAGAACTTGCATATTATAGAACTCGTGAAAGAGATAATCTGACCGGGCTTACTCGCTACTGGAAGAAAGTTTTAGCAGACGAAAGAAAAGAAAAGGCAAGTTTACAAAAAGAGCTGGATAAATATAAGAACAAAGAAAATAATTCGTCTGTGGTAACTCAACCTAAATCTCAGAGTAGGAAACCTTCAATGAAGGCTAAAACAGTATTCGATATTTACGGTTAGTTATCTGTATTTAATAATAACAACTAATAATTTTAAAGTATGAGAATATCAGGTTTTACTACTGTTAGACCTAACATGGCTGATACTAGAACTTATGAAGATTTCATGAAATTCCTTAGTGTTAAGCCCGCTAGAATGGGTCTAGTTTCAACGTTGTACGATCAGTACACTATTACACATCTTACCGAAGCACTTCAAAATGTATATACAAAAGGTAAACCAAAGAATGGTTTTAAAGATGTTGATTCTTTTGTTGTAGAATGGAACATTGCTGTTAACCGTATCAAGAGAGTTCCTATCCTTCGCGTTGAAGGTGATGGATGCAACGGTGCAGACATTCTTTTCTATTTCCCTGAGAATTACTATCAGAAGTATGATACATTTATCATTGAGAAGACTCGTGATCTTATCATCGTTTTAAATCGTCCTCAGAGACTTCGCGATAACGAGTTCTTAGTCATTGGTAAGATTAACGATTCAGATTATACTTCCGCTATTGATCCTGCATCACTTGCTGGTGAGATGACAAGATTTGTAACCAACTATATGCCTGAGTTACATGAAGAGGGTTACACCAAATATCAGAGCAACACTGAGAAACATCGTACCTTCATTGCTACACACCGTAATGACATCGATCTTTCTGCAATGTACAAACCTCTTGAGGATGTATTTATTCAGATTGGTGCTGGTAAAGATGGTGGTAAAGATGATCCCGTGTTCACCTTAAAGAAAGCTGAAGAGCAAGTTATCGAGAACTATCTTGAAGCTCGTGATATGGCTCTTGTATGGGGTAAATCTAATGTTGACAAAGATGGCAAACCTAAGATCTATGAACCTGAAACCGGACGTCCTATCGTTTCTGCTGATGGTCTTATTGCTCAACTCGAGCGTTTTGCTACCAAGTTTGTCTTCTCTAAATTAACTGTTGCTTATTTCCAAAAAGCACTTGCAACATTAGTTGCAAAATCTATCAAACCTACTGGTAATTCTTATTTATTCCTTGTTAATACTCGCATGTGGAACGAAGTCAACACCGTTCTTGATCGTTGGCTTGTCGAGCACAAAACCGATGGTGCTGTCCTTTATTCTAAAGCAGCTAATGGTTATGTTGAATTAGGTGCTACCTATCATGCTTATGAGTTTGCAGGAAATAAAGTTATCTTCAAGGTTGAAAGAACCTTTGATGTAGAGTTCCCTACTCGCAACTATGGTGTCATGGTTGACTTAACTGAGGATGGTATCTCTAACAAACCAGCTATGGAAATGTTAACCTTCAAGGGTGGACAATTCATGCACAACTGGATCGTTGGTGTTGGTGGTCGTGATGGACTTAGCTCTGGCGAAGTATCTAGCCGTGTTGCTGGTAGCCATATTGTGGCTTGGGGTTATGCAGGACTTGCTATGTATAATCCTTATCGTTCTGTAATCTTCCTTGGTGAAGACACAGGCAATCCTCTATTCTAGGATTAATATAGAATAAATTTATAGAATAAAGGCCCAGTTTTAGGGCTGGGCCTTTTACATTTTCTTAGATTTGATGTTTTAGATATATAATTGAGAAATAATATGGATAATAAAGTTATAACGATTAGGTCGGTTTATAAAGTAAAAGAATATCATTTTCAACCAACTAAACAACCTAATGGATTAAATTGGCCATGGGTTAAACAGACTAGAGTTGGATTGGATGGGCGTTCTGAAATGGTTTTATCGGATGCAGAAAGAAATGATCCTGAATCTGCATATTTTATTCCGGAGGATTTAGATGTAGTTGTTGTTGATGGAACAACTTTTAATTTGGCCGATAAAAGACAGGCAAATATTTGGAACGCTATTAAAAATCATGATTTATTTGCACCATCTAGAGATGCACGTGATGAAAATGGAGTTCTTTTAATTGATGGCGATGCAAAGAAATATGGTACTGCTGAATTATACATTGACGTACCAGGTGAAGAATCTGAAAGAAGCGTTTCTAGAAAGAAACTTATTATGCAGGCTTTCAGATATGTTGAGGAAGATTCTGTTGACGGAAGACTTACTAAATGTAAGTTACTTGGAAAGAATATGAAATATGCACCTTCTTCTGATGTAGAAGATTACCTATATCAGGTTGCAGAGAAGAGTCCTAATAAGATTATTGATCTTTATACAAATGGAGACACTGCATTACGACTTCTTTTAATTGAAGCTCGAGATAAGAATATAATTCGCAAAAAGAATGGAGTGTTTATGTATGGAGATTCTGTTTTAGGTATGACAGACGATGCTGTAATTTTATTCTTTAAGACTCCTTCTAATAAATCTATTTTTGAAGAAATAAAAAATGCAACTTTCCCCCAATTTGTACAGCCAGTAGATAAACCTGAGACTAAGACATCAAAAACTAAGAATTAAACGTGATAATTAAGATAGCCTATGACACATCTTCAACTATATGACTCAGCCTTAGTTGAGCAAAATAAACACGAGGCTCCTACTTTATTAATAGAAGAGTATAATTATTTAATCAATAAGGCTATCATTCAATATGTAAATTTAACATATGCTAGATTTGATTTGAATCAGCAAACCTCTGACGATTTACGTTGATTACAACGAAGTGTAGAATTAAGTATTTATAAACAAGATAAAGTTATACATCCTAAAGAAGAAGCGAATTATGTAGTTGTTCTTCCTTCGGATTACTTTCATGTATTAAATTGCACTACACATTTCGTAAAAGTTTGTAATGATGATATAAGTAGGAATTGCCCTCCTAAAGAATTAAAAAAGGATTTGGGTGTTTTTTCTCTTTGTCGTAGATTAACCGCAAATCAATTTCCAGCAATTATAAATAACGCCTATTTAAAGCCCAGTTATAAAAATCCATATTTTTATATTAACACATCTATGGAAGCTGGGAAAGTATCTACAAAAATCGGAATAGATAGTATATTAAATCCTTGTCCAAAAGGAGATTGCGAATCTCCTATAGAACATGATGAGATAAAATCATTAGATCCATGTTGTAATAAAGATATTCTTACAGGTAACGAAGGAATATTAATGGAGATTCTTTGTGGAACAAATAAATATTATTCTCCAGATGTTGCTTATGTAGATTACTTGAAAACTCCCGATATTATTAATTTAACATGGGAAGATGTAAATGGCGTTGGAGATACTACGCCTGAATGTGAATTTCCAGATGCTGTTGCCTACGAAATAATAAATATATTTATGAAATTATTATTTGAAAACGCAGGTGACCAAAGATTACAAACGCATTTTGCAATTAATCAGACAGTTGGCGGAATTCCTACGGCGGATAGTAAATAGTTTAATTTTTAATTTTTTAGAAAAATGTTTAATTACACACACGAAGTTATTATTAACAGTAATGTTGGTACACTTGAAGGCAACAAGAGAATTGGTACTTATGATGATATCGCTCTTGGTGTAAAACACCTTGTTATCGAACGCGCAGGTGACTATCGTTCAGATCTTATCTTCCCTCGTGGAGAAGGTGTTGTCTTTAAGACTCCTGGTTATGATGGACAACTTGCAACACTTACTGTAACTGCACCTGCATCTCTTGCAGCTGGTGATGTTTTCCAATTCTCTGTATTTGTAAAACTTCTTGATCCTGCTGCTATTGCAGAGTATGCATATCCTAACTGGGCTTCTTTTGGTAAGCCAGTTGTTGTTGGTTTCACTCACAAAGACGGTGGTGTCTTCGCAGATGAGCTTCTTGCAGCTCTTAAAGATGCTATTCCTTTTAATAACAAATTCATCACTGTTGCTAAGAGTGGTACTTCTGTAGTTCTTACAGCTTCTATGTTTGGAATGGAATTCGAAGGTGCCAAACTTGAGAAACTTATCGAAGGTGCTTGCGATGGTTGCGCATTTGACAGATACGAATTAGTTGCTGACGATTATGCTACCACTGAAACAAAAGTTCCTTTCGGAACTGGAGACAAACTTGTAGAGAACTATCGTTTCCCTACTTATGGCAACAGACGTTATGCTGCTCTCAATTCTGATGAAATGCCTATTCCTGGTGCAATCTATACGATGTATTCTTTCGCATATGATTCTCCTCGTCCTGGTTTCGGTGGCCTTTCTGGTGTTGGTCAGAAGATTGATGCTGTTACTCGTCACATTTACTGGGTTAAGAGTGATGTTGTTGCTGATTTCGATGCAGCTCTTGCAGAATGCGAAATCACTCCTACAGAACCTGAATAGTATTTAGATAAAAATAAAATCATAAGGAGCGGGTGGAGCTTTTCCGCTCGCTCTTTTTTAATTTAAAAGTCATGGATATTAACAAATTAGCATCCGCTGTACTTAATGATATCAATGCTGGACTTTCAAATGCAAATGCAAATCCAAATATATCTATAGAACAGCTTGAAGATGAAATCATTGAACTACGAGAGGCTATCATTAAAGAATGGTATCTTAAAGGTTTATTAAAACCTCATGACTTAATGCTAGCACTTAACTGTATAGAAGTTGATTGTAAAGATCCGGCTAAATGTTGTGTTACATCATCTGGAAAATCAGAAATGCATTTTGAAATTCCTATTCTAATGAATGATTTAGGAGATGATGCAATAGAATGAATTGGTACCGTTGATAAAGAAATAAGATACGATGTACATTATTCGTTAGACGGACTAAAATATCGTAAATATAAAAAACGTGGAGCCAATAAACCATACATTTATATAGAAAAGGCTCCCAATCAAAACGGAATGTATGACGGATGGATATTTAATGCACCATTCGTAAAATATATATCAATTATTGCAGTATTTAGAGATCCACGACAATTAGAACAATTTAATTGTTGTGATCCACATGAGTTCCTAGAACTAGGTTCTGTTACCAATGAAATTAAAAGAAGACTTGTTGAACAAAAACTCAGATATTATAGAGGTCCAACTTCTCAAGTTTTACCTAATACACAAACTCCTAGATAATGTTAAATAATTTTAATGCTGCATATAGTTTAGCAGAATCCTTATATGGAGTATCTGCTTCAGAAGATGATTTTGAAGATATCGCACTAGAAGGATGAAGTAGAATTGGAAATAAACATACAAGATTGTATAGATATATTGGAAATGTTGTAGATGGAAAGTTAAATCTACCTTGTAATGTAGATTTAATAGAGTCTGTACATGTTCCTGTACCAGATGCTCAAATGACAAGTAATGTGTCAGATTGACTTCCAATAGATTCTCTTTGGACAGAAGGCTATATCGATTTTAGAAAGTGAGATGAAGATCCATACTGGACTAGAGGTAAATATGTAAAATACGACGAAGGTAATGGAGTATTATATTTTTCTCACGATTACAAACATGTAATGGTTGTTTATCACGGTATTTTAATGGATGATGAAAATCAATTACCATTACTAAATGATAAAGAATTGGCCGCTGTTGCAGCATGGGTCGCATATATGACACTTTATAAAGAAGGCATAAAAAAACGTGATGGAAATATTATAAAACTTGCTCAAGTAATACAACAGGACTGGCTAAGATTGTGCAATGCTGCTAGAATTCCAGAACATTTTACTCAAAACGATATGGACAGAATCTTAGATGTTAAGGTAAGATGAGATAGGAAACAGTATGGCAAGAGTTTAAAACCAATATTATAATGTGATACTATACTGGATTTTGTTTTACTTCTCGAGACTTATTTGAAAATTGAAATTATAAATCGCTTGGAATTGGACCAAAAATATACAGAGATATATATCATTGCGAATGCCCTGTTGAATTTTTGGCCAAAATATTTCTTTATTACATGTTTTTTGTATTATTAGATATAATCGAAAACAATGTGACTTTTATCCTTCCATTAAAAGGAAATAGACATGCGATGATACATGTAAAGGTATTTGATGGTGATTTGTTTCAAAGACTATATTCCAGAGGTAAATTTATGGGAATTGATTTTCTTAGCTCTTTATTTAAAGGGTATCAATTATATTTTTCGTATAATTATCGTGGAGGAGATCGAGAAAAACCAATATATATAAATGATAAGATGAAACAACTGTTTTACAGTTATATAAATAATGGAAAAATGTATTATTAATGGAATTAGCTACTTGTGAAAAGTATTATGATAAAATCCTTAAGAAATTTCCAGAATTATCGAAGAAACAAATTGATAAAATTATAAAACACGGACTTTCTTCATTATATATGCTAAATCTGTATGGAGGAGACGTTCTATTAAAACATCCAAAATATACTATGTATTTTGGAAAATTATTCAATAACACGTTACTGTTTTTGAAATATTCAAGACTTAAATGAAAAATAAAATTAAGGATTAAGTATCGTAGAGCAAAAACTAAATATTCAGGATACTATTATTTTGGGTTAAGCGATTCTGTATTTAACGATTTTAATTTTATTTATAGTAAAAAACGACGTAATATTTATTTTGAAAAAATAGTTTTTTATAAAATTTTAGAGGAATGTGAAGCTGATAGAAGATTAAAACATTTCTTTAGAATTAAATATCCAGAAGATTGTGGTTTTACTATGTTTAAAAAAGATTACACAGTTAAATATGCAGAATATATTTATAAAAGAAATTCAAATGGAGAAATCGAACCTGTAAGTTATGAAAGAAACCGCGACAAATGTGTGAAAAGACGGGTTAAATAAAGATTTAAACCCGATGAATACTCCAAATACAGTACTTACAGATAACTTAAACGGAACGTTTATTACTTATAATGGTAATGAATTATCTTTACAAAATGATATGGGTAATATTCAAACAACTTGGTTATCTGATGGATTCTATCCAATCGGATTAACTGAATTTGGAGATATTATTTATATTGTATCAATAAACGAAGATGGTAAATTTGAAATTGGATCATTTCCATCGTTAAGTCCAAGTGGAGACAATTTTTATGAAGACAAACCTTTTGAATATGTATATAGACCACTTTTCAATTTGAAAAAAGATGAAAATCTAGATACATTCTCAACAAATGCGATAAACGGATACGATAAAGAACATCCTGTATCTATAGAAGTTCAACCTTCATACGATGGATCTGTAAATTTAATTTTGACAGATGATAAAAATCCACCAAGAATTATTAATTCTGGATTTGCTGTTATAGGCGATGGAAATGGTAGATTTATTCATAGAAACCAAGATGTAGAAACAAATATATATAATGAAGACACTGTAGAACAAACTACAAGACTTATAAGTAATAGTACTGTTTTTCCTAAACTTGATTTAGAAGATGTATCACAAGGTGGGCAATTAAAAGGTGGTAATTATACATTTTATATAAAATTTGGAGATGATGACGGAAATAAAACAGATATTGTTTGTGAATCCGGCATAGTTAGTGTATTTAAAGGAACTCCAAATAGTCCTACTACAATATCAGGCGCTTTTGCAAATGAACTTACTGATAAACTTATAAAGTTAAAGTTATCAAACATAGATTATAGATATTCTAGAATTTATGTATATTACACACGAGAGTATTGCGATTTAAATGGATATCGATTAGTTGAATGTAAAGAACTCATTGAACCTTATAAGATAAGTGCATCAAAAACATCAACATATTCTAATGCTGAAGAAAATCGATATCAATTAATAACTATATCTGGAGTTGAAGCAGAAAATAGTATTTCCATAGAAGAATTGAATATAATGTATCATTCTGTTGCTGCTGTTAAAACTGAAGCACAACAGCAAAATATGTTATTCTTAGGAAATATTGAAACGGCTGAAATCAATAATCCAGAGTTACAAAACTTAAGTTATAATATTATTGCTTCTATTTCTCAATCTGAGCCTATTGGAAGTGTAAATGTATGAAATTATACTTCAGATGGAGATAAATGTGAATATTATAATCCTAAAAATATTTATTATAAATTAGGTTATTGACCAGATGAACTTTATAGATTTGGTATCGTTTATATTAAATCTGATGGTAGTTTAACACAAGTTTTTAATTTAAAAGGATGCGAATTTGCAAAACCTAATCCAAACGATCCTGTTGAAACTAATGTTAGCGAAGGACACATGTCTCCAGAAATAGCTGAAGGCGAAACGAGAATTCAAAATCTTAATAACGACGGAGTATTTTTAACTAATACTACTAAATTAGATAATATTTATGGTGTGTTTAAAACTCCCGACGTAAACATATTAGAAGCAAACGATGTAAAGCCAATGTATTTTTCTTTTGAGATTCCTTCAGAAACAATTGAAAAGTTAAAAACATTAGATATTGTTGGATATTTTATTGTAAGGCAGAAAAGAATACCTATTACAATATGTCAAGGATTTGGTGTTGGAATTGATCAAAATACGTTTATTCCAATGCTTCAATATGAAAACAAATTTGTAACAGAAAGTTTTATTACTAAGAATGCTATCGGTGAAGACGGAGGAAGGCAGTTAAAATATACTCCAATAAATATAAATGGAGATGTTGTTACAAATTTATCAGATGATGTAGAATATCAAATTTATTTGTATCATTATCAATGATGACCAAGCTTTATAGGAAGAAAGCGTCAAGTTGTAGAGGTTATTGGACCAAAAGGTCAAAATCCTGATTCTGTATTGTATTCTTCTGAATCTAGAATTGGTAATTGGGAAGATACAGATGTTGTAAACGCTTGTAAAGATGAATGTATCCAATGATGCTTAAGCAATGGAGTTGCATTAACTAGCACATCATTAAAAACAAATAAAAACGTTAATACAAAATTAACAAAAACTAAAGTAAATGATGATGAAGCGACAGCTACATATGAACTCAGAGAAAGAGAAATAGATCAAAGTCAAGCACTTGGTCAAGGTCTTCTTTCAGTTGATGTAATGACTAATCCCCAACTTCAATCTATTTTATGTGGTTCAGAGTTTACAATTGATCCTATTAATAAATGTGATTTACAAAGAAATAGTCAAATGTTTATTGCAACTGGATATGAAACAACTAATTTAGAAAGTTCTACATCTAAATTAATTTATATTCCAGAAGAAACTCCTCTTAAATATATAGATAATGTTGGATTTTCAACACAAGTTGGAGATGGAATAAATGTAAACGCTTTTGGATTTCTTGTTGATAACTCCAATATTAATTACTACGCAGAAGATAACATTGTAAGAGGAAAATATACTCCATTTATTGGAACTATCTCTGATACTAAAGAACACGGAGTACAACCAAATTATTTATATAATATTCGTAACAAACACGATGACAATTTTAGAAACGATATAATTGTAAGAGTAAACAATTATGCAGAATATTATGCAGTATCTGATAGACATCCATTAGAAGAATCAAATATAGAGGTTTATAGAGGGGATTGTTTCACTAACACAGTAACAGTTAGAATGTTACGTAATTTTATTGATTCTACCGCTCCTATTGCAGATAAGATAGTAAAAGAAGATTGTTGAAGAAAATATTATAGGGGATATAATAATGTAGCATATGGCGAAATTCCAGAAGGAGAAGAAAATGATTACACACAATGAGATGAAATCAATCTTACTGATTTAAATACCGTATCGTTAGGTCATTGAGTTACGTTTAAATGCTTATCAAATTCTAATCTCGGACTTCGCTCAGAAGACACATTTAACACTTCTGAGATGGCATTGATGGGAACAGCTAGAAGTTTTTACCCTTTAATTGGTGCATCTACCGCAACTAAATTAGAAGATTCGCATCTTTTAAATGATGGTTACAATGCCACTGTAGGTAGAAAACGTAATACAATTAAACAAGACACTCCATTTGATAAAAATGAATTTTCAACAAGAATTATGTTCAGTAATGTAAGTGTTAATGATTCGTTTACAAACGGATATCGTGTTTTTCAGGGAGCATCTTATCACGATTATACAAAACAATATGGAGCTATTGTTAAATTAGTTTCTTGAGGTAATAATTTATTCTGTGTGTTTGAACATGGATTGGCTATGATCCCTATAAATGAAAAGGCGTTAATGCAAACTACTACAGAACAAACAATTCATATTTACGGGCATGGTGTTCTTCCAGAACAATTGTCTATTATATCTCAAGATTATGGTTCTATGTGGCAGGATTCTATAATTAGAACCCCTATTGGAATTTATGGCGTTGATACTTCTGCAAAGAAAATTTGAAGATATACAGATAAGAACGGATTAGAAATGTTATCTGATTTAAAACTTCAACGTTTCTTAAATGATAATATTAATTTAGGATTGACTCGAGATGTTTGTCTTGGTGTAACAAATGTTAAATCTCATTATAATAATTACAAAGGTGATATAATGTTTACATTCTATCATACAAATGAGAGTGATTCAAAAGAATGAAATCTTTGCTATAATGAAAGACAAGCATTGTGAGTAACTAGATATAGTTGAGTTCCATTGTTTTCTGGAAATATCAATAATACATTTTATTCAATTCCATTACATCCATATAATGAATTTGGAATTTATAGACATGGTAGAACAGGAATAGATACACAATTTATTCCAAATTATTGATATAATAAACATTATCCATTTGAATTCGAATTTGTAGTAAATACACCTCAAGGTTTACATAAAATTTTTGAAAACTTAGTTATTATTTCAAATAATGTTCAACCTACAGAAATAGAATTTGAATTTATAGGTGATGACTATTTATTTAATAAAGCAAGAATATATCACGATAATTATGAGATTTATGGAAAATATGGAAAAGATATTCCGTATAGAAAACAACCAGATCTATTCTCTAAAGATAATTTTGATATAACTAATTTTAAACCAATGTTTTATAACGCAGGTGTAAATTATGATGCTGTATTAGATGAATATACATTACTTATAAAACAAATCTGCAAGAACGTTGAAACATATGGAAGAAGACGAGGTAATATACAATATAAAGAGGATTATTGATATACAAATATAGAACCATTGAGATATAACGCTAATTTGAAAGATCCAGATGTTAAAATCTTTAAAGAATCGGATGAATTTGTATCCGCTAAACTTAGAGATAAATGGATTAAAATTAGATTACGTTATTATAATGGCCCCAATATTCCTAATAGATTAGCCATAATTAATGGCGTTACAACATTTGAAAATATAAGTTATAGTTAGTTATGGCAGATCCTAATTTAAATAATGGAAAATATAGAGTAGATGGCCCTCCTGCAATAGTTACTGCTCAAAAGAAAAACATGCCACCTTTAATTAGTACAGCTGTAGCACAAATTGCACCTGGTTTAGCAGGTGAAGCCGATTATAGAGCAGGACAACAAAAACAAGCGAAACAAAATACATCTAATAATTGATTTAATTTGTTACAGGGAGGTTTAAATAATTATTCCAATATTATAAGTCCGATTGCTCAAGGGATAAATACCATTTCTCCAGCTTTTACACAAATGAATGATACAGTATCTGCTCAATCACTTGGAATCAGAGATAGTATTTCTTCTGCTGCAATTAATTCTGGAAATCCAATAGCTATGGCAATAGGCGCTGCAACTAAAGTTGTAGATGCTATTGGTGATGCTACAGGATTTCATATTGACGATCTCGATAAAGATGCAAGTAGTCGAGCTGGTGTTTCTGGTGGTGCAAGATTTCTTAATAATGCGATGAATGCAATCCCTGGTAATAGTCTGGTTATGGCAGCATTTTCTCCAGGAAAAACAAATAAAGCGCAGGGTCTTAATGCAGAAGGCGAATCTGTATTAGCAGGATATTCTGGTGTACAAAAAGATATTGATGCAGCTAATAAGATAAGTGGGAAACGTACTTTATTTGGAATTGGAAGAAATAAGATGAATCAGTTTATTGATGAATCTAACGATAATGTTGATGTAGTAAACGAGATAGGAAGAACAAATAGTCTTCGTAAACAATCCGATTATGGAAGAGATATTGCTCAACAGAATTTAAATCGTTACGCTGGAACTAATTATCAAATGTATGCTGTTGGAAAGAACGGAATGAAAATCCTATCTAAAAAGGAATTACAGAAAATATTAGAAGCAAGAAAATTACAGAAAGGTGGAGTAATTGGAACAGATACAAATCTATTACCTGAAGGAGCTCTTCATGCAAGATTACACCATTTAAATGATGTAAATCCTGATTTAGAAGATGTTACTCGTAAAGGTATTCCTGTAGTAGACGCTAATGGAGAACAAGTAGCTGAAATTGAAAAAGAAGAATTAATTCTTCGTTTAGAACTTACAAAAAAGATTGAAGAATTAATGAAAGATGGATCTGAAGAAGCAATGATAGAAGCTGGAAAACTTCTTGTAAGTGAGATTCTTGAAAATACTCAAGATAATACTGGACAATTAGCTGAGGAGGTATAATATGGATAATAAATCAATAAATGCAATTTTATTAAGTCTTCTTCAAGATTTAAAAGAAGATCCTTCAAGTAAAGGCGGCTCTACTGCAGCTATTGCTATGGCAGATATCAAGTCAGACGGTTTACAAAAATCCGATTTAGAAAACATTGCTGCTAATTCGGTAATCGATCAAGTTGGTAATCCTATTCAAAAGATATTATATGTTTTACAAAGCCATCCAGAGATTGTTGAAGAGCTATCTAAATGAGCAGGAGGAGATATTATGCAGTTAATTAATTCTGGAAGGATTGATCTTATAATTGAAATGATTGAAGATTATCTATCAGAAAACGGAATTAAAACTTTTGGAGAAGGTGGCCAATTTGAAGCAGATCTTGACATTGTTCCAGTAACTATTGGAAATAAAACATATAAACTTTTATATCTATATTCAGAAGAAGAAAAAGAAACCGGACTTAAAAATGTAGATGATATGGATTCTGATGAAGGTGCAATATTTGATTATTCGGATAATCCTCAGAATCATCTAGCATTTTGAATGAAAGATACAACAATTGCTTTAAGAATACTTTTTATAAATAAAGATGGAGTTGTTATTTCAGCACATAACGGAGAACCGCTCTCTGAAAAACTTATAAAAGAAGAATCAGAACCTATTTACTGGGTTATAGAGTTAAATCAATCAGAGCAAATACCACAAGGTACTTATACTAATCTTGCTTTACATGATGAACCAGACGCAGAACCTGAAGAAGAGGAGGATGATTTTGATGAAAAACAACATCCTGAATTAAAGGTTAATAAATTATATATTTATGGTTCTAATGGAGAAGTACAAGGTGAAATAGAATCTGGTTGTAGAATATTTAGTCGCAAGAGTACGGAAGTAATCTTAAGAAAAGCAAAGAAAGCGGCTATATCTCAATTAGATAAAGATTATAAAGCATTAGGACGTTACGTGTTTAATGAAATAAAGGCACAAGACAATCGTCCGGCAGAATATGTATAGAAAAACAAAAAGCCCCCTGGTTTAACACCAGAGGGCATATATAGAACTGAGTTGGGTCAATACTTTTTAATATAGTACCTAATTCGGTCGTACATATTCTTTTTCCAATCGTTCTGGATACAAATATAAGTATAATTTTTTAAAATTCCAAATAAATTTATAGAAATAAAATTTGTTTATTTGAAATATTTTTAGTATATTTGCGGTTGATTGATACGAAAATAAGAGATTCATACATATTAACAATTTAAAACAAAATTTTATATGAAACTTCGTAAATTACAAATGGGTGGCCCAGTAGAGGCTCCAGAAGCAGGTGCACCAGTCGAAGCTGCACCAGTTGAAGGTGGAATGCCAGCACAAGAAGGACAAGATCCTCTTATGGCAATTGCTGAAATGTTTATGCAAGGTTTACAAGCACAAGATTGCTCAATGCTAGCACAAGGTGCACAAATGTTCCTAGAACTTCTTCAACAAGCACAAGGCGCACAAGCACAACCTGTTTTTGGTAAGGGTGGTAAGATCACTTCTTACAGAATGGTTAGAAAATAATTTAAGATTTAGAAAACTTGACTCGGGATTTGGGACACAAGTCCCGAGTTATTTATATTATAGTACATGAGTCAAGTTATAACAAAATTACAATCAGGTGGTTCTTTAACCATTGATGGAATCAAATATAAAGCAACACCAGAATTCATCAATGCATTAACAACACACTTAAGAAATACTGCTGGAACAGATGCTCAAACTCTTGCTGGTTTAAGTAATGCTCTACAAGATGGACAGGATTTACGATATGATAGTGCTGCTAATACTATTTCTGGAATGTATGGTGATTGAAGTGGAATTACTGATCGGCAAAATAATTTACGTGGTGCTAATTCTAGTAGATGAAGAAAATGGTGAGAAGCACAATTTGATACAGATGCACATCGTTTTAGAAATGCACTTTCTGCTATAGGATCCTTTCATTATCAAGTTCCTAAAGCAACTGAAGAAACTCCTACTAATCTAAAAGATATTTATGGAGATACAGCATGATTTGATTATATAGATAAAGACGGAACTAAAGTTTGATCAGAAAATTCTGCAAAAAATGCAGGTCTGATGCAACGTTTAGATGATATGACCGCTTATTTAAGTGATCCTGAAGCTGGAAAGAAAATATACAAACTTGCTTCACAATATACGCCGGAACACATGTCAGCTTTACAAGGTTTATATAATCAAAGTAAAGATCGTTGAGCAGATACACTTGATCAAATTAAAACTAGAGCAAAAAACAACCAACTAGGAGAAGACGATATTAAATTTTTAAATAATTTCTTTATTGCTAAACCTGATACTAGTGATAGTGACAGTGTTGATGCATCTGGACTAACAGCATCGGATAGACTTAAATGAAATAATGCAGGACATGGAGGACTTGCTGATCTTTTAGGAAGTAGAGCTCATATAAACGATGATGGTTCTATATCTTTAAATGATGGTGAATCTTGAGGATGAAATCTTGGAGATTTAGAAGGAAGGAATATTTGGTTTAATGATGACTTTTATAACAGTCGTTATGGTGCAGATGGATCATTTGATCCTTATAGAAATTATACCCTTTATAATAATCGCTTATATGCATTAGATAATCCTACATTAGCGAGAATATTAAATGCAGATGGAGGGTTTAATTCCATGATGAAATCAGGTAATTGAACTGGTGCAGATAATCAAATTTTAACCCGCTTCACAGATCTTGCTCGGGAAAATCCAATTTATTTAAATCCAGATCAATATTCTACATTCCTTTCCGCAAACCCAAATTATCGTTTTTCTGATTTAACTGGACTTGCTACTACTAATGGAATGACTGACGACCAACAATTAATTCAATATGTAAATCTTGGCGACGATTCATTAGAAGGCCCTTATCGTAGATATAATTATAAGTACGCTCTTTTAAATAATCGAGGTGGTTTAGAAAGAGAATTAACTCCTGAAGAAGTTATTCAATTAGAAAATGGACAAGCAAGAGAAACTGGTTTAAATACATATAAGCGTACTGTTGGCAAAAATAATGGTGCATACAATAATAGATATTATGAAGATCTTTTTGATAAGAATAAACAAGCTACTGGATTTAGATTTTATAGAAGTATAGAAAATCCGGACGAAGATGTGATTCTTCATATGCCTCAGATTTATGCAAACGGAACAGACAATCAAGATATTGTTCTTCCAAAAGAGATTGCCCAAATACTCATGAACAATATAAAACAAAATGGAGAAAATAGTTGATTGTCTCGTGTTATAGGTAATGCACAAAATAAGAAGAATTTCATGACTGCGCTATCTACATTAGTTCAGTCTGGATTTAGACAAGGTGATAATGAATTTTGAAACTTTAGCAGTTTATCTAATCAATTCAGAAAAATGGGCTTTTCTGAAGAGGAAATTAAACAACTTGTAGAAGCTATTAAAAATAATAGAAAAGGATCTAGAATTGATCGTAGAAATAATATGCTTGTAAACGCTCCACAATTTGAGAAAAACGGTGGTGTATTAAAAGATCAAAAAGGTGGTATTGCGGGAGGTGCTAAAACTGCAACTGGTGTTACAGAAAGAATAGTAAATACTACGAATACAAATCCTAAAAATGCAGCTAGTGTTGCAGAAATTGGAGGTAAAAATTGAACTGATGCTGATACAGCTGATATGGTAGCACTTGCAGCAGATTTAGGTTCTCTTACTACTGCTTTTATTCCAGGTGCTAATATTGCATCAGTTGCTACTGGTGCAACAGGTTCTACTGCTAGATTATATGCCGATTTAAGTAGAGGAACAAAGGGCGCTATTCCTAATTATTTATTAAATCTTGGAATGGATGCTACAATGTTACTACCTGTACTTGGTGGTATGGGTAAACTTGCTAGAATTCCAAAAGCTGTCAAAAACGCATTACCTACAATTATCAAAGCTGCATCTGTTTATGGTCTTGGTGCTGGAGTTGTAGAAACCGCAAAGAAAATTGCTTCTGGACAAAAGTTTACAACTCGTGATGTTGATATGCTTGTAAATGCTATTACTGCTGGTGTTGGAATCGGAAAATCTGGTGGATTTGGAAGAAGTACAAAGACAACTAAGACAAAGGCATATTCAGAAAACTTTAAGATTGGGGATTCAGATATTACACTTGATGATGCAGCAATTAAAAAGGTTTTATCTGCTTCCGATCAACCTAAAGCCTTACGTGAAGCTATAAAAGCAAAGGCACCTAACGCATCTGATAAAGATATTGCAGCTGCTGCAGAATCCTTACTTAAACAAAAGAAAACAATTTGACAACAAATACGTGGTAAGGATGGAGATATTGTAGTAAATGTAAAGAAAAAAACAAACACGAATACAACTACTGAGCAAGCGAACGGTAATAAATGACACGATTGATGGTATGGTGTTGGAGATAAACAAAGTACGTATAATGCACAGTTACGAGGAGAAAGACCAACTCGAACTACAACAAAAGCTTACGAATTAACTAGAACGGATACTGACGTTTATCCAACAAAACCTAGGGTATTTAGAACAAAAGGACAAGTTGTTAGTAGAGAGATACCTTTATCTGAATTCAAAGGCCGACAATTTAGTCAGGAGATGCTTCCTGGAGGTTTTACAGAGTTAAATGGTCCAGGAATGATACAAAATCCAGGTCGTGCAAATTATACTGCTTATACTTCGAGAACCGCTACTACTGCTGTACCAAGGCAAGGTATAGCATTACCACAGCCAATTATTCCATTAAAGCTTCTTGGATATGAAGATCAACAACCTTCTGGTGCAGTTATGCAACCTTTATTTAAGAAAGGTGGTAAGATAGAAAAAGGACAATCTGGATTAAAGTTTAATGGACCTATTTTAAATCCAGATTTATCTACCGGATTTAAGTTTAAAACAGATCCTTTATATACGGTTCCTACTGGAAATACAACGACATTTATACCATCTTCACCAACTTCATTAAATAGTTCTACAACAAGTTTCAAAGTTACAAATCCTATGACAGGACGACCTGTTCAGTCAACTGTTAAAACTACAGGAACAGAATCAATTCAAGGTACAGAATCTGAAGGAAAACAAAATCCTTATATTCAAGGTACATTCTCTGAACAAAAATGAAATCCTGATTTAAATGTTCCTATGAATTGAGCTCGCTCATTATATGCAATGAAGCAGAGTGATAAGCAATTAGAGAATTTCTTAAATCGTCCTCATTATCAGATGCAAGATGCTTTATTGAATACTCCAAGATTTATTTCTAGTGGTAGAGGTGAGGCATATAGAGCGTTGGCAAATCAGGCGAGAATGTCTAAACCAGTAACGTCTGATGCTATGCAAAACGATTTAATGCAACGTCAGCGTCAACAAGATGCATTTAATTATGAAATGCAAGGTACACTTGCGGATTCTGAAGAATTTGGCAAATATTTAGCTGGATTACAAGATTTCTGGAACAATGAACAGTTGAGACATGTTAATGTAGCTAATCAAAATGGACAGCTTCGTTGGCAACACGGTATTGAAGACGTTCAGGCAAAGAATGCTAATATTGCTGAAAAATCTAAATTCTTTGATCAAGCTGCATACGCTACCCAAGATTGATATAATCGTAATTGGCAAATGAGAAATCAATTAGAAGCGGCTAAAGCGTATAATAAAGATCTTGGTGCATTAGATGAATGGTATCGCACAGAAATGGATAACTTTAATCGTCTATATAAAGACGATCCAAATAGTGAAAATGCACAGAGAGCTCTTGCAACAATTAAATCACAACTTGCATTAAAGCAACAAGGTTTAGGTTATTCAGGTTTATATGCTCAGTTATCTCCAATGTTTAAAAGAGGTATTCTGAAGACAGGTGGTAAAGTTTCTTCCGAAGGCAAACGTTCTGCTGTAACATATTCAAGAGATCCATATCCTGAATTATTATTACAAAATACAAAAGACTCTGCACAAGCAGTTAAACAGCTGAATGATGCGATTATTAAACTGTTATTACAAACAAAACCAATAAATGTACATTAAAAGGAAGTATCAAGTGGGGGGTGTGGTATACACCCCCTATCTTCCTGCTCAAGCCGGTTCTCTTCAAGAGAGTACTTCTACTACTTCTGGTGGAACCGCTTCATCGGGAAGTTCGCCAGAAAAGATTTCTGGTACAATGAAAAAAGAAATAATTGATTTACTTAAAGAAAACGGAATGCCTAGTGATGTAAGTACTTTATTAAAAGCTGCAAATACATTTTTAACTAAAGCACAATCTTTAAGTAATTACAGTATTTTTGGAGGAGAAGAGGATGATTATGATTTATCGGATTTAATGAAAGTTCAGCAACTTGTAAATGATGTTAAGTACAATAATAACTTACGGGATAAAGCTGTTCAACAAATGACATCTGAAGCTGCAGGTTCAGAAGTAGCCATTACTAGTACTGGATTAATGTATGCACTTAACGAAGATGGAAATATTGTTAGAATAAAACCGAATGATTATGATTCTGAAAAATATCGAATTTTAACAAATGATGAACTTCTCTATTATAGAGAACATGAAGATGGCTTAGCTTTTGATACTAGTATTTTAAACGATCTTCAAAATACTATCGGTATGAAATCAATTACGGATTATCTTCGTACTAGTATAAAAGCTTTTGGTACAGATGAATTAGGTGGTTATACAACTAAAGATGATTCTGTTAATAGAGGTCTTGCTTTATTAAATCAAGCTGGTCCCGATGGATATTATAAATTTAAAACTGAAGATCAGTTGCGTGATGTTAATGCTGCTATAAACTTTTTATACGAAGGAATGACACCTAATGCTAGAAATTTATTAATTGCTAAAACTGCAGCTGAAGGTGGAGATCCAAAAAATGAAAAGGATGTTACAAGACTAATCTTACAAGCATTATATCATTATCCAAGTTATTCCAAAACAGTTGATTTTGATAAAACTGCAACAGAATATGATCCATATACTACTGGAAAGAAAGGTGGAAGTTCTACAGAACAATTAACTCAAGGTACACTTCCAGACGAAATAAACAGAGGTCATTTACAACAAACTACAGCTTATATAAGTCCTATTGCACAACGTGTAGCAGATACAGCTCAAATGGCGATTGCTGCGTGAAATGCAGGACCTTTATCAGATGATGATAAAAACGGACTTACTAGAAACAATCTTGAAGTATTACTTCCGAAAGTATTTGGTTTGCGAGGAGCCAATCTTGGACAAATTACATTTGGAAATCAAGTAATTAATCCAAATCAGAAGAGTGCTATTGTATGAGATGGTAGTAGTCAATTAACCCGTGTAGCATTACCAAAAAAGATTTCAGATAATGGTTATACTACTCCAGATTTTTCAGCACTTGTTAAATTTAACGAAGTACAAAGATATATTAAAGATCATCCTGGTATTACACAATTAGAAATACGTGATAAACTCGGATCTATTTCAGATGATGTAATCATAACTGAAAATAATACTTTACAGTTTAAACCAGAAAAAATGGGATTTTTCATGTCTTTTGCTGGATATGCAAATAGAGATTTAATCAAAATTGAAGAACAATCAAAACCATTCTTAGAACATTTATCTAGAATGGAAGCTGGTGCAGTGAAAGATGAATATAATAAATTAGTGCAATACGGAAAACTTGATCCAACAAAGAAAGAGACAAAATCTCATAATTACGGTGATGCAAAGAAAAATGATTTTTATTATGGAAACGTATATGTTCCTATTTTAGATGAAACACAGGGCTTCCTAATGTCTAATGATCAGTTCTACGGTAAAGAAACATTTAGAAACGTTCCAGAAAAAGCATATTTAAGTCATATTGTACAATCCAATATAATGCAAGATCAATTTATAACTAATTTTGATTCCTAATATGGCAAATAAAAAGAATGATATGTTTGCGGTAATGCTGAATCAACCTAATGCTACATATGAAGATATGTTATTACATGGTGTTACAGCAGATAATACCGGTTTAAAAGATGCAGATTATTATAAAAATTTAGATGCGGTAAAAAATAATGATTTATTTAAAAACGATTTAGGTAATTTTGATGAATCTAAATTTCAAAATTTTTATGATAGCGTATCTAATTCATATAATAAATTTTCAAACGATGATTATGAAAAACATTTGATTGAAAGTTTGGATAAAGATCCTTTAGATTGAACACAACCTTTTAAATCAAATGTAAAGGATGTCACCGCTATCATTTATCGTGGTAGTGGTGATTTTGGACGTAGAGCAAAAGGAATCACGGGAATTGGATCAATTGGTGCTCCTGTATTTAGTATGAGAGAGATCGCTCAAGATAGTGAAGCGCAGGATGAAAATGGAAACGGATTAGGATGAACTCCTAACAATCATGGATTTTTTAAATCTATTTTTGCTCCAACAATGGTTCTTGCCACATATGATGAAGACGGTGTGCATCAAGAAAATGGAAGAACTGTACAACATAGAAAAGGTGATTTTAAATTAAATGAAAATGGAGATCCTTTTTATGAAAAACTTGGCAATAGAGATCCTTATGGGAAAGAAGTTCTTAGAGTTTCCGATACACTTACTGTAGATGGAACGCCTATTAATAAATGAGATTTTTTCGATAGTGATGGTTTAGATAAAAGTATTGGAAAAACTATATTACAAACAGCAGCTTATGTAGCACCGTTATTAATTCCAGGAATGAGTAGTATTTGAGGTACTATTGGAATGGTTGGGGGATTAACTGCTGCAATGCCAACTTTATTAAAAGGTATAAATGGAATTCTCGGTTCTAATGATAGTCCTTATGGAAGAGCTCTGACCAGTGCTGAAGGTTGGCTTGAAAGATGGAGTCCAACACAGTCTGATAAAGGAAAAGAAAAGTTTTTATCATGGGAGAATCTAGGAGAAATTATTCGTTCTAGTTCAATGCAACTTTTCTCGCAACGTCAAGTTGCAAATTTATCTCAGCATCTTCTAAGAAGTGGAGATACAATGCTTGATTCTAAATGAGGGCAAAGATTATCTTTGGCTTATATGGCGTTAACTTCTTCTACTGATAGTTACAGTAGTTTTAAAGAAGCAGGAGCAAGTGACGCTGTTGCTGGAATAGGAATGCTTGGTACGATGGCAGGTTTATATAGTCTAATGAATATGGATTACTTTAAAGATGCACTCTTTAAAGGAACTTGACTAGATGAATCAGAAGTAAACAATATTATAAAAAATTATTCAAAAGATAATATTGAAAGACTGGCACAAGCAGAAACTGGAAAAGGAGTTAATGAATTGATTAAAGGAAATCAAAAAGAAGCAGCGGAATTATTTAATCGAGTTAAAGAAACTGTTATATCTGGATGAGAAAAATTTTCTAAATCAAGTTTATCTGGAACCCCTAAAGATCTAACAGTCGCAAGAGGTGTTGTTGAAGGTGGTAAAAAAACTGGAGCACGTAAAGCATTATCAACATTTAATATTATATTAAATAGATCGGTAAATGAAGGTCTTGAGGAAACAATGGAAGAAGTTGCTCAAGATATGATTAAAGGTATTTTTGCAGGAGGTGAAGCATTGGGTATAAATATGACTGCAAAGCCAAATGAAAAATTAGATTTTGGTTGGTCATTAGGAGAGGCAATGCAAAGATATCTTACTTCTTTTGGAGGAGGTTTTCTTGGTGGTGCTGTATTTGAAGGGATTACACAATACGAAAACGCTATATATAATAGACCTAGTGTTTCTGATTTAAATAATACCAGCGAACAAATGCTTTTCCTTATCTTAAATGGAAAAGGTAACGAAATAAAAGAAAGAGCTAAAATGTACCGAGATAAGGGTATTTTAGGAAATAAAAATCTTTCTATTAAAAATTTCACTAAGGATGAGGACGGTAATATAAGATTTGCTGAAACATCAAATGACGATAATCAAAATGAATTTGCATATCAACTCATTACACATGAAGTAGATCGTTTAGAATCAATTTTAAAAGATGTTGGTATAACAACAGGTGCGGTTACCCGTTATTTAACTGAATTTGCAGGAAATATAGATAAACTTGGAAAACTGGATACTGTTCAATCAGCTGCAATAAAACAGTTGGCAATGCACACTACATTTATGGACGATCTTGTTAAGTTGAGTAAAGACTTAGTAAGAATTCAATCTCAAATTGATGCATTAAGTAAACCAATATCTGATACAGAAACAAAAAATAATAAAGAGCCGTCTCAAGAACTAATCGATCTTCAAAATCTTAAAAATAATTTAATTGCACAGAAAGATGCATTTTTCAAACACGAAAATGATCGTGAATATATTCAACAAGCGATGTATTTGTCAAATGCTCATTTACAGAAACAAATGTTGAATATTGTTGAAAATGGAGATAATTTATTTGATGAAGATCAATACGCTTTAACTGGAGATACTGGATTTGCTAACTATATTTGATTAAGATATCATAAAAAATTATCTGATTTATCTGAATCAGAAAAATCATTTTATAAAACAGATTATGATAATTTTATTAGTGATCCAGACAATATTTCTGATATTCAAAATGTTGGAAAAACTTTATTTCAACTTTATAAAAATATAAACGAAACATTTGCCCCCAAATTAGCAAACGCAGAAGCTAATTTAAAAGACGTTGCTGCAAATCCTTTATATTTACATAAAACATTATCACAATCTAAAACGTATAAACAATATATAAATAATAAATCTGCTCTTGAAAAAGTTAAATCGGATATATCTATTGCAGAAGGAAAAGTTGCATCATTGGAACCCGAAACCGAAGAATATTCTTTAGCTCTTGCAGATTTACAAGCAAAAGTTTCAATTTCGGAAGACTTAGAACAACGCATTGCTGAATATGAATCTATTTATGATCCCATAAAAGATATATTTACAGAAATTCCAAGTGAACAAGGTATTGTTATTAGGGATGGTATTCAAAATGCTGCTCTTATAATTAAGGATTTAAATGATGTAATAAAATCTCCAACTACAGATAAAAATGCAAAACTTGAGGCTAAATTAGGTATTAAAGAAAATCTAAAAAAGATCACACAATTTGCAATGCAATATTTTAATACATTAAAAGACAATAATATTATTGCCGGTGGTGCAGGAGATTTATTGTTACAAAATATAATGAGATATGCAGGAGAAGCTATTGAAAATATATCTCAAGATGAAATTTTAAGTGATCCAGTTTCATTATTTAATTTACCAGATGATTATGTATATGATATAAATTCTGGTGAACTATTAGCTAAGATTGAAATGTTAAAAGAAACCTTAAATAGTGGGGATCTTGAATCTGTTATTTTAGCAATCAATAGTTTAAAAGATATTATTGATATAGAAGGTGTATCAGATGATCAAAGAGTAGAAATTTTAAACAACGCGCTTGATAATTTTCAAAAGTATCTTTTTGGTGAAAATTTAATTAATTGGTTTAATGATATAGATCAAATAATGCGTTCTGCAAAAACATATGGTATAATCGATTTGCTTAATGATATGCAAATTGGAATTGGGGATGATGTTATGCCGTTATTAAATTTAATTGAAGAATCAAAACGTTCTTTATTAAGTTCAAATGAATTAACTGATTTTTCATTACAACCAAACGCAAAGTCGGCATTATTAAAAGTACAATCAATGCTTAGTTTTGCAACTGTTGCAATTCAATCTGCATATGATGGTACAAACGAAGCAATTAATACGTTACCTAGACAGGATACTGATATTCAACTCGCAGAAATTACAGAAAATACCAAAAATCGTTTGGTGGAAGATTTACTTTATTTAGCAGACATTGTTGATACAATGTTATCAATCGCAGATGCTAATGAAAATACAAAGAAAAATTACGCACAAAAAGCAGAAACTTTCTTCCATCAAAATTTAATGAATGAAATATTAAATGGAGAAACTGATAATGAAGCTACGTGAGTTGGAAAATTTTATAAAAAATTTAATGTCGATATTAAAAAATTATGAGAAACGGCTGCTTCAGAATCAGGTGTATCCATTGATGTAACATCTTTAACTACTGAAAATTTCTCTGATTTTAAAAAGCGATATGTAAAATTCTGACAATTACTTAGATCCGAACTTTCTTCTTATGAAGAAAATGGATCAACTGTTATTCGTACAAATGCAGAAATAGGAGATTTGTTAGGAGAAATGTTAGATGATAAAGCAAAACTTGGACAATATGGAGAAGTTAAAACAGCTGATGAATCTAATAATAATTTAACAAATCTGGGAATAGTTGTTACACTTGGTGCATTATTAAATGAAGATTATGGAAATTTCTATGCATCTTATATGCAAGAGCAAGAAGCTGACGATTATCCATATATGCCATTTATGCAACAAGAGTTAGCAGTTCATGTATCTTATGAATTTGGAATATCTGATAAAGATTCTGTGTTGTCACATATTGCAAATGCAATTAATGCTAGTAAAGTTTCAATTCCAGATAATATCGATGATAAAGAAAAATTAGAGAAGAGTTGAAATTCATTAGAGCTTTTAAAGAATTTATTCTTTATTCAAGGTGGAACCGGTGCAGGAAAAACGTCTGCTACATCTTTATTAACATACCGTATGTTGCAAAAAAAGAAAGGGGAATCTTTTAATGCAATAGTTATTGCTCCTACGGAAAAACAACTTGTTCCATATTCAGAAATTTTAAAAATCGATGACGATAAGAGAAAATTAATTTTTCCTGATTTAATTAAACAAATTATTGAAGTTGTTGATGAAAACGGAAGCTATAAAGATATAGATTTTTATAATCTCGATCTTTCCGATATAGATAAAAATACAACATTAAAGGAGATTTTTGAAAATGTCGATACAAGACTAAAACAGGGTTTTCTTGAAGAGGTAAGACAAAAAGTTATTGATAATTACAAAGGATTAAAACCACAATACATTTTTGTAGATGAAGCACAATTTTTGAATGTTGCTTGTTTACAATTATTAGATGCTTTTGCTGAAGCAATTGGAGCAAAAGTATTAATGTATGGTGATAAAAAACAAAATGGTGCTTTTTATAAAAAGGGTAACTCTTATGCTGAATCTTCTATTGCAGATGCTTTAGTACTATCCTGTCCTTCATTAGGAGAGAGCCTTAGATTTGAAAATGTGGCAAAAGAAAGAAATTATAAAGCTATTAAAGATTGTCTTGAAGCAATTGAACGTGAAATTAGTAAAAATTATTTAGTAGATTTTACAAAAATTTCAGAAGCCGCAAAGAAAGAAATTGATACAAGACTTGCTCAAAACTTAGGTGTTACATTTTCACATTATACCGATAATAATACATTTGTTGGAGAAAAATCCATTACTAAAGAAGAACTTGAAAAGAATGTAGAAAAGTTAAAAAATATTTCTAAATCTTTACACGAAAACGGTGTTTCTCAAATTTGTATCATTACAGACGATAAAACAAAATATTCGGAATATCTTAATGTACAGGGAGTAGAAGTATTAACTTCAAGAGAAGTACAAGGTAGAGAATACGATTATGTTATTATTGATAAACAGTTTGATTCTAAAAATCTTTACTCAGGATATAAAGATGTTTATACTTTAATGGGACGTTCTAAATTAGGAACAATCTTTGTTGGAGATTTAAACGATTTAAATATTAAGTTTAATGACAATGGAGAAAAGATTTTAACAAATCCTATTAATAACGAACAATCTTTTAAAGCATTTGCAGAGTGAAAGGAGAAAACTTTTTCTGCCGTTAAATCAATGTTAAATGTTACACCCGAAAGTTTTCCAGATGAAACTTCTAGTGGAAATCAAGGTGGACAAGATGAAAACAGTGGTAATCAGGGTGGCAATGATCAGAATTTTAGTTTTGAAGATGCTGCAGATGAGCGAGAAGCGGCTATTCCTGGATCTAGTACTGTTGAAGCAAAAAATAATGAAAACGGAATAGATGAAAAAGGTAAAAACATTGTAAGTAATGTTGAAAAAGAAATAAGAATTCAACGTAAACGCATTTCTGATAAACTTTTATCCGATAATGGTGCTTATTATGATTGAAACGATTATGTAAATTGAGCATTAGATAGTAATGGATTACTTTTAAGTGAAGGTGTTAAACCAGGAGAAAAGAAATCTTCTAATAAATATTCCATACTTTCTGAACTTACCGATGGTTTTTCTAATGAAAATGATGTTATAACTTTATTTAGAAAATTTGCTTCTGCCGCTGTATATAACATGGAATTAGAAGAACATCATGTTAATACGTTGTCTAATTTAATTAAACGAACCGATAGAGGCGTTATTACAGAATTAATATCTAATTGAAATGCTGAAGTTAGAAACGGTACTCATACATTTGTATCTTATGGTAATCCAGAAATGTCTAAATCGGTTGTTTATTGAAGAACAAAAATCGGAGGCAAAACAAAACTTGTTCCTATCGCATTAATTAATGGAGTTATTGATGGACAAGTATCATTGAGTGGTAAAAACAATTTATTTGAAAAAGCAGAGGAATTCTGAGCAGTAAAAGGTGATCCGAGTACAACTATTGTTAATATAAACAATAGAGAAAGTTCTATAGGCACTATCTCTCAAGTCAAAATATTTTCTCCTTCTGATAAAGACACGTTTGCAACAGATGTTCCTCCAGAATTGAATACAACTTCTGGATCAACAAAAGCTTGATTTAATAATAATTCTGGACACGCACAAGTATTAGTAACAGATTGTGAAATTCTTGAAGATTCTGATTTTGAACAAATTTTTAATATCAAACGTAAAGATAAAGAAGTCTTATCTGGTTTTGATATTGATTCAAGATTAGAACACGATCTTAATGGTAAAAAATTAGGAGCGAGTCAGAGAAATTCTGTTATGACTGCAATAATAAATGGTGCAAAAATTCCAATGATTGCTATAAATCCTCACAGATACGTTGATTTACCAACTTTGTATAATATTGCTAATATTGCAAGATTTACAGCTGGACAAATTCCATGATCTGGAGAATCGGGGTTAACTGAAATACAACGTCAGTTAATCGGAGAAAACAATAAACAATCTGCTATGAATTTTGTTGCAAATTACATAGGAGAATTTAATTTAGAATCAACTGCAACAAACCAAATTGCAAAAAATAGAAAAAATATTGCCATTAATAAACGTAAATTACATTATGATTATAGATTATTAACTATAAAAGGTGCTTATAATTTATTAAATACGGCTGCAGCTGCATTATACAATCTATCTAAAGAAGAAGGTAACGATTGATTTAATTACTTTACAGAACATTTATTTAAATCTACATTCAAAAGTCATAAAGCTGAACGATCTGGTATTACTTATGATAATGGTTTATATTTTAATATCGCGACAAAACAACAAAGTGGAAAATATACATACAAACATTATTTTGTAGAATTTGATAAAGATGGAACCTCTTATAATATAAGAATTAGTCAATTAAAATTACAAGATGATGGATCTTTTTCTGATTTTCAAAATGCAAAGGTAATTCAAATACCTCAACAAAAAGTTGAAGATATTAGTTTATTTTCTATATTAAATAGAATTGATAATTCTTTAACCGAAGAGGAGATAATAGATTCTTTTGGAAATGGGCATATTCAAATGCAATTTTTACAGAGATGTAGTAGAGACGGAGAAGTGTTTTATAATACAAACGATGATTATAATACGGTTGCCGGACTGTATAATGCTATTCCTAACGCAGAAGGAGTTCTTGAAAAAATTGAAACAAAATTAAAAGAATATGATTTATTTAGAGATGGATTTGCTTTAAATGACAATCGTAAAATTAATACTGTTTCTGAAAAAGCAAGAAAAGCTACTGGATGGGCAGACTCAAAAACTTATAGAAGTGAGTTAACAAAAAGTAATTTAAAACGTATTGATGGATCTATTTGAGGATTAGATCCTTCTAGATTCTCTGAACGATCTGCTGATTTACCGAATAATGTTGGAATTAATACATTAGAAGGACAAAATACTACTTTTAAATTTGAAAGTAAGTCTTCTAAATGAGAAAATGGAACTATTTGAAAACCAAATGCTGAAATAGATGATCGTTGATTATCTACTTTTACTGAAGAAGGTTCTTTTACACGAAACAATAAATTAATAACTAGTGCTAGAATTAAATCTATTGATTTTACAACTGGTAAAGTTATATTTGGTGTTGGTTCTCAAACATTTACTGGAACATTAAAGAAGAATGACATTAAAGAATATCCTTCTGTAGAGGAATTAAGTGGTGGTACAGTTAATTCTCCAGGTTTTAATATAAATGGAATATCATTTAAAATTAATGATGGAAAATTAATGTCTGGTACTTCTGAATTAAAACCTTTATTTATACTAGGTGATCTTGTAAGATGTTCGTCTGAAGATGGAAAATCGATTTTAATTTCACAAAATCTTTTAATTGATAATGGTATTTCCACAAACGTTCCAAAAGTAATTGTTGCTGGAAACGAAGTTTATTTAGACAACTCTACTGGTGAATTCTACACCTTGTATAAAAAACTTGGAAAACCTTTGGATTATTCAGAAAATAATATTATATTTGTAAATGGATCAAATGTTAATTACTCTGCAATAGATGAAAGATTTTTACCAAAAGATATCATAGATAAACATAATCTATCTGGAGATCAAACAGAACTTGAAATAAAGCCTACTAAATCTTTTAGAGAGAAAGAAAGATATGAAATAAATAAAACAGGTTTTGCTGAAACAATAGACGGTACTACATATTTTTATGGTAAAAGCTGGATTGTTAATGGAAAATGATTATACGATAATTCAGATTATGATGGTGGTGATGGAACATTTATAATAACTTCCATAAATAATAAAACCATTACAACTTCTGATGGACAGACTTTTGTATTAAATAATAACGCTAATATTCCAAATCAATTAGTTGTAGAAAATGGTTCTAAATTATATTTGAAATCTTTATTAAAAAAACAAGGACTTTTAAATAATAATATAGAACAATTAATTGATGTAAAATCCGAATCAATTGAGAATACAATAGGATTGATAAATAATCATTTAATTAATAATAATATTTGATTCCAAATTGATGTAATAAATCCTTATGAATTTAAGATTAAATCTGTAAATCAAGCAGAATATTTAATAAATAATTTTGCACAAGTAAACAATATTACTTTAAATACTGAAATTTTAATTGATGGGGATATATCTTATTCTGATGGTATTCAAAGTATAAGCGGAAATGATGTACCAGTCGGAGTGTATCATTTTAATGGAAAAACTACCGTTGGTTTACCGTACAATGAAGTAAAACAAGCTATTTTTGGATGAGGTGAAGGTTTAGGAAATCTTATAAATAATAAATTAGTTAATTCGTTATTTGTTAGATTATTTAATAATCCTTTAGACAAAAGTGCATTGGATGAAATGCTTAGATTTTTAGATTCTGATGAAAGCATGGCTATCATTTCTGATGATTTATATAATCAATTTCAGGAAATTGCTAATATGATAAGAGTATTACAACAAACAATAGACGATTTAAAACATAACAAAATTAATTGCGAATGGCATGTATAAATGTTAAATCGACGTCTGACGCCATTAGAGCCATTACGGATTCTTTTCGTAGCGGCTCTAATTGGCAAGATGTCTTAAGCGAATTATCTGAAAATACGGCATCTGAGATTAAAGCCAGAGTCAATGATTTTATAAATAGATTTGAAGCTGCCGTTGGAATAAAATTAGAAGAATATTTAAAATTCAATAAACGAACCTTTTTTGTTCAATGAAGGAAATTGGAATCTGAGTTACTTTCTGAATTCAATGACAATAATGATAATCCATACGCAGAAATTGATAAAACTACAAATGATATAAAATTAGAATTTGGAAGTAATGATCCTGGAGGTTATGATAGAGTCAACAAAGCTTTTAGAAATAGTATTGCTGATAGTTCTATATTTCACATTGAATACAATACTAATGATGCAAGTAACATTGTAAATATAACATCACCATTAATTGGAAATGAATCAAATCGAAATAATTTATTAAATAAGAATATACATTCTTATAAAATAAATTTATTGAAAAAAATTAAAGCTTATACAGATTTTGAAATTGATTCTGATTATGGTTTAAATGATGCTTCTTTCACAAAGATGATTACAAATGCGCTTTCATTATTTGAACACAAATATGATTCTGATACAACCGATTCTGAAGAAAAACAAGATGCACATGATGCATATGTCACACTTAAATATTTTGATGTATTCTTAAAAGATATAGACTTTATTGATACTATAGATGCATATAAAAAATCTGCAAGTTATAGTCCAAATATGTATCAATATATTGGTCCAGCAAATAATTTACCATCTCATTGAGGAAAAGACGAAATTCAAAATGCTTCAATTGTAAACAGTTCTATAATTTCATTAATTTTTGATAATATGCCTGTACTTGAAAAAAGAGGTAATAAATTATTTGTTAAAAATCAAACTGTTGTTGGAAGTGGAGCGTTTATGGGATTAATGGCTAAATTTAAAAGTTGACTTTTAGCAACAGGTGAAACAGAAATCTTAAGAGAATTAGATACAGACGCACTTTCTAAAAAGTTAGATGAATTTATTTTTAATCATATTAAATCAGAAAATAATTTTATCCCTTATAAGACTAAATATATAGATAAACTCGTTACTATATCTGAAGTTTTAAAATCAGCAATGGATCAGGATACTTTAAGAATGATTTGAAAGCATTTTGCAACAAATGATTCTATGCAATATTTAATGTATCTTGAAAAAGATGGTTCTATTCACGGACAAGAAGGTAAACAAAATATTATTAGTTTACAGGAAATAAAAATTCTTGATCGAATTCGTAACGCTGTATTAGAAAATAAAATTTTAAATCCAGAAGGATTTAAAGAACTTTGTGAAAATTATGGCATTCGGATAAAAGGACGACAAGTTTTATTAGGAGTATCTGATATTTATCCTAACGGTAGATATAGATTGACATTAGATACAAATAATCATATTAATGTACAATTTTATTATCCAGAAGTTGATTATTGAGCAAATACAGATGAAGGAGTTACGATTGGGAGTAAAAATTCAGAAAGATTTCTTGAACCAATCGATGTTGACGGGTTAAATCAATGAGTAAAACCAATGATTGAACAATTACTTGGAATGATTCCAGATGGTTGGCAACAATATACTTCTGATAATAATTTACTTGATTTATTTTCACAAGCATTAGGTACAACATTCCTTGCAATAAGTGGTTCTAATACAGGTTTTCAATTTAATAAAATTGGTGCAGATCGAGTAGAATATTTAAATACAAATCATAATGCATTTAGAGGCGATGCTATGCAAAATTTAGCAGAAATGTTTGCTGCTGCATATGGAGCCGATACAACAGTTACATTACAAAATTTAAATGGAGATTCTATTCCTGCATTTAGTCTTACATCCTTAATTCATGGTTATAAAAAAATTCGTAATAAACTTGGAAAAGAAGCAAAAACAAAAGGTGTAAAAAATGCATTATCTTCTAATTTTGTTTATTCTAATTATTTAAAAGTTGGAGAACCTTATGTAAGAAGGGACGCACAAATAGCAGGAACTAATACACAAGCAGTTTCTTATTCAGAGAATGAAGTAACATATCTTGGAATAATGTGCGACTTTTATGAGAGCTTATATGATAGCAAAAATAATTCAATTCTTTTTCAAAATACAACTAATTCTGATAAAGGCACCCACTGAGTAATCCCATATGGAAAAGATATAATTGTTGGACGACAAAATAGCAAAGATGTAACTTTAGAAACAGCATTAAAAGAAATTATTTCTGGAGATGTTAATGGTACTTATAGAAGCATGATCTTAAACACTCTATATGATTGTAGAAGAGGTGAATACTTAAACATTGCCTCTAATCTTATTAGAGATTATGAAATTGTACTTGGTACGAGTTACGGTGATATGACTACATTAGAAGCGATAGAAGATATTGCTAGATATGTAAATACACATAAGCTATCTGAAATAAAACAATTATTTAAAGAAACCGGCATAGAATGAGTAAATAATGTTCATTTTGCTACAAAAGGCGGATTTAATAATTCATTTTTAGATGAACTTCGTTTATATTGTGGTGAATCCGACAAATTGTTCAAATCTAGAATGAATCAACAATTAAACTATTTCATTGACGATTTAACAAATGGTGGTTTTGAATTAAATGTATTCGATGATGCTAATGTTGCACAATTAATGAGCAAATTGCCGGAATCTGGTAAAAATTGAGTTGATACAAAAACTGGTGATTTATTATTAAAACAAGATGGCAAAGCTAATCCATTTTTACAAGCATATTTTCTTGCAGACGTATTATTATCTACAGAATTTAATAAAATGACAACTGGTTTTTATTGAATGCATGATAGTAAATATAGTCCAACTTTTGAAAATGGAGATTTTGAACAAGTTAATGGTAAATACAAGACTATTGACGAAAGAACTGTTACTAAACGTGGAAATTCATTAATAGATGAATCTGGAAATACTGTTGAAAAATCCGAACTTGTTTTATCGAATGATTACTATGTACATGATGCTGCAAAGAGATTAGCCGCTTCTTATAAACGTACAGTTATTAATGGCGCTTCAATTGAATTATATACACCACAGGAAAGAGGCATTGGTACTGAATTTACATATATTGCTGTGGATGATATTCCTGGAACCGTATGAAATATGGTTGGAGAACAAGACAGTAAACTTAAATCAATGGACGGCGCTGCTTTTGTACATCCTGTATTTGCAATGTTATGTGGATGATCCTCTTTAAGTGGAAAAGTAACATATGATAATAAAACTATTTGTGGAGACTTAAGTGCAAAATTTGGATTACCAACTCTATTTAAATGAGCTGAATTTGGATTGACTAATCATCGTAGAAGAATGGGTTACATGTCTGATGCTTCAGTTGAACATGCTTATGAAATAATGTCTTCTATTCCATTAAATCAATATATTAAATTAGAAAATTATTATTCTTATGGCAGAAATATAAATTCTTCTTCTGAAAAGATTTATAAACGTGATCCTTTCTCTAAAAAGAATTATCTTGTTCACAATATTTCTACTTCTCCTAAACAAATTTTAGATGAAAACGGAAATGTAATTACAATTACAGAATGTACGTATTCTTTAACAGAAGTAGATAATACTGGAAAAATTATTGGAAATGCACAGCGTGTATCAAAAGATATTAGAACTCTTTATGACATTGATCAAATTTTAGGTGGTGCATATTCAATGAGAAACAATGATGGTAAACTTGAATACTACGATGGAAATGTTAGTACACTTGCAGAAGTTGTATGTGGTGAACATTTGAAGGATAAATTGGTTGCTTATATTATAAACGATAGTGCTACAAAAGATGGTAACAGAAACGTAAATGGATCTGATCTATTTAACAATTCATTTGCTAGAACAAGTGATGGTAGAATTGATTTTTATAACAACGTTTTGACCTCAACTTGCTCCACTATTAATCTTGGTAAGCAAATGGATCCAGATCATGAATTGGAATTTGCGGAAGTTAGTGAAATGTCACAAATGATTTCTGCATTAATTCAAGGAGGACACTTTACAAAACTCGTAAATCAAATTTATAAGGAGATTGGAAAAGTTGCTGCACAATCAATGCGTTTAACGTTAAACGCTTTATCTAAAAACGATGAAAATACAGTTTATAAACTTCTTGGAGAAAGCTTAATGTCTGCATTTGAAACAGGAAACAGAAACACTACTGGTTTAGCACAATCATTCTTAATTAAAGCTGCAAAAGCTTTAAAAGATGAAAATATTAAATATGAAATTCCTTTTTCTGGACCTACTATTAATGCAACATTTATTTCTGATGTTGTATCTTCTATTAATAAAAAGGGTATTCGTAGAAAATATTCTGGTATTGCGTCTGTTCTTGTTCCATCTCATAATATGATTCAAACTTTCAGAATTAACGGTAAAACTATGATGTTTGATGAAGCAGCTTCAGAAATATCAAAACTTTATCCAAGAACATCCGATCCATATGAATCACCAGAAGATTCTATTCAGTTAAATAAACAACATTTTGAAAAACTTTTATCTGATGTTGATTATGCAATGGCATACGGTGCTATACAGGAGTATAACCCAGGTATAAAACCTGATATGGAAGATACTGTTGTTATAGAAACGTTAGATGAAAATGGAAACACTCTTCTTGATAATGGAAAACCTGTAAGAGAAGTAGTGAAAATTGATAACTATGATGATTTTGACAGAGTTAGAAATTTACTTCCAAAAAACACCAGAATTTCAAATTGAACAGTAAAACCTAAAAACTTAAGACAACTTGATGTTACTTTCCAAAGAATAAAATCAAATGGAGACGTTGATAATTCTACAAGTTACTCTATGTATGATCTGGATAGTGTGAGAGCATTGCATTATTTAAGAAATGTAAAAGAGATGAGAAAACTTTCTCGCAATTACACTATTACTGATCCATTTAAAATTCAAACATTAAAACTTGCATTATATCGAGCTGGTATAGAATGGGATGGAAAAACAATTCCTTTTGATTTAAATCAATGGCAAAGACTTTTAAATTTACAAGTAAAATCAGATCTTGCGGCACTTGATACAACACATCAGATTGGTATACAAACTTCAATGATTAGAACTTTACTAAGTGATAATGATTTTGAAGATTTAAAAACTAAAACTTGTACTGTAACAAATGTTAACACGAGACATGCTGAAATGATTATGGGCCGTTTACATGCAGTAGAGTTAGGTTTAGAAGAAGGTGATGATATAAATACTATTCAAGAGCAAGGGGATGATTTTTTCTATAACAAATTAATTGATAAACAAACAATAACTACTGCTAAAAATGTTTATGATTATGTTGTTACAACTAATACAGGTCATACAATATATGTAGCTGTAAGAGATAAACATAGTAAAAAAGATCTATCTCCTTATCATACAGAAAATAAATCATTTACTCATACAGATACTGGTTTATGGTATAATCGTGAAGATCAAATTTGTGATAAAATTTCTAATAATTGTAAAGTTGTTTCTATTCAAAATGATAAAAAGCAAGTATGTCCATTTATAATAGTTGATTCTGAAGATGAAGCTAGTATATTGCTTTCTGGTGAGGGAATTAATTTCGTACATTATAATGTTACTCCAAATAACATTAATGTAATTGCAAATCGTTTATTTGGAAATAATGTAAATATAACATTACGTTTAGATAGACGAAATAATATTCAGTTAACACAAGATTTGATTGATAATTTTGGAAATCTTTCTCAAGAACAACAGGATCAAATTTTAGCTGCAATCAATTCTTATGTTCGAAATGAAAATAATAAGAAAGTTAAAAAACTTGCTCATAAACAATATCTTGCATTTGAAGAACAGCTTAATTATGTTGGTGCTCGTATTCCTACACAATCCATGCAATCTTTCCAAAGATTGAAATTAGTCGGATTTTCAGATAGTCTTAAAAATGAAGTTTATGTTCCAAAAGTTCAAACTTGATTACAAGGTTCTGATTATGATATTGACAAATTATATATCATGAGCTATAAGTTAGCTAAAGATGGAACATTATCTCAATTTTCAAAACTAATAAACGAATCTGATTTAAAATCAATGCGTCCTATTTTAGAATTAAATAGTCCAAATGGCAAATTCTATACAGAGGGCTTTACCAATATTGATACAATTGAACCAGGTACATACGATTTAACGGATTCGTTGTCATTAATGAAACGAATTTGAAACGATGAGTCTCAATATATAATATATGATAGACTTACTAATGAAAGTGTTACTTTTGTTAGACAGGGTAATATATTTACAATAACAGATCGTTCAGAAAATCTTGGAAGAATGCAAGGTTTGAAATTATTTAAATCATTTATTGAATATTGTCCACCAAATTCTGAATTTATTTCTGATGGAGATGCTGGTAATAATCAATTAATTGATCTAATTACAAGAACAAATCATGTTATTGAAACATCTGAGGGGCTTATTAAACGTCCAAGAAATTTATTTGGAATTAATAATCCTACATCAATTGTTGTTACTAAAGCAGATGTGATAGCTGCAAATAATTTTAAATCGTTTCGTATATTTAATGATATAATGGAATCTGGAAGTACATTTATTAGATTTGAAGAAGATGTAACTCCAGAACAACGTCAAGAATTTTTGAGACTTTTAAACGAACATACACAAGGTAAAGAAAATTCTAATTTTACGTATAATAGAGGTGACGAACCAAATATTACAGAAGAGCAAATACAAAATATAATTGATGGGGATACCGATAGTATAAAAGATCTTCCACGTACACTTACTTTTGATGTTTCTACTGATATAAACACTATTTATAAAGTTAAAAATCAAATAGAAGCATATCAATCTGATATTAAAATTCCAGATAAAACAGGTGCGTTACAAAATTCAGTACTTGCTGGAATATTAAATTTACTTGATAAAAGAACGATTCAAACTTATGGTCATAATCCAATTAGTACTGATGACTTAAAAGCTTTAGTTGATCCAGATCCTGTTGAAATGAGAATGAGTATGGATAATCCATACGTTAAATTTATGATGCAGGTTCAAAATATGGTTGGTAAATCAGTTATTGGTATTACTGCTGTATCTATGAAAGTTTTCTTTGCTGCAAGTACATACATGAATAACGAATTAGATGCAGCTGTTGAAGCATATCAAAATGGAGATGATACACAATTTGCTAAACATTTAGCTAATACGCTATTTGTTGATTATAGTAGTGGTAATCCAGAAATTAATACAATGGCAAATCTTAATTTAGATCCATTAAAACGATTGCTTAAATTTGATAGTACTGGAAAACTTATTAAAGATGTTTATATTCCTTTTACGTATGCTATATCTAAAGTGGAACAAGAAAGGTTACGTCCAGCTATAGCAAAATATTTAGTAAACGGAAAAATCAGTTTAAATGCTTTATTAAATGGAAATAATGCTAGAGATCTTGGATTAATTAAACGCAGTCAATCACAAGATGCTGCTCAAAATATATCCGAGTTACTATCTGCTGCTACAGACAATGCTAAAGAGTTAATTCTTGCAAAAATCAATGCAACTTCGGAATTTGCTGATATTTGAGGAATGTTGTTAATGACTGGACATAGTTTTGAAGAAATAAAAGCTATTATGCAATCTCCTTATTTCAACACTGTTGCAAAATTAAGCAAAGCGTTTGGAATGAGTAAGATTCATAGAGGAGTTACTTCTAAAAATATAATCAATTTTATAGCTTTAGATGGAAATCTTCCTTCTATTAATGCAAAAGCTTTAAAATATGCAGTTGGTGCTTTCCCTTCTACTGGATTAAATAATTGTTTCTTCTATAAGCTTCGTTATGAAACAGATAACAACGGTAATTTATTAACATTTAAAAACGGAAAGAAAGTTCCAATTACTAGTTCTGATAAAAAAGAGGATTTAATTAAACGTTCTACACCAATTTATTTTTTCAAACCAATAAACGGAATTCTTACAAAAACAATTGTTGATGATAAATATATTGATAAGTTAGAATTAAGTGATAGTGAAACTTACAAAGAAGATTATAAATATTGGCTTACTTCAAATGATGCTGTTAATATATTTGACTCTCATTTGAGATCACTTCTTCCAAATAAAGCATACGATGAGTTATTTATAAGATTTAATTCTAGAGCTTATAACGAAGAGTATGAAGATTTTGATGATTATGATGATTATAGTTCTGATGTAGAACAAGACTTTGATGATTTTGAGGATGCAATTGATATTCCTGTTGAAACATTAAATCCCGGTTCTGAAGAAGATAATAGAACATTGTTACGTTACACTAGAAAATTTTTAAAAGCTAGAGCAAATTTATATGAACAGAATTCAGATAGTTTTAATTTATTTGCAAATGTTGTAGCGAATGTTTTACCTATTACAGAAGAACAAAACATTGTTGGTATGGAACTTGGTGTCAATCAAGGTATTCCTACGAACGAATTTGATTTCTATAATAAATTGTTAAGAATTGAAAACTTTATAAATAAGGCTTATGGCGATAATGCTGATTTTGACATAATTCAGTTTATTGAGGATGAGGATTATAGAGAACATCATATTGCAAAATATGAAGCTATCAAAAAAGGTTTGAATCCATTGGCAATTATTTCTAGAGTTCCAAATTTTGCACAAATGTTTAAATTTTATGGAACTGCGAATAAACTTTTAGGTAGAAGTGCACAATTTAAACTTGATTTTGCATTAGCGAAAACAATTTTAAATGGTGATAATACCAAACGATTAAATGCAAAAGAATTTAAGGCATTGCATAATGGCGTCAAAGATTCGTTAATCTTAAATTGGTTAAAACAAGCTGACTTAAAAATTACTTTACCACAGAATCAATTAATTTATCTTCCTGTAAAGCGTGGATCTATCAATACTTATTATACACCTGTAAAAGGATTAGAAATAGATCTTGGAACAATATCTGGATTAGCTACCTTTAAACATTTAATGGATCATTATGTATTTCCAAAATTAAAGAAAGAAATACCAGACAACTTATTTGTTAGAATGATTGATTCTTCGGTAAAGATTAACAGAACACATCAACAACTAAGTATGCGTAAACGTATGCCTATTGACATGATGAGAATTGATGAATCAGCTGTATCAAAGGATCAATTTAACGCTGTAATGAAAAGTTTTGGCGAAATTGCAAAAAATACAGAATTCTTAAAAAAATTAGGTATTTCAGACGGTTCGTTAACTCTTGGAGATGTTATATATCTTTATAATCTTTATACGTATAAAGATTCATTTGGACACGATAGTTTTACAAGAGTGTTTGAAATAATGAATGTTTATAATGATAAAGCAAAGATTAATGATTTTTACACATGATTAGCAAAACTAGATAAAGGTTTGTCTAGATTATCAAGTTTAGAGAATCCAGAACATTTTACAATTGATGTTGATGGAGAGCAAATTGGAATTGATGTAAAAAAGAATGATTTATTATATCGAATGCTTGGATTAGAAAATATAGAACGACGTTTAGGTGTAACCGCTTTATCTGGAAATAATGGATTATATGGAATGCAATATACAGATCTATTCGGAAATGTTAAAGGACAACCTTTAAATGTTCGATGCAAAGATGCTTCTGATTTCTGTATGGAATTGCCATTCTCAATTGATGACTCTTATTCAGATGATGATTTAAAAGAAATGGGATTTACTTCGGATAATATTGAATTACGTATAAGGCCAAATGATAGAGAGGTCATAAATCAAACAATGGATGCAATTGATGACGCTTGTAATATTCGTGGTGATTTTGTTATTGAAATTAATAATAAAGACCTAGAAATGTGACAAAATGATCCTCAAAAGGCTCCAATTGATTTATCTAATCAAGATATGCTAAAACGTGTATGTAGTGCTCATGGTTTTGTTTATGGTGGTAAAATTTATATCAATACTGATATTCAAAATTACAAATCTTCTACAAAAGTACACGAACTTGGGCACGCTGTTTGTGCAATGTTAAAATTTGGTACAGCTCAACAACAGAATTCTTATTATGAGTTAATTAATGCTGCTATTTCAGAATTATCAGAAAATAAATTAAAAGAATTAGCACAAATACATGGATTCAAAGATATTCATAATTCTGATTTTAAAGAGGAAGTATTTGTTGATTTATTAGCAGAAGCATTTAAGAAAGGTATTGATTCTAGTGTGTTTGCTAATGGAAATAGATTTTCACATGCATCCTTACAAGCAAAAATCAGAGCAGCTGTTAATTCTATGTTTGGAATTAATATTGATCCTGATATTAAACTTGAAAAGATAGGAAATAGTGATATTACGGCAATATTAGCAATGTTTGGTAATTATGCTAGAGAATTCGATTATAATACATTAATGCCTAAGCTGGAACAATCAGCACAACAAAGAGCGTTTAAACAAAGTCTTACAGTAACATCTAAATCTGAGTTTGAACATAAGAAAAATGGAATTTATTACGACTGTTAAATATGAAATGTGTATATAGAGTAAAACTAAATAACAAAGAAGAATCTTTTGATTCTGAAAAATTGGTCGATAATTGGGTTGCGGAAAACTTTTTCCGTGACCCAAAAAATCGCCAAAAACTTTATGAAAAGTTTGTAAAAGGTAGAGACTTCATTTTTGACAGTCCTGATGTACAAACACAAGCTTTAGAAAAAATTAATCAAATAACAGAAGCATTAAAACATCGTCCAGATGCTGTTAAAAGAACAAGTTCTTCTAGTGCTGATTTTGAATATGATGAAACACTAGATAGATGAAACTTAGTAATTGGTTCTGGAACAAAATACGAACATCTCATTGGTGCAACAGATTATATCAATACTGCTGGTAATAGAAAAGATGTCAATCGTGCAATGGCCACTGGAACAGATGATTTAGAATATGAAACAATCTTCAAAGATAGAGTTGAAGAGGATATGAATTCTGAAAAGTCAGAATTTGTAAAAACACATGGTCAAAGTGATGCTACTGAATCTGCTTGACGAGCAAAAGTTGAGGCTCGTAAAAAGGAATTATGAGGAAAATATTTAATTAAACGAGAGTTATCTCAAAAAGTTGGTCAAGATATTCACTCGATGATGGAAGTTCATGCTAATGAAAAAATGGGTAAAAAAACTTCACTTCGTCCAGGTTATGTATTAACAACTACAGATCAACAAAATGTTTTTGATGATACAAAAACAATTTTTAATGAAGTTATTGGTAAGTATCATTTTTCAAAGAATGCAATATTTCTTCCAGAGTTTGAAATATTTTCAGATCATATAGACGGTCCTACTAAAAGAGTATTAAAAGAAAAACTTGGTAAGGATTTCGATGGAGTACTTGGTAGAATTGACTTATTAGTTATAGATCAAGGAAAAGCATATGTATTTGATTTTAAAACAACTGCTGAAAAGGAAGTTGGAGATTGAATGGAAATGGACAATAAAAAAATTCCAAAAGGTGAATGGGTTTCATCAAAAAAGGTTGAAGCAATGGAACAAATTGCTTTATATCTTGCAATCTTAGAAACTTGAGGAATTGAAGCTGGATCCGGAGAAGTTGTTCCTATTACAGTTTCATATAATAATGATGCTGATGGTTATCCTTCAAATATAAAATTAAAAGATTTATCTGTTGATGGAAGAAACATAAGAGTTGCCGATTCTAGTGACAATCATACAAATATCACCAGTCTAAAATTAGATCGTTCTACTGAAAAATGAGATGAAGTTCGTGATTCTAGAAGAAGATCTTCTACTCCAAACATTATGCATAAGTATCTTCCTGCAATGAGAGCGTCTGTAAGTGAAATTGCTCCATTAGTTTTAAAAGAAATTGCAGATGTTAGTGAAGATATGCGTTTAATTTATGGGTTAAAAGAAGGTGATTTTGATAAAGATTTTCAAGTAACTGTTGATTTTTATCTTGGTAAAGATGAAAACGGTAATAAAGTTAGAGAAAGTCGTATTCGTGAATTAGCATCCGATGATCCAAAAAGACGTGAAGGTTTTACTCATGTAATGTATATTTCTCCAAAAATTGATATGGGTTATGGCAAAGGCCAACCAATTTTCTTTAAATCTGACGATGAATCTGAAGTTCGTCCTATATTAGAGAAATATTGTGAAAAAATGAATGAGTCTTTACAAAATCAATATTATGAATTTGCAAAAGATTTTAGAAATATTTATCAAGTACAAGGTCAAGATGAATCATTCATCGAACAAGCATTTGAATCGTTTTTAGGACAAAACAAACCATCTGAAATTCAATTTTTAAGAACGGCTCTAAATAAATATATGACTGGAGGTTGAACTCTTTATGGTGCAAACGATCCAAATAGTGCGTTAATTCAAAATGGTGTATTTATTTTTCATAATAATAAAAATGTAGAAATTGTCATGTTAACTCATGATAGTTTACATTATACTAAAAATTTTGGAACTAAAAGACGACCGTTAAAAAGTATTACAAATGGACTTTCTCAAGAAAAAGAAGATGGTGTAAATATTCTTTCTTCTCAGAGAGGTAACTTTATTTTAATGAAAGCGCTTGATATCGTTTCAAAAGATTCAAACATTCTTAGAAACGGAGAGTTAAAGTTACAAAATCTAAAAGTAATAAATCCTTGGCATAAAACAGAAGCGTGAACTGATAACGATACGTTGTATAATAATTGAACAAGATTATGTTCCTTATCTAATGGTAAATTGGTTCCAATTTCTAAATCTTCATTTGTAAAACCAGTTGATGCAGCTATATCAGAAGCACATGATATTCTTTATACAACCTCTATGTGAGGTCATGTGAAATCTTATTTCGATAATACACTTGAAACAGAAGCTCAAATAATTAAATTAATAAATATTATTAAAAGTAAAGATTCACAAGCAGTAAATGAAGATGGTACGGCAAATTTACAAAATGTAAATGGATATGCAATCTATTGTTTATATGACGCTTTAAGAATAAATCGTAAGTTACAAACTCCACTCGAACACGATAGAGGTGCTATTCTACAAGGTGGAGCTTTACCTATTGGATCTTTCATTCAAAACGCAGGTGCATCGAATGTTACTAGTATTAGAATGTTAGACAAATTATCTGGAGAATTTAGATACGAATATTCTAAAATAAATAATGGTAGAATAGATGAAATGAAAAAACGACTTGAAGAAATATATAAAGAATGTGGATATAATCCAAATACCATGTCTAGAGGAGATTTCTGAAAGCAGTTTTTTGTTAAAGAAAATAGAAGAGTATCTAAATCAATGAAAATTATTAACTTCTCTGATCCATTTTGAAACGGAAAACCAAAATCAAAGGCCGCATTTAAATATATTCTTGACACATTAGCTCAATATAAAGATATTCATTTAACAAGTTCTGCTCCAACATACGAACAAGCAAATATTCAGAAATATTATGAAATTCCTTTATCTAAAGGTAAATTTTTAGACGCAATTACAGAAAACGCATTAGATAATGGAATTAAAGGTGTTGCTGATGTTGTTAAAAAGAAAATTTCTAATTTTGTTCGTACTGCTGAAACTTTTTATTTTGGTGATGAAGAACTTTATGGCAAAATTGATAAAGATAATAAAGACGATTTGGATTTAACACAAGCATTAACGAATAGATATTGTATCTATACAGATGAACAGCGTGCTACTTGATGTAATGATCCAACAACAGTATATTCTACAGATCTTGAAGCTATTTTAGGTACAGTTATTGCTGCACAATCTGTAGCAGATGCATCACAAACTTATGGTTATTTATATGCTGCGATGAAAACAGCTATCAATGCAAATGAGTTATTTGGTGGAGAAAAAATTCCAGAAATTAAAAATTTTGTATCTAAATATATTGATGCAATATATAAGGGTAGAAACATTATGGATCCATCTTTACAATTTGCAAACAAAGTTCTTGGTGAAATTAAGAAAATAACTAGTGGAATTGCATTAGGATTCAATACAAGAGCTTTCACTCGTGAAATGTTAGTATCTTTATATACTGGTTTTTTACGTGCTGGTAATTCGCAATTACCTGGAATAACAGCAGAAGATTTTGCATTTGGGATGATGTATGTATTTAAAAATGCTCCTGCTAATTTAGATAAAAAACAAATAGTTGGACAATTAAATAGAAAATTTGGTTTAGTAGGACAAGGAAGAGATGAAATTGGAAAATCTAATTATATTAGTGATTTCGGATTAAGAACTGTAGATCTTGATAATTTAGCATATTTAGGAACAACAATTCCAGATAATTATTATAGAGTTGCTATTGCAATTGCACAATTACATGGTGCTGGTTGTTTTGAAGCGTATCAATTAGATGAACATGGGTTCTTAAAATATGATGCAAGAAAAGATAGTAGATTTTCAAAATACTTAACTGATTCTCCAGAACCAGTGTTTAAAGAATGGGATTCAAGTATGGGAAGTGCTGCACAATATGCTGTTGCACAAGCTAAATGAAATGCCGCATTAGAAGAATGAAGAACATTACATCCAGATGAAAATATAATTTCTTTACCAGAAGCGTTTACTCCAAGTGAAATTCGTTCTGTACAATTACAATGTGGTAGATTATACGGTTATTTTGATTCGGATCAGAAATCATTAATGACATATCAATTTATAGGATCTGCTATAATGCAATATAAAACATGATTATCTGCAAAAATTGATCAATGATTAAAAAATCCAGGTTTTACTAATATATGACAACAGGTTCATAAAAAAGATATAAATGGAAATCCTCTTTATATTTTATCTCATACGCCAGAAGAAATTGAATCTGGTTTACCTCCAATTGAATTTATAACAGAGTCACAAATTACACCAGAAATGTTAAAATCTGGAAATGTAACTCCATATATTGTACAAGAGGGTATGTATTCAGAGGGAATGGTACAAAGTGTTGTGGATTTCACAGCAACATTAATATCTATGGGTCCTGCTGAATTTTTAAATATGTGACGAAACGATCCAGTAAAACGTGGGAATTTTATTTGTAGTGTTATTGATATGTGAGGAATGATGTTATTTGCGGGATTAATTAATTTAATTTTCGGAGATGATGTTAAAAATAATCGTTCTGCTCAAAATTGAATAACACAATGAACATATGGTGTTCTTATGGGTATGGCAGAAGATGGTCCTATTCATCAAGTATTAGGTAGTATGGTTGGAGACTGGAATCCGCCATCGTTACTTACATTACAAAGATTAGCTCAAACAACTCAAAGTGTTTTAACAGGAACAAAATCATTACCAGAAGGTTTTGTACAAACATTTGGTGCAACAAGAGAACTAACAGGATTTTTTAAACAGTATTAAAGTTAAAAAAATAAGCCCCTACATCATTCAGAGAACGATAATAGGGGCTTTTATTAAAAATATTAAAATGTTATACTTTTTAAAAACGTTAGATTATTATAAAGTAGGCTTTACAGAAAACCTTAATTCTAGAATGAAAGCATATGCATCTGATAATCCAATTGCTGAATTATTGGGTATAAAAGATGGAACAAAACAAGATGAGAAACGTTATCAAATAAGTTTTTGTAATTATGAAGGTACTGGTGAATGATACAAATTACCAGAATCTGTTGTAAAAGAAATACAAAAAGATTTTATACCATCTGATGCATTGATACATCACAAGAAAAAATTTAGAACCGAATCTGAGGAATATAGAAAAAACTATGAAGAAAAACGAGATAGACGTGAATATTATAAAGAACGTGCAAAGCGTCCAGAAAGAAAGGGATACATGAACGAGTACTTAAAAAAGTATCGTGAAAGCCTTACTGAAGAACAAAAGGATAAATATAAAGAATATCAGAGAAAATATAGAGAAGAACATAGAGAAGAACTACGTCAAAAACAAAAAGAACGTCGAGAAAAAAATAAAGCCGCCTCCTAATGGAAGCGGCTTTATTTATATACCCTATAGTGCAGGGGCTTTTTGTATCTATTACTTTGTTATTTATCATTTATTGAAGTAGCGTTTGATGAAGCACACGTTATTTCATAATCAGTTGTTTTTCATGGATAGGTTGTTGTATAATCGTATTTCCATCAAGGATACTTTTCTATAATCTTTTCTATTCTTTCTATTTCTTTAGGTTTATTTATAGCTTCAAATAATATTAAAGCTTCTTCTCCAGAAATAGCATTGGCATCAATTAATTTTATAATAAGTTCTTTAGCATCCATAAATAATGTTTTTAATGCTGTCAAATAAATCTTTTAAAGAACCATCGTTTCTTATGATAAAATCAAACAGATTTTGTTCTTTCATATCTAAAACTTCTCGTTCTGATGAATGTGAACCCGGAACGCATTCCGGACGTTCAATATAAATAACGATTCCATTTCTAAGTTTTACTTCGCTATATTCAACTTTAAATCTCAAATCAGATATAATAATATTCTTATTTTCAGATTGATTTAAAGTTGCATTTATTCAAGTTTTATCTCCAAGAAAACGTCTTATAACATTTGTACCATAATATTGCATTAATTGACGTATAGAAAGATAACCTGTTAACGGTTCTCCTGACTTAATTAATTTAGAAAATTTATTTTCGGATAAAATATCGTTTTCATCCAAAAGTCATCCGTCAATTAATCTAAGATCTCCTAAATCGACATACATATTTTCTTTAACAGATCTATCATCCAATCATTTTAATGGTACATTTAAAATAATTGATAATGTTTGTTTTAAAGGTTTGGCAAATGCTGTTATACTTCATTTACCAGACCATTTTTTAAATATATTATATCAGAAATATGTTCTAAATGGCTTAGGTGCATTTAAAAGATATTCTAACATTTTTGCAACAGAATCTTTTCCGGAATTTTTAAGTCCCGCTATACATATTAATTTATGAGAAGATAATGAAGTTCTCATTCATTTAAATCAAGTAATTCGTTTATAAAGACTGTTTTTTCTTGATTAACAAACTCAAGCCACATATAATCCTGACCTATAATATCTCTTAATGTGTTTAACTGTTCTTGAGTTATACAATAATCATAGTCTTTTCTATCAAGTGTACAAATATGATTCCCATGCTGCTTGATTCATCCATTCTTTTCTAACCATCTATCTGGATTTTGTTGAGGAGGAATTAATCCATCTTGCATCAAACGATTAGATAGAGCAATATGAATGTATTGTATATCATCGTCGTTTAATCCATAATAATCTCCATTAGGAGCAATTCATCCTCCAAAACAACATATTTTACTTGGATTCATCATAATTTGTATTTCTATATTTTTCAAGCATTTCTTTAAATTTAGGAGAATTAACAAATCCACAACTTTCCATTTCTGGACAAAATCCTCGATAAACACAATTTGGAACACATTTTTCTGCCATTATAGGATCTATTTTACCAACGGCATCAACGACTTTTTGTCAAGCATCTCTAGTTTCAGGAGAAGCTTTCTGACATAGCCTTTTTCGAGATACATTTATCATTGATTGTGCATTTACAGAAACATCCATATCATTTAATGCACCCTGAGGTAATTCATCTCTTGGAACATCTAATTTTCTTCTATCTTCCCGTTGAGAATGAACAAATGGAATAAATCCAAGCCAATGTCTAACTAAATGTACAGTAACTCATTGTTTTATATCTTCAAAAGAAATGTCATATTCAACTAAACGTATTGGTGAATGTTCGGCAAGAAGCATTTTAGCCTCCCAACTTTTAGATGGTTCTTTGTCAAGAGGCTTTTTACCTACCGTTCTTCTAGCAGCGTTTAACGCTCTTTTTCAAGTTGTAGCAAATTCTGCTCTAGTTACTTTTGTTTGAAACATTGATTAATTCGTATTTAAAACCCTTTGCAGGTGAATATTGTCGTTTGACAAACATTCATGCTTCGTCTTCATTTTTAGCGTGTAATATTGTGTTTAATTCTGTTTTATCTTCAATATACACTCTAAAATTATATTCTTTCATATTATTTAATCTTTTTATTCTGAAGAATTTTCTTAATCTTACTCGCCTTTAATGGACCATCTGTATATTTTTTAAATAGTTGTAACGGATTAGACAATCTTTCATTAAAAATATTTAGTATTGAATCTAAATCAGAAATTTGTCCATTAACGATTTGTCTATAATCTTCAGCTACGTCTTTAAAATTTACTATTTTGTGATTTTCTATAATCTGATTTGCAAATTTTAAATATTTAACGATTGTTCACAATCCTTTCTGACCAGTTATAGGCTTATCCTTTAAAATGTTTGCTTGAGCACTAGCAAATGTATATTTATAAGTTTCATCAAACTCTTTTCGAAGTTGAAGCGGATTTGTTTGTAACAGTAATTTTACATGTTCCTTAATAACATATTTTTTTGGAAGACATGCGCATTCTCATGCGATCATTTCGTTTAATAAAACCTTTTTAAACCAATCAGAAATACGATATATTGTGATATGTTCATTGTCCTTTAGTTCTTCAGGAACAATATAATCATCTGAAACAATTAATAAAAAGTCTCTATCTTCTGAATCTGTAAACAATCCATAAATTTGTAAACCTATTTCATAAATATACAAAACGTCTTTATTTTCTATCAAGTTTTCCAATAAATTCATTCCAGATGGCATATTTAATGATATTGCGTATTTGATAAAAGTTACGCATTGTTAGTAAAAAAGGTTGTAAATGATATAGATTTACTGGATTAAGTGTTAATACTAACAATGATAAAATATCTTGTGTCATAATTTTAATTTTAAATTATTGAAAATAAACAATATATTTCCAACTTATAAATATAAGATGACCTCTCCTGCCATTCAATATATATGTATGTCTTAAATGGCAGGAAAAGCCGTAAATTTTCAATTTAAGAAAGAAATTCCAATATAATTCCAGAATCGATTTTTTGTCCAAATTTTTCTGAACAAGCGTCTTGAAATTTCTTAAAAGAACTTTTTTGTTTTGGAATTTCAGTAAGTGTATTAAGGAAGTTTATTACATCTTCCTTTGAAGGTTCTTTTGGAAGCCAGCTTTTAAGAAGATTTTTTTCAGTATTTTCTTGCAACCATAGATCTTTTCGATCTGTATTCGCATAGATATTAGTATTCTCTTCTCTTTCTTTATAAAGTCGTTTTACAATATCGACTGCTTCCATTTTAGTATTATTTGAAGAAATGTAAGTAAAATCAGATTTAATATTTCTTAAACCTTGAAGTTTAATTTCATTTCTTGCTTGACCAAGAAGCATTTCTTGTCGAATTGCTTCATTAATATAAGTAATAAATTCTTGACTATTCACAATATATTTTATAAAGTTCTTCAAAATCGTTTCTACAAGCTTTATCATCAAATAAAAGATTAATAAAACTTGAAGTAAATTCATCATTCCAAATAGAAGTAAATAGTAAACAGATTATATTAAGTAAAGGATGATTTATATTTTTCATAACACCTGGATCAAAAGTAAATCCTAGATCGTTTAGATCATGAATATTCTTTTTATATAAAAATACCTGATCTAAAATAGCGTTATATACATCCTTATTTATAATTGGAATAAAGTTGTCTTCTGTAGTTGTACAAGGTGTTTTTGAAACAGGTTGTTTATCCTTTTTAGCATTTTCTGCTTCAACTTCTTCAATTGCTTTATCTAAAGCTTCTGGATCGTTTAAAAGAAATGATACCAATTTAACAAACGGATCATTTCTAAGAGTTTCGATTTGTTCTTTTGAATACATCATATTATTTATTTTTTTAATCAATATCTGCGTCCCATCGAACTGTCCTAAAAGAAGGAAGGTTTGGAACAGGGTGTTCAGAGTTAGTCATTCCAAAATATTTAACAGTTCCCATTTTACCAATTATTTCGTCTAAATGGTCTCTATACCATTGTTTTTGTTGTCTATCACCAATAGGTTTTGCTTTAAATTGAGTGCCATCTTCGGTTTCCATTAAGAAACACATATCTTCATCACGCAATCCTTCAACAAGACCTACTATTTTAAATTCAGAATCAGTAAATAATTTAATTTTCATCATTCTGTTATCTCGAGCACCAGGTTTATATTCTTTTTCTGGATCTCTAACTACCAATCCTTCATATCCATTTGCTATAGCTTCATCGTGCATTTGCATGATTTGAGCCAATCCTTTCACAGGTCGATGTTCCACGAATATGATTCTGGAATCATTTGGTCTTGATTTGTTAAACATTCCAAGTTTTTGTGCACGAATTTTAAACGGTAACGTAGTATCAACGATATCATAACAATGAAATACCAATTCTTTATGTTCTTCAACAAGTTCTTCACGTCTACAAAGTCCACTAATTGTTTGGAGATTCCATAAGTGTCTATAGATTTCTCCATCTAATATCATATCTGGGTTTTCATTAAAAATTTGAATAACATATGGATCTTGACGAATGTACGTTGCAGGGATATCATAATCTTGTCCACCTCTGGATGCAGTGTGTACTTCTCCATCTCTTAAGAAAAGTAGACAGCGTACACCATCATGTTTATAACTTGCCAACCATTGTTTATCTGTTTGAGAAGTTTTATCACGATCCATTACCTTACATAACATTGGTTTGATTGATCCGTTTTGATCTGTATTAGTTTCAGGTAATGCTTCTTCAGCTGTTTCTAAAGTAAGATTTTCAATTCCAAGATCCTTAATGTTTTTATAACCCTTATCAAGATATTTTTTAAGTTCGCTATTGTATTGTAATTCAGCCTGTTGATCAATTGTTCTTTTTACTTTACCGTGATCTATTGTTATAACAGGTGCTATAACTAATCTTCCATTAAGAAGACCGCTAGATCTTTCGATAATATAAGCGTGAAGTTCTTCAGATCAATTACAAGAGATGTTAATTACTCTAATTTTAGATTTTGCATCTCTTGTAATTGCAGTGTCTTTAAGACTAATCATTATTGTTTTCCAGTACTACCAAATCCACCAGAACCACGTTCTGTATCTGATAATGTATCAACTTCAGTAAAATTAGCAACTTCGTGTTTAGCAATAACCATTTGAGCAATACGTTCCATTGGATTTATTTCAACAGGATTATTAGATAAGTTTACTAATATTACTCCAATTTCACCTCTATAATCGGCATCAATTGTACCAGGAGTGTTAAGAACAGTAATACCTTGCTTTAATGCAAATCCACTTCTAGGACGAATCTGTGCTTCATATCCTGCAGGTAATGCAATTGAAAGTCCGGTTTTAACTAATATTCTGTCTAAAGGATTTAGAATAATAGGTGCATCCAATAGTCCATATAAATCCATTCCAGCAGCTAAATCTGTTTTATATTCAGGAATTATTGCTCTTTCGTCTAATTTTTTAATTTCAATATTAACCATATTGTATTTTTTAATCATAACAGGTAGAACTAGTTAGTTTTAGTTCTCCATCTTCATACTTATAATCATCTATACATAAATCAGCAGAGTCATCCATTCTAAACGCTTCATATTCTGATGGTGCATGTCGTAGTTCTAATGCCTTAGCAACTTGATCAAAATGTCATTCTCTAGGAACATTTTGAACTCTATATATACAATGAAAGAATTTATCAAATATAATTACTTGCATTAGTCTATAATTTCATAACAACTGTTTATTGCTTCGAGTAATTCTTCATCGCTTATATCGTCAAATGCCTCTTGAAATTCAATTTTCCAATCTTGCACATATTGTTTTATTGAGTCAAGATCACATGCGTCACGATATAATTGAAGCAAATCTTCTTCAGAAACTTTATAATATGTCATTTTTAATATATAAAGTACAATGGCAAATATCATTATCTCTATAATCTGAACAAGGACAATGTTTATCTTCTGAATTATTTTCACAAGGACATTCTCCATCATTCATCTCTATTCTTTTTAAAATAGCATTTACTAATTTATCATTAGGGTTTAATTGTCAGCCTTCTTTTCTAAGAATTGGAATCATAAATATTGTTTAATGCGCTTAATGATAAACTAATATATTTAACATCATTATTCTCCACTAAATTTTTGATAAATGAAATTTGTGCATCTGTTCCATTATCGTATACAAGTTCTATTAACGAGTCAATTGGAATTTGAATTGTTGGATCAGAATCAAATGCTATTATTTCAGATATCTCTTTTGCTACTTCTGGTTGTGTTACTTGTATACCGTGAAACGGAAAATTACTTTTACACTCCATTGCCTTAATAAGTAAATCGTTACAACTTTCTGTTATCATATTATTTTCAAAATTTATCAGTTATATCATAAAGACCTTCTTCTCTAGCATCCATTTTATGTAAATGTTTTCCTTTACAATAAAGTTTTTGATTAGTTGTTGGACTTGTAAGAGGGCCTAAATCTTCTACATACGGTCCAGTTTTAATATAATCAAAATAGAATGTATCGATATCTTTATGAATCTTTGGTAGTCCAGAATATCATGCTACTTTCAACTCTGGATATTTTTCTTTTACACATATAGCTAACCAATTAATACTATTTGGAGCTTGATCACCGCCCATTAAACAAACACAAGTTATTCCTTCGTTTTCTGAAATCAATTTTAAAATTGATTCTTTGTTTAATGGTTCTCCAATGTCTTCTCAGAGATATTTAGAATGACATGCAGGACATCGATTTGGACACCCTGATATATTTATTGCTAGTGTAACTTCATTCGGAATCTCTGAGAAGACAATTTGTGTATCTACATATTTTAACATTGTAAATTACTTGCTGGATGATAAATTCTTGTTAAAGCTTCTTTATAACGCTCTTTATCAAATTTAGGAACAGGACGTAAATAACCAATGATTCTAGTTCAATCTGTGGTTTCTTCACTTCCACATTTAGGACATTTATCAAAATGATGCTTTTCTATATGTCCACATTTATCACACTGACAATTTGGAATATTAAATGTAAAATAAGAACATCCAACTTGAATTGCATAATTAATTAGATAATTATATTGTTCTTGAGATAAATGTTCTTCAAGGTTACAATGTAGACCTACTCCGCCATCAAGTGTTCCAGTAAATTCACGGCCATGAAGTTTAAAACGATCAAGAATAGATGTGTTAGGATCAGATGCAAGATAAAAATAAGAATTGTAAAGATTTCTATTTAAAGGTACCCAATAACCATCCTGAAGATCTCAATTATAATTTTTAGAACTTAAAGATTCAGCCAATTCTGTTACACGTCCTCTAAAGCTTGCTTAATAGCTTCTATTGGAGAGGACTGATCTAATAAATAAAATAAATCTTTATTAGGGCCATAATCACCACAAAGTTCTTTTTCTTTTAAAAGTCTAGCATAAACTGCTTCTTCTTTAGTATTAAAAGTACCAATGTGTATAGATTTATAATTACTCATGATTCTAGCGACTCATTTTTTGTTTTTATTTGGTCCTAGTGCGACTCCGATTATTTTGTTTATTTTACGAATGTTCTGCATATTTTGTGAGTGAGAACATTGACGCAAATTACACAATCTATTGTCTAAGGAGTCACCGTTAATATGATCAACAACTTTATCTATATCATATTTTTCATTTACAATTCCAAATAGATATCTATGCAATAATATCTTTTTATTATCAATCGATATAGCCGCATATAATTTTCCGTTTTGGTTACGGATATAGATTTTATAATTTTGCAAGTCGTTGATCTTATCAAGATCTATTTTAACTCTGCCTTTCTCGTTACCTTTTGTATCGTAACAAATACATTCAGCATAATCATTATATTTAATGTATTCGTTTTTATCGTAAATGGTTCTTTCTAGTATTTTACCATGACGATACATCTGTAAGTAATGTTTTTTACAATATAGATTTCCATCAGAGAATCTATATACATGGTCTGTTCCATTTCCAACAGAACAACCACAAACAGAACAAATTTTTTCCATATTTTTACATTTTAATTATAATTTTTATTTTCATATATTACAATACAAATATAAAAATATTTTCCGAGAAAAACAAATTTAGATGGAAAAATTTTTCAATTTTTCTCTCTATGTTACCATAGAGTTCGGACTATTGCATCTGCAATTAAGCAGCCGCTTTATTTAGTCTCTCACGCTGCACGATTTCTCTGCTTGCGCCTCGTTGTCCTAATTATAGGAGTTTCGAGTCAATTAAAAGCGGTTTAATGTCCCCACTGCGTTTAGGGACAAATTCTGTATTAAACTGGAATTTCTTTGTGGAATTTTTACGATTTAGTTCACTAATTGTTCCAGTTATAAGTTGACAAAACGCTTTATATCCTTCATTATATGAACATGTAAGTCCTAAGAATTCGGCGGCTTCATTGATTCCATTTAATCCTATAGTAGAATAAAGTTTATTCATGTGAATATATCCAGCTTTACTTGCGGTAAACATACCATTAGCTTCCCATTCATAAAGCATTGTTTTATATGCTATATGATATTTATGAACGCGTTCTACAAGTCGTGTTAAATATGCTTGAAGATATGTATATGCAACATTTTTATTTCCAATTCACATAGAGTTAAGTCTATCATTAGGATCGTGCATTGGTCCAGAAATATCATATTCCACACCTTGTTCTGGTTTATCTAAATTATATCAATCCTGAATCAATCTATTAAGATTAATAGTAATTACATTACAGCTTCCGGTTTGTACGCCAGTTAAACCATTTGTAAATGAGAAAACGTTTTCGTTGATTTGATTACGAAGTCTACAACAAGATGCTAAACTATCAGGATTATCAGATAAATATGTAAAGAAACTATGTCCTGCAGCATACATCTCTGTAGTAAGAGCTTTATAATTCTGATCAATTACATCTTTTCCATCAGTAAGTAATGCCATTGTTTCAACAGGGAATGTTAACAGAGTCTTACTTCTAGCATCATTAAACCAATGAATAAATAATCTTTGAAGATAATCGATTCTTCTCCAATTAGGTTGAGTTCCATCAGGAAAATAGAAATCATCAAATAAAGCATGCCAATAATTCTCATCATAATAAGAAATATTAGTAAATGGAGATTGAGCACCTCTATTACCTGCAGGTTGATTTCAATTAAATACTACATGTTGAAATTGCTGTTTGATTTTATCTTCAATTGTATCAGGATGTTCAAATAATTCTGGATTATCGACAAACGTATCCTTCTTTAAATCATAATCTTCACCATAATCCATTACGGCAAAATGATCAAAGAAATTAAAAAATTCTCCAAAGGCTACAGCTCCTTTACATTGAGATGCTAGTAAAAATGTAGCATTTACCAGTTGTCCACAGAACGAATCAAGATGTTTAGGAGGCTCTGTACTAGTCCCATCCAATGAACCAGTACCTTCAAGAAGAGGATATAAAGTTACAGCTTCACAATAATTTTTAATTACTGGAGTGGATGCTTCATCGTGAGAATAAATTATATGAGATTCGAGATCTTTTAAATATTGATCCGCTAAGTCTTTATTATACAATCTTTTAATCTCATCGTAAAGCATTGTTCTTTGTGTTTTTCTATTCTCATATTTATATACTTCTGATTCCATATTTGCAACATTTTTAAGATTCATGTTAGCATTAGGATCAGAAGCACTTGATGTAGCTGCATTCTCTCCATTTAATTGGTAGTCTTTCATATATTGAATTCTCTTTCGACGTTCTCTTTCAACAGCATGAGCGTCACGATAAATAATATATGCTTTTGCTACATCATATCAACCCTGAGACATTAACGCATATTCAACTGTATTTTGAATCTCCTCAACAGTAATATCTTTGTTAAATGTTTGTGAAACCGCGTTTATATAATCAATAAATTCATCTGGAGCATCAGATTGATGAACAGCATTAAATGCTTTATTTACAGCATTTTTAATTTTTGAAAAATCAAATGGCTGTTTTTCGCCATTTCTTTTTATTACTTGCATTAATCAATTAAATTAAATAGTGAATCAACTAAAAGAGTTTTTTCAAACTTTCCTAGTATATCTTTGCTATCATCGGTAACAAGTTGAGTAAACGCATTATAATAATTAAACACACTACATTCTTCAGTATCCTTTACAAAATAAGGAGACCTACTATCCATATAAACCATCTGAAAAGCTTTAACACACATTGCTGTAGAAAGCTTCACTTTTCCACTCGCATTAGCCCATTCAAGATGCATTACTTTTTCAATTTGCTCACCTAAGAGTTTATGTATTGAATCTGGATCTCTATCCAAAAATGTATTTTTCATTTTCTGAAGACGAACTTGAATATCATTCGTCTTCTGCATCATATTCTTGATGGAATATTTAAACGTGTTACCTTCTTCAATTGGTTGAACATCTAACCAATCTGGAGAGAAAACACATAAATTAGTACATGCTTTATTAATTGTACCTCTATAAAGTTTATATACGGGAGTTCTTACATCCAATCCATATAATAAACTATATACCTCATCATGATTATCGATACAATATTTATCAGGCATCACTGCTTGAATTCAAACTCTATTATAGGTCAAATCTTCACCACCGTCTGTTAAAGTGACTTGATTTGGAGTTTGTACCTTAATAATAAAATTATCCGTAAATTGCGACATTTGGTCGAAAAACGGAGCTACATATTCTGCAGTAGGAAGAAATTCTTTACCTTTAATAATGGTAGGTTTTCCTTTCATTAATAGATCACGATCGATCTCCATAAGCAATTAATCAAATGTATGCTAGCCACTTCATAAAAATTAGAAACCATTTCTCTTTTCTTATTTATAAGTGAATAGCCGTTTCATATTTGTGCATTTTGTTTTGTAAGTGTTCTTCCAGACATTATAAACTTAAATATATAATAAGCTTCAAGTAATCTGGCCTCTAAATCAGTAAGTCCATAATGGATTATACCTATTTTACAATCACTTGTTATTTGATCTGCTAAAAAATCATCATGTGTAAATGGTCGAGATTGCCAAAATAAATCAAATCCATATTCTTCATAATGCCAATATCTACCTTTACCAACGTAAATAACTCTACCAGCACCATCATAAACAAAATAAACACAAAAATCTCTATCCTGTTTTCCGAATTCATCTACGGAAGTATCTCTTACTTTGAATAGAGGTTCGGCATCGCACAGATGATCGAATGTTACTCAACATTGATATCATTCGCATCAACGATCCTTTAATTTAATTCCAAAACTCATATTCTTCTTTTAATTCAGAAATGTTAAAAAAATAAGGCCGAGTACCACAAAGATACCCGGCCTTTATTACTTACTTAGCCGTAACTAAAAATTAGAACTGACGCTCATTACCAAATACGATATACGTACCTTCCTTAGTAGAGGTAGAAGGAGTATAATTCAGCGTGAAAGCAAGATCCTTACCTTCAGTAACGTGATAAACGATTACACACTCAAGATCAGCCTTTACATCAGCCATGAGAGCCTTAGCTTTCTTCTCAGCATCAGCCTTCATTCCAGCGGTAGCAAGAACAGCACCGTCAGCCTTTCTGCGAATCTCATAGACACGCTCAATATTCTTCTTACCCTCAACAACATTGTTGATGTACTTATAAGGACGCTCGCGGGTATCAGCAGAACCACCGCTAACAACAACCATTAGACCAACACCTTCAGCATTGGCAAGATGATTCCTCTGGAGAGAATCTACTGCAAACTCCTTGAAAGACTTATCGGTAACAGGAGAACCTGCATTCTTCCAGCTCATTGTAACGTTACGTACAACAGTTAAACCCAATTCAGCGGCCTTAGCCTTGGCTTCCTCCATAGAGAAAGCATTAATTTCAAAACGCTTCATAATCAATAAATTTTTTAACATATTAATCCATAAGGGTTCTTTACCATCTCTATCCCTTGTAAAGAGATTCTGATTTCTTCACAATTCTGTATCTCTCGAAATCAGTAATACAAAGATACAACAAATTTTTCAATTTTCCAAAAATATTTTTGAATTTTTATTCAAATTCTATTTCGGAATCCCAACCGTAATATGTATAAGCAGCTACCATTTTTAGTAGGTATTCGGCTTCTGATTTGCCTCTCTTTAGCCAATAACTGTTAAGTTTATAACACTTACTCTCATAGTCAGGAAATGTTTGAACAACTAAAAAATTCGCATCATATGTCCAACCAGCTTCTTTGGAAGCACCATACTTTTTTAAACAATACTGTTCTAATACCAATAGATAAAGTGCAAGCTGACGATAATAGTGATAATGAATAAGTGAACCAAATTCTTCGTTCATAAACCATCTTGCAGCTTTACCAGTAGTTTTTAAATCATTTAAAACTACTTTTTTACGATCAATATCTACAGTATAATTATCAGCCTTCATCTTAAATTTAAGAATTGCAATAGGCTTGCCCTTATATGTTACTAAAAAATCGATAAGAAATGCAATCTCATTATATGATTCAACTGGTTGATCAAACATGCCTGTTGGATGTAATTTTGACATAATGTCTTTATTATTGTAACAAGATTCTAAACATCCACATACAGTATCATAGTCTGCATCAGATAATAAAATTTCTTCTTTATTGGTGTTTCTAGATCTTGGCGTATCTAAAGCTTCCCAAAATGGAGTACCTTTTTCAATAATCATAGGAATCTTTCGATCAATTTGATTTACGTAATATCCTACTTCGGTACACGCTTTTCTAATAGCTTCAATCCTATCCATTCCATCTTTCTCAAGATTATAAACCATTTCAACAACATCTCCTAACTTTGCAGATGGTCTATTCATCTTTGGAAGTAATGTAAAAGATTCTGGTTGTAATAAACACTCATGAACAGCACTACCTACTTTTAAACTTTGAGTAGTGATATGAGGTGGACATTGATATAAATATGGTTTACCACCTTCTTTAGGATCAATGTATTTTAAGCGACTGTTGCTAATATAATCTTTATACTTTTTGCTAAAATATTCTTCATCGCTTATATCTAGACGTTTTAACGTCTCCATTAAAGGCATTACCTTTAAATCTGATAATTTAAGTTTCATTTATCTTATTTTTTTATACTCTATTAATGAATTCATTTTAGCAACTTCGTTTTGTATAAGTATATCGCTTACATAATTATCCATTACTTTAATTTTTAAATTTTCAACAGATACGATTTTTCTTGGAAGAAAGACTGTTTTTTGTCCATCTATATAAGTTTCAAGAAAATTCATTGCTTTATAATAAGGCAATCTATTTATAATTAAATAACTAACAACGCATTCGATTCCGGCGTTATATTTTAAAAGTAATGAGCTTGCTGATAATACATCGTATTCATCCGACAACATATTAAGCATTAACAGATCATCTTCGTTTAAATGAGAGTTCTGTTTAAGAATAAGTTGCACACAAATATCGTTCATTATTTTATAGAAAGATTTAAATCATAAATTCTACGATGTCCCACATTATAATATTTATTATGTGGTGCATCCATAAGATAGCAAAATATACCGTTATCTACAGCATCTTTATAATTACTAAACTTATCGTCGATAAGAATAGAAACATTATATTTTTTCATTAATTCAAGTTTACTTTCGTTCCAAGGAACACAGTAAACAGGAGCACAAGGAAATCCGTTCTTTTCCAAATTTTCTTTAGTCCATTCAACTGGAATGCTTCTACTAGTAATATAAAGATCTGGTTCAAAACTCGGCATATGTTTTGTTTTCAAAGTTGTCCAAAACTCTTTATCTGTAGAGAGTTCTTCTAATTTTGCACGCATTTCGTATGTACTATTCCAATAATCATTACATTTGATTCCGGTTTTCTGTTCAAATCCTCCAATGAAATCTAAACAAACGTCATCAATATCTAATGCAACAATTGGTTTAGTTATTGGTAAAAATTGACGATCATCTCCAGCAGGATTAATTGAATAATACTCTGCTAAAATTAGTGCGTTAGAAGCAACCTCTGCAATTGATAAATTTCCTTCAGGTGTAAAATCTTCACCTTTTTCAAATGCTAATAAGTGTTTTTTAAGTGAAGATATAACTTCTGTCCATTTAAGACCATCTTTCCATTCACTTACAGCATGTTTGTCTAATTTTGAATTTAGTACTTTATGTACTTCTTCTATACCTCTAATCGGTATTAAATCGTAGCGCATATTTTTATTATTTATCTACTATATGTATTGGATACCAAATCCCATCAATTTTCAGAAGTTGAGCTTACAGCAACCGTAGGATATATCTCTATAGGATGTAATTCTATAGGATGTACTACTATAGGTTGTGTTTCTATATCTGTTACTGATTCCTCCATCTCTGTATCCGATTCAGGAATAATAGTATATTGATTTTTATCTAAATCGAATGCAATAAAATCCTTACAATCGTTTAAATAATAATATGTACCATCTATAATTACAACAGGATCTGAGCATTTAGCTTCTTCTTCTGGATTAGTGACAATGGAATCTTTTATATATGCTGTTGGTACTCGATCACTTTCACAGCTTGATATATAAACGCGTACATTTGGTTCATCATATGGAGCATAATCGTCTAATATATCCGACCAATAACAACAGTCGTCACATAAATATCCACCATACCATTCAGACCAATGAAGTTCGTCAGGCATATCATCATCATATCCAAAGAATGTTCGTCCACAACGATCACAAGTATATGTGCAACGACAATAATCTCCATCTGTACTATCTAATGCACAATCATCTACATTCGTAGTTATATAGTTATGATCTTCATTATAATACCTAAACGAATCTACATAAGGAAATTCATCATATCTTTCCTTCAATTTAATCTTGAGTGGTAAATGTTTTACATGAAGATAATTGTCATCTGGAGTTAACCAAAATTGTTCTTCGCCAGTATGTAATAACGAATTATCTTCACGAATTATCCATTTGTGCTCTTTAGCATAATCAATGAAACAATTATAAAGATAATCAAAGCATGTATAAACTCGATCAAGAATTGTAGTGTTCTCATCGATTTCCCATACGATTGCTCTGCCAGTTAATTTTCCAGCTTTTTTAGTGATAAGCATTTTTGCATTATCGACATATATATCAAAATAACTTTGAGCTGAATCATATCGCATACAACTATTCCCAAGAGTACCTTTACATTCGTAATAATTATTTTCGTGATACCAATAACGAATATCTTCTCCAGATACTAATTGAAAATTATTACAATTACAAACCTCAGATTTAAAAGCATTAGAAAATGTTTCCCACTCACGTTGTTTAAATTGTCTTACTAACGCTTTTTGAAAGATTTTTGCAGGTTTTCCTTCTTGTCGATTCTTTCTTGCCCATGTACCATCTCCTGTATATTCCGGTTCTTTATCTTTTGGGAGAAATGATACATTTGGATCGTCTCCTCCAACTCTAACAGAAAGCATTGATACTTCTTCTGTTAAAGATGGACGAATTATTTTGTCAACAATTTTATCACGTAATCCATTAGGAATATATGTGTAAATTTTTAATAAATCTTCAACATTTGCATCAATATCACTAATTTCTTTTGCAATAGGATCGCCTTTTTTAACAAGTTCCGATATAATCGCTCTTAAAGTTCCACTTAAAAAAGGATATAAATTACTCATTATAAAACGCTTTTAATATTTTCTGTACAATAAAAAACGCAGGATCTTTAGAAATATCCTCATCTTTATCAGGAACAGGTTCAACCTGTAATTCTTTTATTTCTATAGTATCTTGCTCATCGTTATACTCCATTGGAATAATTATCGCTCTTTCTGGAGTACTAACAGCAACTTTAAATTGTTTCATATGTAAATATAATAAAAAATCCGGAATTACTTTCCGGATTCTGTAAATTGTTTTATTAATTTATAAAATGCTTTTTTATCCATCATAACGACTTCGCCTACGGATAAAAAATTAATATTAGCTTTTTCTTGTTTATTTCAAATTAAGACAAAACTTTCTGGATCAACAGTAGATTCTTCTCTAATTTTAAAATATTGAGGTGTTGTTTGTGTTCTCTTAAGTTGAATATTAAAAGGTAACTGATGTTCTGTATCAATTAAATCGATTTTATTATCATCTGTTCTTTTAGATTCACTTCTAGAAGTAACAACACCTGTAAAACCCAATTCTCGAAGCTCTTTTGCTATTCTACATTCATATTCATTACCTCTTGCTTTATTTCTAGCTCCTAAACCTCTTCTTTTAGGTTTTTTATCAAGCTCTTCTTCAGTTGGAAGTTCGATTTCTTTTTTACGTTTGACCATAATATTCTTTTGCTTTTTCAATTAATTCCAAAGTTTTTCTGTATCCAAATGATTTTCTATAGTCAGAAAAATCTTTTGCATCTTCTCTATGTAACATTAAACAAGTTACTTCTGGAAATTGTTTGCGTATTTTACGCATAGCTTGAACACCTGGTAAATCGTTATCATATAAAACATATATATGTTTATAATGATTTTTTAATCGTTCGTACTGTGATTTGGTAACAAATAAATTTTCGGAACAAGGTGCTATAGCTGGTATACCAAATTCGTATAAGGCCATAACATCTTTTAAAGATTTAGTAACAATTACATAATCTCCTCCATCTTTTGAAAGCATATGAGCTCCTTGAATTTGATCTTGTTTTCAATTAGAAATAAATTTTCCAGCTTTTCTTCCTGGAAAATATATTCGCCACTGTTCAATTCCATTTTTTATTCCACCATAATATCCAAATACTGGTTTAGAATCAATATTTTGATAAAATAATTCATCGTTTAATCAAACTGCATCTACAGGATAAACCCTAAATTTTTCAAGTGTTTGTTTGGTGATTCCATAACGCAGTCATCATTCAAGTTCTTTATCTGTAAACTCTCTAGTTTTTATTTGAATTTTTGCAGATTCTTTTTCTTCAAATTTGATTCCGGAATATTCAATTTTTGGTTTATGTTTTTGCATATCCTTACGTTGAATAATTCCGAAATCATTTGCTATTATTTGAAGAGCTGTATAATAACTACATTGGAATTTCTCCATTACAACCGAAAAACAATCGCCAGAAAAGGCACCAGAAAAATCTTTCATAATTAACCTACCTCGTCCATTTTTATAAAAAGACGCTGTTGGCATTCTATCATTTCTAAGGGGGCTTCTAAATAGGCCTTTTTGTATTCTAACGCCTAAATAATGCTCCATAATCTGTTCTTCAGAAACTCTATTTAAAATAAGTTCCTTTGTTATTGTAATCGGTTCTAATGAAAATTTCATCAGTTATTAGAATGGAAGATCAGTAGTTGTATCTACTTTAAGTGCTTCTGCAACACCATCGAGAGTTACATTACTTGTAGGTGCAGCCATATTTGTAGGACGATTGTTCTGAGCCTGCTCAATCATCTTCTGTTCACGCTGAGATAGAGTAAGATCATGTCCAATAAATCTAGTAGCAATACCTAATGCACCTGCACGATTAATCTTTGCAGGGAAACTAGGAATACTATTAAATCCATTATTTTGAGGGATAAGTTTTACTTCAACTTCTGCTCCAATATATGGTTTGGTAAGAATTGCACAAAGTTTTACTAATTGATCAAAGTTTAAATCATCAGTATTGATTTTCTTTCCATTAATAACAACATTTTTATTATCAATATCCTCTCCAATCTTAGGATCGAGTGCATCAAGAATCTGACGAAGAGCTACCATAAAATGTTCTACTCTAGAAGGATTTTCTCCATACTGAGATTGAGTTCTTTCCATACATGTAGGATCCTCGACTCCGTTTCTCTTTGATGGATCAAAGAAATTTTGAACAAAATCGCCATAACCCTCAACATCAAGAGTTAACTGCATTGTATTATAAATAGTTCCATCCTTTTGAGACGTAACTTCACTTAAAGCCAAACCATTAAACTTTGCGTTATGAATACCAGCGCTAAGAAATTTACCACCTTCAGCAAGGCCGGTGGTAGAGCCTAAATTAAACATTCCCATAGTATATATTAATTAAAAGGGCAGATCATCTTCTGCCATAATATTTTCAATCTCTTTATCAATTTCAGAATCATTTAAAGCTTCTGCATCTTCTTGTTCTTCAACAAGATCATCATTTTCCTCTTCAATTTTAACTGGAACTAATTTTCAGATACCGTCTTTAAATGTTTCTAAGTTAAAAAATGTTCCAAAATCAAGTAACGTTGTTCGTTTCTCACCTCTAAAGGAAACAGTTCCTGTTTTTGTAAGTCTATTTCCATCAAGACGATCGGTAAACATTTCTGCTTTTCCAATAATAGGTATTGATTTACCAATACCTTCTTGTCAATACTGAATAGAAATTCTATCATCAGCTTTTGCATTAAGTTTTTCTAATGCATTTTTTGACAATTTGAGTTTATTTTCTTGTACTTCAAGATCAACATCAGTACAAGGTGTATTTATTTCTTTAAGTTTTGGTTTATATCCATCGACTTTTACATTGGATACCGTACCAGACATTTCATCAAAAACAAATGAAATTTTAAGCATTGTTTATAGATTCAGAAGGGAAGATACGTTCCCAATGATATATAATGGTTCCATCTTCTTGCATTTCGCCAAGAACTATATCTTTATTACGAAGATGTTCTGGTCTAGAACCACAATCTACAAATTTATCATTGCTATTAAAACTTAAAATTGTATTGGAAAAATCATCACGATATAAATATCCAATTGCATCGGATCTAGATGCCAAAACTCTACCAGTTTTACCAGTTAAATCTATTACTTTAGCTGTAATATCAGTGTTTGCAACAGCAGAATCTTTAACATGACAGACTAAAATAATATTTGGCACAACTTTCTGAAACATATCAATTACCATTTCGATAGCATCTCTGATTTTACTATATCCTGCACCCATTGGTGCATCTAATACATCTTTACCGGTAAATTTACTACCAGCAGGTGTATCGAGATATAATTTTAGAGCTAACGGTTTGACAATTTCTTCAAGTTTTGTAATTGTATCCAATGTTAGATATTTATATGGACATCCAGCCTCTTTAATTGCAATTGCAATTTCTTTCAAATCGGCTAAGCTGTTTGCTTCAACTTTGAGAGCATCGATATACTTATATCCATTTTCAAGATCTACTATAAGATTGTTTGGAAGTGCTGCAAGAGCAGTAGACTTTCCGATTTTTGGCTTACCAAATACAATTAAGTATTTTGGATCTTGTAGTTCTGCCTTAATTTTTGTTTTAGGTAATTCGATTGCCATTAAAAACTAAATTTTATAGGCTTTTTCTCATCTACTCGTTGTGGAGTAGAATCATCTATTTTTAACATTTCTTTTTTGTTTTTACAAGGTATATTATTTTCTTCAAAATGAAATTGTGTATAATCAGTAATTTTTTCTGGAGCTGGTAATTCAGTTCACCATCCAACAGAACCATAAAAACCAAGATTTATCACTTGATTTGCAATACCATATCTGTTCTTACTTAATATCAAACTTCTATGATTTTGTCCAAGTCCATTATCTCCAAGAATTCTATAACCACGATATGTAGCTAATTTTTCTCTAAATGGATAGAACAATTGCATAACAACATCGGAATCCTGACTTGGAGAACCACTATCTTTTAAATCATTAAGACCTGGCTCACTAAGATCTAATTTACGACGTTCAATATCAGAAGATGCTCTATTTTGCTGCATTAATGCAAATCACGATAATGGTAACTTTCTTTTAAGTGTTACCATATAAGAAGATGCTAAATCAATTTCTTGTTTTAACGTTCTTCCTGCTTGTACATTCATTAATGCAAAGTGATCTATTACACCGATTATTAGAGCATTAGGATTATCTGGAATAAACACTTTCTTTCCATTTATAATTTCAAAACGTCCAATAGTTTCTGCAAATTTACAAGTATGTGCATATAAAACATCTGCACTAACATTTGTATCAACTATATCAATATATTCTGAAATTGCAGAAAGTCATTTTTTGGCCTGTTTCAAACATTCATAATCTTTATCTGAAATAGGATGTTCAAATGATAAAATATCATTAATTGTTAAATATACTCCAAATTCTTCTGCACAATATAGTCCCATTAATTTTGCTAGTAACACATCTGCACCAATTTCCAAACTATAATATTGAAAATAAACTGGACGTTTTTTGTCCTCGTTTTTTAAAATATTATACATTATATATAATATTAATGCAGTTTTACCAACAGACGAACTTGCACCACACAAATAATATCTATGTGGTTGAATACCTCCAATTAGTTTATCTAATTTACTTAATCCGGTAGAAATTCCTATATTATCACCTTTTTTACCTTTATCTATAAGAGTTCAAAGAAGTTCAAGATCTGTCATTAGGCACTTTCATACACATTAAATGTACTCTCCACTTGACCTTCTTGTGGATGATCTCTAAGATACTTTAAACTATCTCATCCATTACTACAAACAAATTCTAAAATGCCACTATTAATTTTATTATTTGCTTTAGCTCAATCCAAAATCTCCATAATTTCTTTATGTTTTTCAGGATTGTGTTTTATTTGACTACTATAGTGAAAGAAAAAATCATCCAAAGAATTAAATTTCTTTGCTATATTTTTAAGTGGATATGTCTTACCCTGAACTGTAATAAAGGGCGGATAAGCATCAAATAATTCTTTTCCAAGTTCTCCAGAATTTTTAATCCATCCTTTTAAAAAGTTTTTATTAAACTCAATATCATCGGGATTATATGATTCTGGATTATAATCTTTATGAATAATACCTTTTTCTTTTAAGGATTCAAATAACCCTTTCAATTTAGATCCACCGCCATTAGAAAATCATTTTGCTAAAAATTCAGGATGATTTTCTTCCTCTTGTGCAAGAAATGTTAAATAAACCAACAAGAGTTCATCGGCAGTAAGTCTATATGAAATCATTAGATTTAATATTGTATCAAGTTCCAAATTAATGTTAAATTATAATATTAATTTAACGTTCAATAATACTTTAGGTATCTTTAGGCTGAAACTGTTAAAATCTAAATTTTAGGTTTTCGGAATAATTTCTTTCTCGAGTTTCAATGTTTTCTCCAGCTAAAACTCGATCTAACTGTTCTTCAGTAATTGTGGTTACTTTAGATGCTTTACTATTAGTAAATCATTTTACTTCTTGTGTTCCAGCAATAACCAATGTAAAAATTTCAGTAGTTTTTCCATATTCATATCTAATACTTCGTCCTACTCTTTGTACTTTACGAATTTTAGATGAATCTGTATGTAAAATGACTTCTAGATTTATACCTTTTAAATCCAATCCTTGATCTGCGGATTTAGAAGTATTTAATACACCACATTCCTGTGCATTAAATCGATCTAAGATTTCTTTATTTTCTTTTGCTTTCTTTTGAGAATGAATAGTTTCACCAATACCTATTTGTTCTGCTGTATTAATTGTAGCAGAAAAAGTAATTGCTTTTTTATCTGGGCGAGCTTCCAAAATCTTTCTTGCAATTTCAATCTTTTTAGGATGATTCATAACAAAATCTTTTCGTTTTTTCATCATTCTCATCCAATCCAATGCAATTGCAGCAGTTTTTTTAGAATCCAATCCCATCCGTTTCGCTCATTGATTACGAGCAATTGGATCAGTTGCAACTTTCATAGCTAAAGCGAAATCAAAATTAAAATATGAGAAATACGCATTAAATTTACGAGTTCATTCATTATATTCTGTAAGATCTACATTAAGTAAAACCAAATATTCTTTATGTGGAGAAACTCAACCATTTTGTTCAGCTTCTTGTATTGTAACTCTATCACAAATTGGAGCAAACTTTTCAATAAGAAGATGTCTCATATCAAGACGTTCCATTGTACCAGTTAAACAAAGAATAAATTTGTAACAAACTTTATTAAAAACTTGTACCATCTGTTCAGCTGCAGCAATATGTGCCTCATCTATTATAAGAAGATCACAAGTCCAATCCAATTTAATAACAGAATTAATAATTTCCACTCTGGCATTTAGTCCTAATCCTCTTTCATCAATTTGTTGAATTCATTGATCTTTAAGAATTTGTGTTGGAACTACAACTAATGTTTGTGCTTCTGGATTTTTACTAGTAAAAGCGTCTATAAGGTTTAAAGCGACTCTAGTTTTTCCGAAACCCAGTGCAAGCCTCAATGCTTGCTTTCCCTCCACAATTTAGTCATCGCTTTAAACAAAGTTTTTGTCGTTCAGTTCTATCCATTATAGTGGATATTTTTTACAATTCATACAATCATATTCCTCGCAATGGTCACAAGGTATATAATCGTAATCTCTTGGATAGTCATCAAATTTAGCATTTGGTTCCATCTCTGGTTCATAATCAAAATACCTATTATAAGCTTTATAATCGATTTTAATCGTATATTGTTTATCTATAGGTACTGTTTTTAAAATAGCTTCCATAAAATTCAGACAGTTCTGAAGTTCAGGAATAATAGTATATTCCGTTACTTTATGTTCATCATAGTAGCCACATGAAATATTTACTCCAGATAATTGTAATTGTTCTGAAAGAACTCCTACATCTGTACCAAGTCCATAAGCCTCTTTATATTGAAAAGCTGCCATTATTCCGGATACTTCCTGTAACCAATATTCAGAAGCAGAATATATTCCATTTGTATATGTGATTAAATCAGAACTACCATGCCTATCTGCCTGAATCATATAAGAAACATTGTAGAAGAAATCTATATTATCAGAAGCATAATCTGCTCCTAAAAATCCAACTTCTTCTTCAGTTGTAAAACATACTTTTAAATCTGGAATTTCTTTTAATAACTGTATCGCGCAACATATACCGTTTGTATCATCTGCACCCAAAGCAGTTTGTTTTCCAGTCATTTTATCTCTACCCCAAATTTTATTATTCTTAATTCTAACTTCCTTATGATCACAAGATACAACATGATCTGTATGCGCAATTACACAAGGAAAGAATTCAGGATTAGATGTGTTTTTAGTAATAAATATGTTACAATAGCCATCCATTTCAAAATCCAATCCGCCAATTTTATAACACTCGTTTATAATAAATGTTAACATTGGCCATTCTTTTTTAGATGGATGATTTATTGATAACGCCCTTTTTAATAAGTTTAAATCTAATTTCATTAAAATAATGTAGGATTTAAGCTATCTTCTATAGCATAAATTATTTTATAAATTTCATTACGATATCAACTATAGTTTATATTAGCGTCTTTAGGAGAAATATCTTGTAATACATTAAATAATGTAACACCAGATGTTGCACACATATCTTCATAATCGTAACGTTTTCCATTAGTATCAACTTTACATTTACGAATTTTATGTCCATTTATAGACATATAATATCGATTTATATGCGTCAAAAGTTGTCCATTATATTCAACACTAAAATCTCGACTTACTTTTTGAAAAGTCAAAAACTTTTTAATATCGTTACAAGCATATAACGTATCATTAACTGGAACTTTATTCACAAAATATTGAACTAAAGCTTCTGCAATAATTTGTGGAGCCATACCTTTTCCAAGAATAGGTTCCTGAATAAACATACCTTTAGTTTTAATAAGTTTTGGATCATGTGTTTCAGAATAACCTTTATATACTCCAATATAATCATTTACAGCGTATTGATAGAATACTTCAAAATATTCATGTTCTAATTGAAATTGAGTTACAGATTCCCATTCTTTACATGCCTGCATTATTTCATCAAATTTATCTCTAGGAGCCATATACATAATACCATCTGTATTTAATTGTCCAATACGGCAACCTAAATTAATTAATTTTTCAGTAAGCATTAAAAGCATTAATTGACAATTTAATCGTAATTTAATAACAGTCTTAGGATCATAACATCAACTATATTCATTTTGTAACATTCCAGAAATACCATTAAGTGCTAACTTATAAGTCTGATTCATAACTTTATCACCATTATGTTTGGCTTTAATTCTATCCTCTCTAATTTTCTTATAAGTCTTTAAAAATTCAGGACCAAGATGTTGAGGATACAATCCAAAATTTATAATTGCACTTGGATACATTGATGCACAATCTGAATCAATAATGATTCAAAAGTCATCAGTTCTAAAAACTTCTGGTTTATTTTTAGTATGAATTCCACCTAATGAATATGTTATTTCGAGATCTCCAACACGAAGTGTTTTCTTTCATCTATCTGCAGTCTTTTTAAGTTTTTCTGCATCAAGATTAATATGTGTATTATAAAGTTCCTTATAAAATTCTTGAAACAAAGGTGTTTCAAATTTTATAAAATTGAAATAAATGTCTTTAAGATCTACTTCATGACAAGGACTTCTTAAATCTTTTATTTCATATCAAGATTTTCCTGTATCTCTAAGATAACTATTTTTAATAACTTCAACACCTAAATTAACACCATCTTGATTTAAAACATTTACTCCAAGATTTTGTTCAATTCCTAATCGAAGCTCAATTTCACCTTTTAAACGGTTTAAAAGTTCTTCAGTAGATAAGATATCATTAATATTATAATTAATTAATTTCTCTACATCAGCTTTAGGAAGAAAACTGTTAAAATCACCATCATATTCTTCAACATTTCTATATTCCATTGTAACTTGTAACGCTTTCAAAGAAACTCTTAATTTCTCTGCAAACATCATAGTTAATAAATCAAGATTTGAAAATAGATTTGCATATTTATATTTTTTTCATGATGCTGATGTTTTAGATTCAATAATCAAATCACTAAACTGTTTTAATTCTTGATTAGTTAATCAAACAGGTTGTGACACTAATTTCCTATAATTGATTATGATATAAGAAATAATAGGAGCGTCATAATGAATTGAATTATATCCAACTCAATATATTTTTTGATTTAAAAAAAGTTGAACAATATCTCCAATTTCGTTTTTTCATTCAGAAATTTGAAATGTTCGAATATTGCCAGACTCTGTATTTTTAATAGCGACACTAAAAAAATTAGGAAATACTTCAATATCGTAAACAAATGCAGTTTTACCTTTGATTATCATCTCTAGGCTTTAGAGTAAAATTCTTTTGCATTGCTACCATTTCAAGTTTATCTTTTAATACATTTCAACGATTAATATGATATTCAAAATCATGATCCAATAAAAGCAATATTTTATCTCTTAATAATAGAATAGTATTTGTTGGAATATTTGAAAATTTTGGACGACCTTCCAGTCTAACAATAGATCGGAATTCGTTATAAGATAAACCCTGCGGATTAAATCTTAATTCGACATTACTATTTAAGAAGAGTCTTTCCTTGATAACATCCTTCTTACTACGATATCTACCATTAGAATCGTATTCAGTTAGATCTTTCTTTTCATCTTCAGATAGCCAAATACCAAGAGATAAAATAAACTTATCGGAAATTAATCTACGATTAAATGCATCCAATGAATCTAAACATGCAGATAACAGCATATCTATAGTCACAGAACTAAATACATCTGGTAAACCTGTAAATATTTTATCAACAGTATCTGTATTTTTTAGTCCATGCTCTCGCTTATGAGCACTTATATAATCAAGTAAGTCTTTATTTGTTTTAAGAACATCTATTCGACATTCATGTAAAATATAACGTAGTAAAAGTTCTGTATTAGCACAATCCCACATACGTCTTACTTGATCTCTTTTTCGTTGTACACCAGGATGATACGGATCTTTATTATAAAGCATGTCGATTACATGTCAATATGCACGTTGAAGTTGATCATATTTCATATCCATCATTTTCACTTCCGTACCATTTGACATTTTTCAAGTTCAACGATTTATATCTTTGTCCCTATCATCAAATGCTTGTACCAACTTTTCTTGTAAATCACTCATAATCTTTAAAATTTAAAATCTTTATTTGTTATTTTAGGTTTTTGTTTAATAAAATTTAATAAATAGCAAACAGTATAATTATACGTTTGCATTTCCTGTGTAGAAACTTGATAGTATTTATCTCCGGCGTTAACGTAATCACATTCTACAAAACCTGTATCACCAATATCTAAATCTTCTACGTTTCAATTTGGAGGTTGTGTAACAGTAAAATATCTTAATAAACTATTATCATTTTCATCCAAATTTTTGAAAACATACATTTTATATTGACCTGGCTGAGTAGCAACTACTTGTCCGAGGAATGTTGTTCGCATGGTATTAATGTTGATAAATCACAATTATTTTTAACTGCTTCTAATGCTCTACAACATAAATGATCCAATCCATCAAGTTTCTTTAAAAGATATTGAAAAGCACTCCAATTATTATCTTTAAAAGCTGCATTAATAGCACTATTTAAAGTAGTTACATATTCATCTTCGGCACTAGCTAAAAGTTCAAAGATTTTTTCAAATGATTCGAACTCATCTAAATTTATACCATGAATCATTGTAGTTGGAGATGCCATATTATTCATATACAAATATCCAAGAATACAGTTCTTATTTTTTATACAACATTCGTATAAATATTTTAAAAATTTCTTATACTGCATGTTTCCGTGCATAAAACAATAAGTTTTTGCTGCACTAATAAGAGCAATTTTATCCTCTTCAATTTGTAATATATCAGAAAAAGCAGAATATAATTCTTTTGAAATGTTTAACTTATCCTCTTTTTCGTCTGGTTGTTTTAGTTTCATCCTCTAATTTTATTAAATTAAAGTACGAACTTCCTTTAGAATAAGATCTTTCTTTAATCGGAATATCCGATTCGAATATTCTACTATTAATTAAATGGTAATATTTTTTATTTTCCCATTTAAACTGCTCTATCAAGTATTTCAATTCTATAAAAAGTTTTATGAAAATTAAAATTATAAATACCCTCTAATAGATAAAATAAATTTGAAGATACAACGTATAAATGATCATTCAAATAAAATTTAATATCGAATTCATCATCTGTAGTTAAATATCTTAATATATCTGAGTCATCAAACATTATTGTAGAATCATCTACAATAGTATATGTTTCCCAAAAATACATATCAAGTGTTCCAGATCCACTTTTATTAAATAAATTTAAGCACTTTTCAACTTTTTCATCTAATATTAAAGAATATGGATCACTATGCTCTATATCAGGATACCAATGAGATCCTAACTTTTTTAATCTTATTCTATAGTTCATACATCTTTTGGTAAATTATAACATTGTGCAGCAAATACACATAAACGATCAGCTTCTTCGTTTCATTTATTGCCAATATGACCTTTGGTTCAAATCATTGTAACTTTGTGTTTCTCTAATAGTTCAACGATTTGAAACCAAAGGTCTAAATTTTTCTTAGTTAGATCAGAATTTTCTATTCATTTTTTAGCAGCACCGTTGATTCCTCCAATCACATATTGTGAATCGGAAATAATTGTTAATTCTACAGGTTCTTCAAAATATTTTAACGTTTCAAGAACAGCACGTAATTCCATTCTATTATTTGTTGTATTAGTCATTCCTTGATAAAGTTTGACTATTACATTCTCGTTTTCATCTAAGATGATGCTTGCTCATCCTCCTTGTCCAGATGATCCTCTACTAGATTGATAGGACCCATCTGTATAGCATATAAATTTACGCATTTTTCCATTAAAAACTCGTCCAAATAACAAAACGCTTCTTGATCTGTTAATTCTAAACCTAAATCAATCATTAAATCAAATACTGCATGACCTAACTCATGAACAATTACTGGAACGGTAACAGTTTCTGTATCAAACCAAATCCAAGTAGTTAATCCTTTGTGTAATGTTACTGCATTTGTTACTCCTGGATCAAAATCAAAACGATCTCTATAAGCATCTGCCAAATAATCTTGAACTTCATAAGGATCTCCAAGAATGAAATAAACTCATTGATTATAAATAGGAATTGTTATTTTTTCAATTTTAATCATCTTTTGAATCTATTTTAGAAATTGTAGAAATTTCATAAATATTTGTTTTTCCAATATGTTTACTATCAGATTTAATTATGAAATCTTCTAATTTTTTGGCAAAATCTTTATCATCTGTTTCGATTCAACCTTGCAATATTACATGAAACATTATTTATAAATTCTTTCAGTTTCCAAAGCAAAAATCTCGGCAACTGTTTGTGCAGAAACGTCATGAATTGTCTTAATATCTTCTAACTCGACAACCTTATAAGGTTTTCCGATTGCACGAGCGTAAGAAATTCTTTGACCTCTCTTCTTTGAATATTGTTCTTTTGAAGAACATGTAGCAAATCCGAAAGAAAGGGTTTTTCCTTCAAGAACACTACATACAACAACTCTAGGAAGGTTTTTCACTAACTCTGACTTAATGGGAAGATCATTAAGCCATTTACCTTCTGCATCTGCAATAAAATATCCGCACCGAATCTGTGTAGGGGCGGAATAATAATATTTAACTCCCATCTGTAAATAAATTTTTATAATATTTTAATACAAGATATATAATCAAAACTATAACAATACTTTCAATTATAAATCCTAATCCAATTAAGCATCCAACTGATGCAAGACACCACATTAAAATAGCAGTAGTAATATTTGCAATTTTATCTGAATCTTTTTTAAATATTAATCCTGCACCAATAAAACCAACACCAGATACTACTTGTGCTACTATTCGTGCAGGATCTCCTCCAATTTTATCAGACATATATGCAAATACGAACGAACCTAACATTAATAATGTTACAGATCGCACTCCAACAATGCCGTGTGATTTTTGTCGTTCTTGTCCAATTATTACTCCAGAGATAAGTAAGATAATTAGACTAAATATAAATTTCATAACTATTCTAATTCAAATATACCAGAACTTGTAATAGATTTAATTACCTTTCCATCAATTGTATCTCCAACAGACATAAAAGGTCCACCTTCTGGATCAAATGATGAACAGTTAATTCCAACATGATATTCTCCTTCAAATCCAATAACCCTAAATGTTCCTGTACTTTTTGGATCTGCTTCGAATTGCCATAGATTATCGCCAATATATTTTAATATATGGTTATATCCGTATCTTGCTGGAAGATTAATAATAGTTTTCATTTTACTTAATTTCTTTAAATATGTCTTTTTCAGTTATTATACAATTAGTAGATATAAACATATTTAATACGTCTATTGCATTTTCAAAAGCTAAACGATCTGCTTTAGCCGGATTAACGATTCCAGAATCTAGAAAATTCTCATATTGTTCTGTATCTGCATTCCAAGATATATTATCAGCAGGATAAACTTCTCTGCCAATTTCTTTTGGATTATATCCAGCATTTTCTACAATCTTGTCAAATATAGAAGTCAAGGATGATTTCACAATATCGATTCCTACATTTTCATCTTTATTATCGGATGTAGGCATTTCTAAAAATGCTTTTAAAAATGTAATACCTCCTCCAGGAACAATACCTTCTTCACAAGCAGCTCTAGTAGCACATACAGCATCGTCGACTCTATCTTTCTTTTCACGCATTTCTAATTCAGAATTTGCTCCAACTTTAATGGAACATATTCCTCCAACTAAACGTGCAATACGTTCTTTATGAAATTTGATCAAAGTTTCTTCTCCACTCTGTAAAGTGGATAATAAGGTTTTAATTTCGGAAACCCTTTGATTGACAAGATCTGCTTGTCCAGAGCCATTTAATATTGTAGTGGAATCTTTAGTAATTACAACTTTTCCACAAGATCCTAACATAGAACCATCGACTTTTTGAAGCTCTATACCATTGTCATAAGTTGCTAATTTTGCATTTGTAAGTAAAGCTAAATCATCTAAGACATATTTTCTATAATCTCCAAATGAAGGAGCTTTTACCAAACAGCACTTAATGTTTCCCTGAATATGGTTTAATCGTAAATTTTGAATTACTTCATCGTCAAAATCCTGAGCAATTATTAACATTGCCCTTCCATTTTTTGCACAATATTCTGCAGCAGGAAGAATCTCACGAATTAGTTGTACTTTTTGATCTGTAATTAAAATTAAAGGATTTTCAAGAACACATTCTCCTTTAGCTTTATCTGTAATAAACCAATGAGATATAAAACCTCTGTCAAATTGCATACCATTGATTATTTCGATAGATGTCTGATTATTTGCAGATTCTTCTACAGTAATTACTCCATCCAATCCAACTTTTCTAAATGCTTCTGCAACAATATTTCCTATTTCTTGATCATTATTTGCAGAAATTGATGCAATTTTTTCTAATTCATCCCATTTTACAGGGATCGATGACCCTTGTATGGTGGTCTTAACAAAATCAGCTGCTGTATTAATACCTTTCTTTATTAATGATAAATTATGTCCATCAATTGTTTTAAAAGCATTAGATGTCATTTTATAAGCTAAAACTGTTGAAGATGTTGTCGCATCTCCTACAGAACGCACAGTATTTAATGCAGCTTGTTTAAGTAATGTAGCACCTACGTTTTCAAATTTATTTTCAAGGAATATATTTTTTGCAACAGTAACTCCATCTTTAGTTACATGAGGAAGTCCATTAGAATAATTATCAATAATTACACATTTTCCTTTTGGGCCAAGTGTTGATCCAACAGCTTCTGCAATTTTTGACATTCCTGTAAGAAGAGCTTCTTTTGCATAATTCCCAAATTTTAATTCATTAATCATTTTTTAATTTACATATAAAACATACCAATCCAATCCAATTTACAAAAGGAATAATACAACTTAATGCAGAAAGCATTGGATAATCTAATAAATTTTTCTTGTAACATTGATTCATAAGCAAAAAACTTATGATACAAGGAATCGAATAAATAAATATAAATTCCATAATAATTGTATTTTACTGCAGGAGCTGCAGGATTCGAACCCACACCCGCGGTTTTGGACGCCGCTACCCAGGTTTTGAAGACCTGTGTGCTACCGTTACACTAAGCTCCTATACACTTATTGATACTTATTAATAAAAATGAACCCTATTCATTCGTGTCTACCATTTACACCAATTCGCTAAAATGCAGCAAATGCGGGACTCGAACCCACAGTATTGTGATTGTAAGTATCAGAATATAAAGTTACAAAAAAATTTTCAAATTTCCAAATTTTTATTCTTCAGAAAGATATTTGTCTATAAATGCATCTAAGTTAAAATCTTTACTTAATGTGTCTAGTTCAAGCTGTCTTTCCACCTTAATAAAATCAGGACGCTTTAGTTTCTTAAAATTCAATTTTAAAAGGGCGTCAATAAACGTATCTTCAGATTTATAATATCCGGTTACATCCGAACCGTTAAAGTGATAATCAAAATCTAATTCCTCAAATGCCTTTCTAATAACATTGAACGTTTTGATTTCTTCTCCAATAACGGCTTTCAATTGAAGTAGTTTATTATAACATTCAATTAATTTAGCATACTTTGTTTGAATATCCTTTTTGTTATCTTCTTTAAATTTGTTGAAAACTTCAAATTCTTTCTCATCAAATTTTTCTCTAAGAAGATCAAGAACTGCATCTTTCTGTGCTCTTGTAATTTTCATATCTTTTATTTTTAATCGTATTTATTTATGGTAACTTTTCCGATAAAATCCTTAAGTTGAGTAACGTTGCAATAACTCATGGTAGATGCTATTGCGGCCACAAACTGATGAACCCACTCACTAAGTTTATATTCAATAGGAATCCAATATTCTTTACCTTCTGCGGGTTTAATTCTTTTGTTTCCCATCTCTTTCTGAGCACGTTCAGTTGACATACCGTAATACATTCTGCCACGTTGATAAACAAACTGTTTACTATCAAACAAAACAGGATATGTTTTAGCTGATCCATCGACATCTTCTGAATCTTCATCAAAAGGATAATCTCTTAATTCGGTAGTGTGCCTTTTAAATTGTTCAACTGTTTCAATAAGTTTTGAAACAATTTCACCAGCAGCTTCTTCACATTGAGCGAAAATCTTACCACACATTACATAATCAGCACCCATTGCTAAAGCGATAACTATATCACGTATAGAAGACATACCACCGTCGATAACAATTTTAGGAACGCTTTTATAGAAAGCTCCACTTGATGCAACACGTTGCTTTCTGTAATTAAGGTCTTTAATTATTTTTGGAAAATCTTGAGAAATACCTGTAAGAGTGTTGGTTAAACAAGCTTGACCATCACCAATTCCAACACGGCAATAATCAATTCCTGCTTTAGCATATTCCAAATATGTATCAGCATTTGCAATATTTCCAAACATTAAAGTAACTCTATTTCCAAATTTTTCTTTTACTTTACTGCATAAATCTAGTGCACTTGCCATATGTCCATTTGCTATATCCAAACAAACATACATTTCTTCAATATTAGATAAATTATAGATTTTTTCTAATTCATCCAATCCAACAGCAATCCAAAGTAATTGCTCATTTGCAAGTTTAAGTCTTTTCTCAAAATCAACAGTTCTTGGAATAATTACATTAAGTCCTTCAGAATCAAACTTTTTCCAGTTATTATCGTCTATAATGCACGCCATTGGTGCAACAAAAATTGGAAGAGATGCGCCTGCTAAAATCCATCCACCAGCTTCTTCAGAATAAAAAGCATCGTAATAAGGAATACACTCCTCTCTATGATCTACATATGTTTTTATAGCCGGAGTGATATAATACTTTTCAAATCTACTCATAAATTATTTCATTTTTATATGTTTTTGCAAATTGTTCAGTAGTTAAAACTTCTGATATTGGAATGCAATTCGAAATATTACTTTTATATGTGAGAACTAATAAATCATCGTCCATAATTTTCCTAATTTTGTATCTTACAAATCCATCTTTATATGGAAAGTATACAATTTCTCCAGCTAACATGGTTTATTAAAATGTAAAATATTATGATTTTGTTCTATTGTTGTATCAAATCTATTTGATTTACTTATAATAAATCTATAATCTTGATATTCACCCTGTTCTACAGGCACAGTAACAATAATATGCTTTCTGGTTTTATCATAAATCCAACCTTCATAAATTGTTCCAGATTTATCAACAATCCAAATAGTATCAAAAAGATCTGCATCTTTTAATTCTTTTAGAATTATTGAATTTTTGACATCTTTTGTTTTAAATATATCTAATAATTTTTTTAACATATTATCTTAATTTAAAGATTGGTGTGTTCCTCCAGAATCGAACTGGAATTTCAGGTGCCACAAACCTGCCGACTAACCTTTATCTAGGAACACCATGTTATGATACATCTATTTTCGCAAAATATGGAGCAAAAAATAATATTGTATGTATCATTAAATTTTAAAATTCTTTTTCTTCTAAATCTCAAAAATCAACTTTCTTTTCCCGATTTCTCTTTTTCTCAGGATATTTTGGTTCTTTTATAGATTTAGGCTTTTTGCTTCGAACCTTCTGAAAATTAGTTTCACTTTTTTCAGACCAATGTTCAAGTTCGTAATCAGATACCTTTGGCATTTGATTTAATAAAATAGGTTAAAAAATCTATAAAGGCACTGAAAGTTACTTTTACTTACAAGCCACCTAATAACGTATTTTGGATACGGAAACTAACGCGTGTCGCACGCTATGACCAGCATAGAGTTGTTAGTTAATTTTTGTAATAATGATCGTTATCATTTTTTAATATTGTAAGTGCCTTATTTTTAGGAGATGTTATTCTAAACACTTAAAATACAGAAGTGTTGGATTATTTGCATGAACATCTATATTAGGAAAATGTTCACAAAATTTATCGCGATTGAATTTTGTTGTAATTAAATGAATACCATGTGCAGTTGGAACTTCATATTGAAATTTTACACAATTAAATGGTTCACAATGATATTCTATAAATTCAATTATTTCCGCTTTTTGATTTACAGCATCATCATCTAAATCTATTACATATTTTTTGTCTGAATTTATAAATGATTTACCACAAGCTGTAGAATAAGCAGCTTTTAATCCAACATTATTTGTTTTAGAGAGATAGATATCCGTAGTTATACGTAAACATTCATCTGCAACGTTATTAAAACTTCTTTTAGTAGGATGGACATATGCTCTCCCATTAATGGCGTCACAAATAGATTTTATCTCGTTTTCATATTTATCTAAATCGGTTAACGATCCAATAGTATAAAATTTAATCAATCTATTCATATTATTCCCATTTACTCCTGGTTCTATATGTCCATCTTTTCTTCTAATAAGTATTTGTACGAAATAGAATTCATCTGGAGAATTCCAATTCATTTTCTCACGAAAGAGATCAAAATTATCTATTATTTTCATATTATTAGTTATTTGTCTCCCAGGCAGGAATCGAACCTGCACGCTACTATTACTTCGCATATGATCCTAAGTCATAGGTGTCTACCTAATTCCACCACTGGGAGTTAAAACCAGACTCTTACGCGGTCTGATGTTACGTCCGATTTACAATAATTACGGAGTATGGTCTACCCAGTCCCATACATGCCGCTTAAACGTTTAGTAGTCTACTGCACTCCTTGGTTATTACACCGTGGGCTGTTGCCTAACCCTTTGATATACAGGTTGATTCTGCTTTATACTTTGATATACAGGTCGTTCTGCACTTTAGGCGCAAGGGCTCAGGTTTCTACTCTTAATATAGCCCTTTTTTCCGTTGTCTCGGCTTACGTCCTCTGTTTTACAGATTATACTACGGAGGGGTTTTAAACATTTCTGATAAGGCTCAGTCTTTTAAACCTCGATGTACGATTATTGTTATCGTTTTTAAAATATCGAAAATTATTCTCTTTTACTCAATTCCTTCTCACAATCTTCTAAAAATGAAATTACATTTTTATTTTCTTTATAAGTTAATATCATTTTAAAATATTTGATATATGCAATTAAAGATGATTTAGGAAAAGATGAAAAGTTCATACAAATATAATAAAAAAATTAATATTTTTTATAACTTTAAAATCAGATTTTCAAGACAATACTTAATGGCTGTCTCACAAGCTTCTTCTGGCGTAGGATAAAGACTTCCTTGATAAGGTAATATATTTCCATTCAAGACATAGGTGATAATCACATAATATCCTGGTTGTCCATATTGATGGATACCCGTTTCTTCTTCATTACGACTGACTTCAATTTGTGGAGAAATAAAAATATTATATGCTTCCGTGAGCCATTTTATAGCCATTTGGATGGTTGGGGCTTCGCATTGATATCTATAACCTTCGTAGTAATAACTATCCCTACCGTGTGGAGCAATCTTTGCTTCATTTGGATCTCCCATTCCCGAATGAGGTTTGGGTGTAAGATACATACTAAAGCACTCACCATAAAACCCCTTTTCTTTCAAGAGTTTTGCAGTTTCAAAACTTACATAATCTTCGGTAATCATATTAAGAAGTTATTTGAAATTCTAATACAATTTCTGTAGTAACTTTGAGTTCCTTTTTATGCTTCTTATAAATTTCGTTCTCTTTTTGACTTAAAACATAATTTTTTACATAATTATGCGCCTTTCTTTTAGCTTCTTCTACAGAAACAAAGTATCCTAATTCATTACATGCAGACGGATAAATTTCTTGCCAAAAACCAAGATACCAAGGAACTTTTATGTATAAATAATAGTAACGGTTTTTAGTAATTAATTCTGTATCATAATTCAAACAAGGGCGACATTTTTCAATAATACGGAATTTGAATATTTTTGCCTTCATAATATTTTATCTATACATATCCTTCGATGCTTCAAGAGCAAGTCTAATAACGCATTGTTCATTAAGCGAGATAAACTTTTTCAAGAAACCCTCCCATTCAAAATTCATACAGTATATGTGCTCAGACGCTCGACTTTTACATTCACCACAGACACTTAAAACAATGATGTCTATAAATCTACCATTAAAAGTTAATCCAACTAATACTTCAGAAAAGATATTATCTTGAGACTTTCTTATCCATCTACTATGCACATCAAATATATCGTTAAACGAATAAGGAAGAGCATCGATTAAACGAATTGGCCGTTCTTCTGTAATATTCTTAAAACCAAGACTAGATAAAATAGTAGATATATCACTGTCTTGTACATCTGTTTTATTCCTTTTCATACATTCCCTCCTTTGCTTCCAGTGCTAATCCCATTTCGATCAAACCACGATAGTCAAAGTGGTGTTCGTTGAGCCAATCAATAGCATAATGAAGCCATGAAATAGGGTCAACATTTGTATAATTGTGAAACTCTTCCAATTCTTCTTCAGTCATACTTGACATCGGACGGAGATAAGGCTTTATATTGCACAATGTTTGAACTCCAGTATCATCGTTGGTTTCGTATTCAACAGTGTCGGTAGTACTAACAAGGAAAAGCTCTCCAACCACATTGGCAGGTATATCCAAAATTTTTACCCCATAAGGCAACCTTGCACAAAGGTCTTTCAATAAGAGTTGTTTTTCTTCGTGTGTCATACTGGTTTGATTGTGATTTCAATTTCAATGGGTTCGTCCTCAAACTTAAGGTCTGGGAACATGTATTCAACAAAGGACAGGACGCAGCTTGAGTCACGGGGGGATTTCGGGTGGTTGCCGTCAACCCATTCGGTCTTACCCCTTACTGGTTTAACACCATAGACCGCAGTGAAGTCATCCTTGTCTCGTACAAGCCACCCCTTTATTTTCTGTGTTTCCATATTCTATTCAATTTTATACATCCCTTTAGGTGCTTCTAAGGCCAACCTCATATAAATCAATCCTCTGAAATCAATGTGGTGGGTAATTAGAAAATCAAATGTTTTTGTAGTAGCACAACTAAGAATAGATTGACCTATTTGACGGTATTTGCAAGTATTTCTACATTCATCCAACTCTTCCTTAGTCATATCTGATAAGGGACGGAGATAGGGCTTGACAACTTGTTCTTCAACTTCACTATCATTAAAGTAGTCCCTTTTGATGGAATTTATGTTTATACCATATTCGGTCCCAAAGATAGTTTGATTGATAGAACAAAGATGACCGTCACCTTTTGGTGTTTTACATATTACACCACAAGATAATCTTGCACTGAGGTCAAGTAAGACCAGTTGTTTTTCTTCCTGTGTCATATTACATCCAATTAGTCAAATTACAATGATGATCTAACTGATATTGAATACGTCTATTTATTTCTTTCCAAGCGATAGGTTTGTATTCATTAAAATCAACACCTACATCGTACTGTGTAGGTTTATATAAAGAAGTAAATTGTGCATCAAATCCAGTATCACCTTTACGAATATGTGTATGACCAGAAAGAGCAAACGCTAAGGACTCACGAGAAAATACTTCAGGATTCCAATGGGCATATGTTAAAAATGGAAAATGATTCAAATAAACTGTTCTGTCGTCTATTTGAATTTTCATTTGCTGTGATGCATAATCAAATAAATCTAACGCACCTTGAGATGCATTTTTCATATCATGATTTCCCAAGATAAGAATTATATGTCCATTTAATTGATTACGAATCTCTTTCCATTTTTGTGTTCCTCCAAAACCAAAATCGCCAAGATGAAATACTGTATCTTCAAGTCCTACAACAGAATTCCAATTCTCAATTAACTTTTGATCGTGTTCCTCTATTGTATTAAAAGGACGTTTACATAATTTAATAATATGTTGATGTCCAAAATGTGTATCCGATGTGAAAAATAAATTATTTCCACTAAATTTTGTTATCATATTTAATCTACATCTAATGGTATAATTTCAATCGCTCCACCATTTAAAATGACGGTAGCTCCATCTTGTGTTTTAAAATAAATACCTATAGTATCATAATGTAAATCAGTTACATCATGATATTCTAATGAAACATCATAATTATAATATATTACATTATAATACTCAGTATTTTTCTGTTCTTTCTTATTATTTATATTTATAAGTATTACAGAACCACCAATAATTAGTGCTGCTAAAAACAATCCGATAAGATATAATATTTTTTTCATATTTATTTAAATTAATTAGAGCGCATCAAAGGATTCGAACCTTTTAAAGTACCAAAACGATGCGCTATATTATCAAAATCAGTACATATTAAATAATTTTATTATCATCAAACAATCTGTTCTCAAGAGTAATGTCCTCACCAATGTAATCTAAATTGTGACATTGCATGTCCCTAAGACAAGTTAATTTATCTAACTGTACACATAAAAATTCAAAAACTTCTTTAGGATAAACCGTAGATAATACAGTTCTAATATCAACTCGAAGCGTTCTTAATCCACGCGAAGCATATTCCAAAAATCCGTTGAGAATGTAAATCCAAGTTAAAATCTTCTCAAGATTATAAGTCGGACGCAAAAATCTGAATTCAACAGTTTTGTTAACATTATAACATAAGAGATTTATGAAATTACACCAATAATATCTAGTTGGAACATTCCATTTATGATCTCTTGTAATGTCATTTGGATGAGGTTGAGTAAAACTTCCTAAGAACGGAGTTCCTGTTAACGCTACGAAGAAATCAGAAAAGCTACTATAAGATGCAAGTGGTTTACAATATGCTTTACCATTACTCTTATATTTTTCTGTATAAAAGGAATATCTTGGAATATAACATTGAATTTCATTTTGAATGTTATATAACAAGGCTTGCAGTTTATAAATTAATTTTGGATCTAATGGATAATCACCAAAATGAATATGTAAAGAACAATCTTTATTAAAGAATGTATTCTGTCTTAATAAATCTAATTGTTTTTTGAGTAAATTAAATCCAGAATTACCTTGTAAAATAACAGTTGAATATTCTACACCACTAATAGATCCATCTCTTAATGGAATAAGTCCATATTTTAAACAATCTTCTTCAGAAATAGCACCTAAAGATGTTTCAAACTCAATACCTATTGTACGTGTTACATACTTTGCAATTGGAAAATCATAATCTTCTATTTTAACTTGCTTATCTTTAAACAAATTAAAATGTTGTACAGCTTCATATTTTTTCTGAAATGTATAAGGATATAAATCAGGATTTAATCCGTATTTTACATGTGTTGCATCTGGACAATGATCATCGACAATTAAAACATAATCTCCTAGAAAAGGACTCCATGTAATATTTTTAACTGACTTAGGATCACAAAATGCTGAAGTTTTTCTACCTTCAGCAACAACTATAACACTACGTAATTCCTCGACTTTACTAGTATTTCCGTAAATTAAAATCCCATTTACTACTTCAGCTATATATCGAAATACACGATTATGAATTACTTTTCCTGTAATTCCATCTATAGTTTCCATAATGAATTAAGTGAATTAAGATTAATATCTTTTATGGAATAATTAAAATTTGTACGCGAATAATCATAAACTTCACATACAAATATACCTTCATTATACTTTGACTTTCTAGATCCACCTATTGGAACAAAATTACCTGTATATGGTTCTACATGATCTGGATCTTTTATAGTAAATAAACGATTATCTTTAAATATAAACGGATTCGAACTAAGAAATCTAATCAAAATTTCATTATCCGCTATAAAATCTTCCATACATGTTTTAGCCTTTGTATAATGTTCCCATACATAATCGTAACGACTTCTATCTAAGAATGGAATTCCATGAAAGAAATAATACTGTGTTGAAGCAGTATAAGTAGGTTTATTTTTATATGTACCTCCCCACTCGTTTATGAAATATGGGCCAACAGGAATCTTTTTACCGCCATCAAGACTGTAACGAAATTTCTTAAGAGCGAACGACAAATATCCTGCATATTCTTCATAAAGACCGGTACTTTTTGTTTCAGGATAAGTACGCTGTTGTACACACTTAGACCTATCATATTGACGTACTTTAATTAATTTTCCATCTTCATACTGAGCTAACGAATTAGCATTACCTGTATAAATTACCATATCTGGACATAATGCTGCCAAATATGTATAAATTGATGAAAATACTAATTTATCTTTAGAAAAACAAAGATAAAGAGGTCTTTCTTCTGTTGCTTCTGTAGAAGTGTCATACTTCTTAGAAACACCTTTGAAGAATAAAACCTTTGGTTTAACTGTGCGATAATCTACAATTACAAAGACACTTCCTCCATTATATTCGGATAAAACATCATATCCTTTATAATAGAATATTCTAGCCATAACTTGACTATCGGTTAATCCAGTAATATCTATATCTGGAATATACTTCTCAGCTAATTCTTTATAATTATAAATTGTACCATTATGAATGACTACAAATTTTGTATTATTGTTTTCATCCTGAATTACAATCGGTTGAGCTGTAGCCAAATTAATAGCTCCAACAGAAGCTTTTCTACAATGTCCTAAAGCAATTGTAGCTCTTTCGGTATCGTTTAAGAGTTCACTTTGTAAGAAAAAATCTTCGAAAAACTTTTCTTTACCAATACCATATTCAGTTTTTCCATCAATAAAAATACCGCAAGAATCTCCACCTCTAATATCATTAGCTATACCTAATGTACAAAAAGTAGAATAATCAAACTTACTAGGTTTTCTATTGATGATTCCAAAAATACCACACATTATACAGGAATGTTATATTTTCTACAAATTCGTGTTGCAAGATCTTTATCACTTTCATTAATAGCTTTAACTACGGCAGATGTATCTGCACAACTATTACCTGCGTTATAAGCGTCTATGACAAGCATTACATGGTCCCATATCCAACTTATAAGTTGAGGTGTGGACATCATATAACTTGATAAAATTCTCGCTTCACAACCATAAGATGTTAATCTAAATGCACCAGCTTTTCCATAGAGATTTCTACGTCTAATATCATTATCTATAAGAATGGATGGTACACCTACATACAAATCAAATAATCTAATCAGATTTACAGAGGTTCTTGCATTATATCCGTTATATCCAATATGGATATGACATCCTGCTGATCTAAGATTTGTAGACTGTCCGTTAGGCTTTGGATTAGGTTCTTGTGTATAAGCATTATAATCTACAGAACATCCAAATTGTTTTGCCTCATCACTCTGAAGTTGATCTGGATCTACAAATTCACTAGCAGAACATTTAATGTCATAATCAGGATTTACTCTTTTAACAAAATCCCTAATATAACTTTTCATCCACTCTATACTTGTAACAAAACTTTCTTTTGTTTTACAAGGCGGAATGTTAAATTCTGCAAGAATATTATCTGTTTCCAGTCCAAATCCAGATGGCATACATTTATCTACATATGGATCGCCTTTCACACCAGGAATTAATCCAATAGAAGATACAACTTTATCAGTTTTAGAATTTACAATAAATAATTCAGGGTCTGCACCAATTGTAAAATTATCAATGTACATAAGACTTTATAAGTTCATCTAACATTTTTGCTACAGGACTATTAGGAATCATTTCCGGATGACCTTGAATAGCAATACATTTTGGTAAATTCTTTCTATGATATACTACTACTTCTGGTTCATTTTCAACGATAGGATCAGAAGAAATACCATCACCTTCTACACAAGATCCTTCTTCTGCATGATATAAAATATCATAACTAGTCTTTGGAAGAACAAATGGATATTGCATTTGATGATGCGTAGAAGTAATTTCATAAAAGAATGTTCGATCTGCATTAAAAATTCTATGTGTATGGAATAAAGCGTGATTAGTACAATTCTGAACAAGAATTCCTCCATTCATTACACACAAAAATTGAGATCCACGACAAATACCAACTGCTAATTGTGATTTACGCATTTGACTAAAGATTTCTTTTTCATAAAGATCTCTTTGCAAATTACTATATGTAGAAGGATGTTTCTTCTTTCCATATAAAGAAGGGTCAACATCTTCTCCTCCAGTAAATAATACAATTTTTGCTTTAGTAATATCGTCTGTTAATTCTACATTTGTTAGAAAACTAGCATAATACTTACTGTTTCCTACAACATATACTTTTATCATTTGACAACTTTGTTATAAAATTCTAAATAATGAACTAATCGTTCTTGATAAGTACGATCCAACTCTTCTTTTTCACAATAATCATAATTTTTCCATGCTGGTATAGTATAACGCTTATCAATAGAATAATACGATTTATAAATATTATTCAAATGTGTAGATTTAAAAATAGCGTTTTTTAATTGTGTGTTTGTCAAAAACTTACCACATTTTCCAGAAGGAACACAATGAATATCTCTATAACCTGGCCAACGAAAATAAGATAAAAGAAGGAATAAATTAGCTTTAGATGTAAATTTAAAACACTTTTCTTCTCTCTTTAATCTATCAACATCATAAAACATCACATTCATTGGATATTCATAAATATATCTAATCCAAGTTAGTAAATATTTATGTGCAATTTTTGGCTGTGAAATATCGATATGAACTAAAAATGAATCGTCTTTACTTTCTATTGAAAAATTAAAATCAAATAATTTTTTAACAAGTCTTATATGATTATGAAGTTCTTGCTTTGATAAAAAACAGTAATTTGATTTCGAATTCTGTGCATATTCTGGATCTCTATTAATCCAAATAGTATAATGAACACAATCTTTTGGAGAAATATCAGCAATACTAAAAATATATGAAAAGCACGCTTGATGTTCTAGATTTTTTGTATGATCCTTTATTCTAAAAGAATATGTTGTATCGTAATTTAAAAATGAAAGCGGATCCATAATAATAAAATTAGGGTTCTGAGAACTACAGCTTTCCCAGAACCCTTTTTTGTTATGCGTAATTAACCTTCAACAGGTGCTTCTGCAGGTGCTGCAGCTACCGGAGCAGGAGCACTAAAGAGATTTCCGAACAGGTTATTGTTTCCAGTGAGAGCGGACATCATAAGAAGATCCTTCATGTCACCACCGTCCTTCATCATAGCATACATGAGCATAGGATTGGCACCAAGAGCACCATTATTCTGGCTCATAAGCATCAGAGGAAGCATGGAATCCTTGTCACCATCACTCATAGCGAGGAGAATCATAGGATTGATGGAACCGTTGATAGAACCTGCAAGAGATACTACAACGCGAACAAGGCTCTGACCAAGCAGGAAGTCCTTGATCGGATAGATCTGAGAACCAGCACCAGTATAGCTGACAACACCGATCTTATTCTTATCGATCGACTTGACCTTAGCATAGCTACGATCGCGAGCGATAACGTCGCCAACCTTTACCTGGTCGATAGGCTTGCTAACGATAAACACAGGCAGCTTAAGAGTGAGCTCTTCAGGATAAGCTACAAGGTCGTTATTAACACCAATGGCGACAAAGCCATTAGCAGTCTCTACACAAATATTACCATCGGTGGCGATACGCACATCCGTTGCCTCAGAGGGCATAAACATCTCCTTCAGACGGGCGGAGAAACCCTTAATAGAATTGTTACCTTTCATTGTTGAATTATTTTTTGCCTCGTTAAGAAGCGGTTTTGCAAATTTGCACCAGTCACCATACTTGATGACAGAAGAAACACTCGTGATACCAACTTTCTTGATATCATAGTTGCGAGTAAGGTTATCGATGTAATCACGATCTTCACCAGAGAGATTCTCAATCTCCTGATCGAAAGCCTTAATTACATAAATAGAATTACCCTTACCGGTAATAATGTTATCACCAGGCTTAACATTTCCAAGGTGAGCGTTAAGACCTACATTGCAAATACGAAACTTATCGTTCTCCTTTGCAAATGCAATTACGTCAGCAAGACTCTTTGGCTTGCTCGTAAGATTAGATGTGTAAACTAAAATCTTGTTCATAAATTAATTAATTTAAAAATGCTGTAGTTGGAGTCGAGTAATGGAATCGAACCATTGTACCAAGTTTTGCAGACTTGTGCATAACCGCTTTGCTAACTCGACATAAAAATAATAGCGATATCTCACGACATCGCTATTTAGATTAAAAGTAATCTTTTCTATAATATGAATTGAGCAGGATATCAGAATCGAACTGACATATCTAGCTTGGAAGGCTAGCATACTAACCGTTGTACTAATCCTGCAAAATTATATTTTATTGTCTCTATTTTTTCCTATATGATAACCATCACAAAATAAACATTTATATGTACTAAAATGAGTATTGTGTTTCTTACTCATTGCTTCTGCAGATTTTAGTGCAGTTTCTAAGTGATTATATGTTATCTTAGGTTGCCCGGTATGTTGATTAATATGTGAATTAATACTAAAAGCTCCCCAGGCATTTCTAGTTATAAAGAAATTTTTAAACCATGTTTTTCTTTTTATTTGGTCTTTAAACCATATTTTAAAATTTTTTCATTTTATCTTTGGCCTATGTTCCATATTTAATATATTATTTAAAAATCATCTTTTTTGAGCCAGCGGAGAATACCGAGATCTCGACCTGAGGTTTACAAAACCCCTGCTCTGCCACTGAGCTACGCTGGCAATAATTTAAAGACAAAAAGGACTTTTCTTTCCTTCTGCATAAGTACGATAATATAATTTTTGATTATCGGTTAAATTTTTATACCATTCTTCAAATAAATGAAGATATCTAGGATGATTATTCATCCTCCATTCATTATATAAATATTCTTTCATATTGTAGAGAGGCCGAGATTTGAACTCGGATTGCCAGTGTATCAGACTAGTATCCTAAACCTATTAGATGATCTCTCTATATTTATCAATCCGGAGCGATTGGTTAATAAATAATAAATATTATGACACTTGTATTAGTAAATACTGGAATTGAACCAGTGCTGCAATTACCAAAAAATTGTGTCCATACCACTAGACGAATTTACCTGATATAATATTATTGTAAGTGTCACTTGTAGGGTAGACAGGACTCGAACCTGCGTGAATGTCCACATCCCAAATGTGGCCGGTGACCAACTACCGCACTACCCTAACTAAATATTAAAATGGAAATGGTACTGGTTCAACTACATCTCTATTATCATCTTCATCAAAAGGCCATTCACATAATACTTTATTTGTTAATAACCTATACAAATCTGATTTATTTCGATTCATAAAATCAAGTATCACTTCTCTAGTAGAATCAGAAATACGTTTATCATAAGCCAAGAAAGCTTGATTCAATGTAACCTTATCATCTTTGATTTCAAAACTAAATGTACAAACTTCTGGTTTAGTCATATGAAATGCAATATGATTCTTACTTTGAATTTTGTTCCAATAGCAATTGTATAAACAATGATGCATACTTGTACCTTCAATAAATACTTCTTTTTCAGTATTTAACATATGAATGTTTGGTTCATCTAAACATACATCATATATAGGAACTTGTTCTTTTTTATCGATTTCTATGCGATTTAATTCAGTAATTTGTCTTTGGTGCTCTATCTGAATTCTTTTTTCAGACCATGTAAAGTCTACAATTTCATTTAACTTTACAGCACATTTTAACAAATCGCTATATGTATTATCATAAATATAAGGATTTCGATTTATTAGAGTTTGCATACTTTTTGCTAAATCTTTTGTAAAATCTTTTAAATCGAAAATACTTATAAAATCACTTGACTCACATTCTATATATTTGTAAAACAGTTTCCAATCAAAACCTTTTAAATGGTAACCCTTAGATAGAATACATCTACAAAGTGTTTCTTCGCTATAAACCTTCTTTCGTAAAATGTCCGCTATTACATAAGACCTTGTAATGAAACTTAATAGTTTTGCAGAAAGATTTTTATCTGATAAAAATGGTAAATTTAATCCAACAATAGAAAGAAATCTTTTCACACCATTATGGTCTAATTTTGAAGTTTCGATTTTATTATTTTCTATAACAATTGTATTAGTCCAAGAATGTTCAGGATAAAACTTTCTTCCAATCCTTTTAATAATTATTGACTTTAAACCAAAAAATAACTTATTATTTTTAAATGAACAGTAGTACGTTTGTCGCGTATTACCGATACACTTTATTTTTTCTTCATAAGGAAGGTTATAAAAGTTTTCAGGTATATTATTAAAGAAAACTTCTTTCCAAGACTTAGGAAACTCTTTAAGAGCTTGTGGTAAAGTTCTAGTTGGTTGTTTCATATTAATCTGTTTCTATTCTATCAAGTTCTGCAGCAATAAATGCTCCAGCTTTTTTCAAACAATCAATATATCCTTCGGGATGCCAATAAATACCTTCAAATGGCCAATCTTTACGACCAATTGCTGTACCATAAATAGCAGCTTTTAGATAAGAAAGTGCACCAAATAAAAGTTCTTTGTTTCTTCTAGAAAGATCGTGTTTACGATCATATCCATGTTTAACGATTTGTTTTTCTCGTTCTTCTCTAATTAAATCTATTCCTTTCATATGTATTAATTAATTATTGCGGAAGCAGAAGGATTCGGACCTTCGGACCACGTTACCGCGATCAACAGCTTAGCAGGCTGCCCCTATCGTCCACTCAGGCATACTTCCATTGCGGAGAGCTGAGGTGTCGATCCCCATACGTTTCACCGTACGAATAGTTTTCAAGACTACCTTCAGAGCCGTCTGAATTAACTCTCCAAAAGCAGTGCGTACGGGACTCGAACCCGTGAGCCCCTGAGTGACAGTCAGGGATGATAACCACTTCACTAACGCACTATTTGTGGGAAGAGAGAGAATCGAACTCCCAGTCCTGTTGAGGAGTGAATTTACAGTCCACGCGGCTACCGATTACCGGTTATCTTCCCATGTGGATCCTCGCAGAATCGAACTACGCACACCTTGATCTTCAGTCAAGTGCTCTACCAACTGAGCTAAGAATCCGCACACCCGCAAAGCTAACGGGCCATGTATGATCATATGCTTACCTCCATGTCATACTGTCTCTATATAGGTAACTATAGATAACTTAAAGCTTTAAAAAATATCTAAAATATTAATGTACATATACTTTTCAGAAAACGGTAGCTCTTGATTTTCTTCACCAATTTCGATTCCTAATACATGAACATTTGCCAATCTTAATAAACTCATAAGCATACCTGTAGGCCAAAATGATGACGATCCTATTCTTGTCAATGATAGACCTCTAGGAAGCTCAGAAAATTTAACTTTTAGATAAATAACATCATCTTTATCTAATAATTTGCTTAATTCAATTAATATTATATCGCATAAAATACGATACTCAACTGTTTTATATTGAAAGTACCAACAGTCTTCCTTTTTATAGAATTTTATTGTCATAATTTTAAGATTTGATAGCTGGGATGGAGAATTACGATATCTCGACACCGTGGTTAACAGCCACGTGCTCTACCTCTGAGCTACACCCCAATTTATAGTGGACCTGTGAGGATTCGCACCTCAGTCACGCCTACGTATCAATAATATAATTATTTACATGTTTAGTTAGTTCAACATTCTTTGTAAACTAACAAGAAAGCCTTCTTACCATAGTCTTCCCCGATATCGCTCCGGCACGTTTTCGGCATTATTTAACGGGATTCTATCTCCCATCTCCACCACTTAATTTTTATAGAATTAAGAAACTAGGCAATAGCTATTGCAAAATTTGCTTCAGAAGCAAAGAAATTTACAATACTGTTGCAGAAATCCATAACCTTGTTACGAATTTCGGAAATGAGATTTTTGGCATTTATTTGTTTGAATAGTTGATAAACGAGTTGTTCAGCTCGTACATGTTATATTATAAATCTCATATCGTTCTATTCTAGTCAGGCCCAATTATTATCATTGGTCTTTTAATTGATCAATGATATGTTTTGTGACTTCAATTCCAGGATAAAACAATTCTTCCATGTTTTTATGTGATTCAAGATAGTTATCAAGAGAATTGTTTATTTTTTCTAATTCTTTTAATGCACCTTTTCTATATGATAAAAAACATAGACTTATTGTTAATAAAACTATTAAAATAAATCAAATCATTATATTTTTATATTAAGTGTTTTCAATATTTCTTTGATGAGATCTTTATGGCCAAATGCCCAATCATATCTATCAATATCTTTAACATTTAACCACATACAATCTGCTACTTCATCATTTTCTTGTCCTTTAGCGTAAATTTTCTGTATTAAAGCTGCATCTTTTACTACAGCATAATATCGAAAAGTAACATTTTGTTTAGGATCATCATTAGGATCATCATTAATGGACCAAAGATGTAATTCATTAGGATCGATTTTAAAGTTGGTTTCTTCATAAATCTCTCTTGCACAACCTTCCTTAAGTGTCTCATGATAATCCAAATATCCACAAGGACAATTCCAAAAACCCTGATAATCAGGTGTTCCGTTTCCACGTTTATTAACAAGAATAAACACTTTCTTAGATGCTACACAGATGACAAAACCTACTGTTGCAATTGATCGACTAACCCAGAACTCTTGAGCGTCGATTTTAATAGGAAAATTTCGCATAATTATTTATATTAATATTTAAAGTGACCCCGACGAGATTCGAACTCGTGACCACTACATTAACCTACTACTTCATGTTACCATGACCGATTTACATCGTTGTAGTCTGGACTATTTCATAACCTTATCCTCTGGACTTAGGTTGCAGGTGCATAGTCTCTACACATTTATCACAAACTTGTGAATTTAGCTCGTCGTTGTCCTCTTTAGGAGTTTCGTCGAATTCGCCTGCTTCTACATCAACTGTTTCCAGTTGTGCACTCTTAAAATAATTATTAAATGTATGATCTTTTATTAAGATAATTCCTTTTCTTTGACCATTACTTGGATATTCTTCTCTTACATTAATAGTAGTTCTCTGACCAATTTCATCCATAGTAAACATTATACACGTTTGTAATTCAGCAATATAGAATACCATAAGATCTACATCTCCGATATATTTATCCATTCTTTTATTTGTAGTATGATTTTTACTACTTTCACATCTACATGCTCAAGAATTGTTTTCTGATTTACAATCTGTATATTTGATTTGTACTCGCTTCAGATTTTGACCATCATCTACTATTAAATCATATCTTGCATTGTCTCCGAATGGAAAAGATACAGTACATCCTCACTTTATAAATTCGTGTGCTACTGCAATTTCTCCTAAATTACCTTTTGTTTTACTATTCATACATTTAATTAATTTTTAGTTAAAGTGTAATGCTCTACCAGCTGAGCTACGAGGTCGATCCATTTGTGGAGCCTACGGTAATCGAAACCGTACCTATGGCTTGCAAAGCCATCGTGCTAACCGTTATCACTAAGACCCCATAAAATAAGAGGGTTTCTGTTCCCAGGTACCTCTTTAATACACTGTGCTTTTTGGTTTCTTCCAGTGTGGTTGTAGCCAAACCCGGTTACTTTGTATTCTAGCGTCCTAGATACATTTCACATATAATGTGCCCCATACAGGATTTGAACCCGCATATGCCTCTTTTAGGGAGAGTTGCCTTACCTATCGACCAATGGGGCATAATGCCGGATTTAACGTTCCGGCAAACGTTTACTCAACTAATTTTAAATTCTTAAACATCTTTCCATCATCCTCCACAGCAATTGCCGTCAAAGCATTATTAAGATCTGGTTCTTTAAAACAAGAATAATCCAATTCAAACAAATCTAACTTCTGTTTCCATTTATCAATGTTTGCATATAAATAAATAAGATATTGATTATTTCAACTCTGTTTTGGATGTTCTAGTAAATATTGTGCTACAGCATGTCCACCCTGAACACAACCATATACTGGATCAAGTTCTTTACTTATCAGTACATACAATCTCTTCTGGGTATTTGTTAAGGTATTCATCAACTACTTTTCTAAATAATCTTTTATAGTAATCGGAATTAAGAGCTTTATACGATCTCTTAATATCGTCTTCGATAATAGACTGCTGTCTTTCATTATCTAAAATTTGATGCTTAACAATATAATATGCACAATAAATAGGATGCATCCAATGTGAGTTCTTTTCTTTTAAAGCAACCCAGTCTTTAATGTCTTGTTTAAATTTTAATGCGTTCGTTCTCATAACAATATAATTTTTAAGTAAAATAAATAAAATCTCTCTTTTTTGTTTTAAATAAAAATTATAATGCTTATGGAGGAATTAAGTTAATCTAGTGTTTCATAACAATTTAAATTTAATGTGAATACTAGCTCTATGAGCTTCTAATTGATTCTATATGAATCATTATTTTACTAAATGATACTTGGTTCAACTACATAATTTAAAAGATTATTGTTTAAATATAGTATTATAAGTATCATATTTGTTGCGGGACCTGGAATTGAACCAGGGACCTACAGCTTATGAGACTGTCTAGCTACCACTGCTATCATCCCGCAATATTAGTTGAGACGTCGAGATTCGAACTCAAAATGCAAGTGCCAAAAACTTGAGTGTTACCATTACACCACGCCTCAATTTTAAATGTAACTTAATAAAAATTAATACGTAAATTATAAATATATAAGTGTTGTGTTATTTTTATTATTACTTTGTAAGTTACATTATATTATATGAAAGAAATTACAAAATAAGTCTTATTTCATCAACCGGAGGAAAGACTTTAAGAAACCCGAAAGTCCGTGAGTGTTGGATCATTAATTATGTGCACTACCAACTATCATATGTTTAGAGATACAGCTATACGTGGTTCCTCAGAAGTCACTCCTTCGTGCGCACCGTATATTATGGCTGACTAAGCTCCCACCTTAACTCGACATATATGGAATTTGCCACTCTCTCACCCTTCCTTTGTATGTTTCTATGTCACAAATGATTTCACTTGTTGGAATTGAACCAACTACATCCTGATTATAAGTCGGGCGCTCTACCAAATGAGCTAAAGTAATTGATATTGTATGTGACATTTTATATCTCTACCTACTACTTTGATTAAACGATTAATCTTAGACTGCGCGCTTGTGAAGAATAATCTTTTATATTAATCAGGGAATAGTAGGACTTAAATCAAAAATAAAAGACACTCAAATCTTTGCCAAAACCACTAGGCGAATCACTCAAAATGAATGGCGAGTAATATGAGGATCGAACTCATGTAATAAGATTTTACATATTGTAAGTGTCTTATAAAAGTCTATGATACTTAATTTCGTTTTTAATGAATTACCTCCCCATTTTAAAAATTGGTGGGGAGGGTTGGAATCGAACCAACTACATTTTGAACCCTATTCAAACATTCTAACCTTTAGAAATAAATAGTATTGTAAGTATCATAATAAGAACCTCTTATCACAATCACGCGATAAGAGATTTGAATTACAAAGATATGAATTAATTTTCAATAATGCAAGTTAAATTACATTATTTCTAACTAATTCGTATCTATTGCTTCGGTAAATAGAAAGAAGTGGAGTATATATATCGAATACATCAATATCCTTGAAATTAGACAACATTTGTTCAATAAGCTCAACTTTTCCAGGAATATACATCACCTGATCAAGATTAGCAAAATTATTGATGTTTTTGTTATTATAGTTATCAATTTCAATGATTACAAGATAAGGAACAAATCCAAGATATTGCTTACAAGCGTGTTGGAGTTCAAGAATAGACTCTCTTGCATTACGACTATTATTAACATCTCCATCACTACAAACAACCCAAACAGGATAATTACCCAACTCATCGATAAGTTCAGGATTATTCTTATAAATTTCTCTGAGTCGTTCAGCTAATGTATTGATGTATGTTCCACCTCCAGCAAAGATAGTACCTAAATAATTAGAAATTCTCTGATAATTGTCATAGAAACTCTTTTCAGGAACAACAAATGGTTCTGGTGCAATATCTGTGACATTGTTTCGATACCAGAAAGAATTTGGTGTAATATTGGATTTCTTGTCAATAGCAGATACAAATCGTGCTTTACTAGAAAATAATCCAACGAGATTTCTTGCAACATCATCAGGATTCTTGTACAGAAGAACAGAAGCAAGGAATGTTGCAAAACTAAATGGAGCTCCTCGCATACTTCCAGACTCATCGATAATAGTCAAGAAGTTAAAAGGAAGATTTACCTTGTTCTGTACAAAGCTTTCCAGTTTAAGTTTATCAGGGTTTCCATTAAGGATTTCTTTATACAAATCCTTAAAAGTAGAAGCACCAGTATTAACCTTAGCTTCTTTCTTAACTTCTTTTAATCTAACCTGATCTTCAACAGAGGCAACTCCTTGTCTGACCTTTTCCTGAAGAACACGTTGTTCTTCCTGTGCCTTTTCCTTAGCTCTCTCCCAATCTTTATAATAAGCTTGGAATTTTGCCCACTTTTCTTTTCCGTTTTCATCTTTAGAATAGAATATACGATTCTTAACACGAAATCTTGCTTGAGAAGGAAGTTTATCAAGCCAATCTATAAAGTTTACTTGATCAAACTCATTGATTTTACCGGTAGAGAAAAGTACAGATTCAAGATCTGCATTGTATTCCTTTCTCCAATTACGATAATCAATAAAATTGGCATAATTTCCAACAAAAACGTATTTCCATCCAAGTTTGACAGAAACTTCCTCTAAAAACAATGCTTTATCATGCATAGCTTTCATTGTAGGTTCCATCATTTGTTTATGTCCACTTCTTCTACCAAGTCTAGGAAGAGTTAAGAACTTTGCAACGAGTTGTTTCTTAAATGGATTCTTCCCGTTTACAATATTAACTACATAATCGGCAAGATCATGACGATATTGTTCGTTAGAAAGCATGGAATAAACAGCAACTATGCGATTTGTTTTCGCAGTAGTTTGCACTCTATTTCTAAAGAGATGATCAAAACAAGTGTATTCATCAAACAATCCTGCATAAAGGAATTTCTTAAACTGTTCATAGTCAGTTTGAATCATCCAATTCATGATTGTAAAAAATTCAGCACGTCTTGCTTGACCACCGGAATCAATCTTTTTACCGTGAAATATATTATGTTCACGATTGGTAATATCACCAATAGAGAACAAAAGAGAATAAAACATCTCTTTCTTTACCTTGTCATCTCTAACTTCAAGCCAAGCCAAATCCAATAAACCTGGAGTAATAGCTCGTCCTTGAAAAATAGAAAGACAATGCGGAAGCTTATAAAAAGGATTTTCTTGCTTCTTATTAAATTCTACTTGTACCATAAGTTACATTAAATGTATCTATATACCGATTAACTTTCAATAGCAGTGATTTTGGCTTCAAGTTCGGCAATAAGTTCTGCCGGAGTCTTCTGAGATTCTTTAAGTTCGTTAAGCTGCTTCTCAAGACGAGCTTTCTCACGAAGATTATCTTCAATCTCAATGTTCTTAAGCTTATAACCTATAACAAGAGAGATAGTATCGATAATAAACTGAAGTTCTTCAACCTCTGCTTTATGAGGATTTTCTACCCATTCATCATCAACAGAAAGTCCGGCTTTCTTCTTCTGAAGAAATGCAGAAATCGTACGAAGAGAACTAGTAGAGAGTGTATTTACAATATTAAAAATATCGTAAGACTGTCCTACAGGACCAGGAATAATAGTTCCTCTAAGAACTAATTCCGCAATATTTGCCTTAAGTGCGGCAAGATGTTCTTTTGTAAAATTAATTTTCATATCGTGTTAATTGATTATTTTCATAGACAAATATAGATCTAGAATCACAACAATATCTAGGTTTACCTTTAAATGGTTCATCTTTCATTTCAATTGTATCTCCGGTTAAACCCAACTGAGTGTGTCCAAAAATTTGAACATAATCTATAGGATTCAAATAATCCATTTCTCGAACGTCGTTCCAAAAAATTCCACCATATTTCTCCCATCCACCTCTAATCTTACCACAATCAAAAATTGGAAGATATGATTCTTCTTTTGGACCAACAGCACCATATAAAAAGATATTCCAATTAATATCAATATATTCTGGAATATTTCCTTCTATTTTATGATATTTTATCCATCCATCAGAAACTCCTGCATGAGTAAATAAAATATCACCTATCAATTTATATGGTTCAAATAATTTAAAATTATCTAGATAAAGTCTATGAGCTTCTGAAGAAAATTCCGAATTAAATCTTGTAGCCCAATTCTTTTGCCAAACATAGTTAAAATCATGATTACCTAATAACAATGTAACATTATCAGGATTGTTCTTTTTAAATTGAATAATCTCTTCAAGATTTTCTAAACCTTTTTCAAAAGAAAGATTTTCGTATTGATATGGATCAAGATAATCTCCAAGAAAAACTATCTTTGTATCCTTTATTTTAAGAACAGGTTTATAAAAATCTCTACAATGTACATCTGGAACAATTATAATTCTTTCCATAATGTAAAAGTTTTTATAAATTCAACTAAGTCCCAATTTTGAGGACTTGTGACTTGTTGACCATCATCTAAAATAAAGACAAGTGTAGCTACAAAATTCTTCACTTTCGTTACTTTTGCTTTATTGCCATGTGAATCTTTATAGATACAATTTTCTCTAGGATATAGATAATGATACAATGGCAACCATATTGCCAAAAGCGCTATTAGAATAATAAAAATCATATTAAATAAATTTTAGACAAGTAACTGAGATTCGAACTCAGATAAAACTATAAAAGCTTTGTCTTTTGCATTAAACGATTACTTGTTATTTACTTATTTTGCATTATACATTGCAAAAAAGATTTCTACTGATTTCTGATCGACCTGTCGTCCATCAATGAAATAACCACGATTAGTCTTTATAAGAACTCCGGGAACACCCTTCTTCCTAAAAACTTCATGTTTCTTTTCATGTTTCCTAACAGTCTTATTAGAAATAACAGAATAAAGACCGTAAAGTTTTTCCATATTAGGCACAATCTTGATGATGAATTGTAAAGGTAATCTGCTGATTTGCATCAGATGCAAAACGACTCTTAATGATAGTCTGAGTCCTACGACTACGACCAGGTTTGTTCTTAGTGGCATTAAGATGTCTTACACCAATGGTACCACGTTTCATTCTACGAGCAAGAGACTGCATAATTTTAATTTTTTTGTAACTATATTAACGAATCCAATCATATATTGCTTTACCAGCACCATATAACATTATTAAAAAGTAGGGAATCCAATAAGGTGATATTATCCAATACCATGCCCAATTAATAACATTACATATTCTCAATATAAGAAAAAGCAATACTAAATAATCACATATTCCCATCTTTTCGTAATAAAAAAGCGAGTTTATTAACAATAACTGCAATAATAGAAATTACAGCAGGTATCCAAAGTGGAGAAAATATCCACCACCAAGACCATGATACCCATCCAACAAGTTTAAGAATCAATAATACAATAAACAAAGCTATCATAATATTGGTATCAAAGGAAAGTTCTATATCCTCTCTCATACACATTCAGATAATGAAATTAACATTTCTTCACGATCATCATCCTCACACTTGTGGACAACGCTCCAGACTATATCAGCCTGCTTTTTAGTAAGAACTCCTTGAGCTACTAAATCATAAATTTTCTCTTTCATATAATAAAAAATTTTGTGGGAACACTGTGATTTGAACACAGGACTTCTACTTTGTAAGAGTAGCACTCTGAACCACTGAGTTATGCTCCCATTTAGTTTATTCCTCTTTCTTTTCTTCCTTCTCTTCTGCAAGATTTGGTTGATCTTCAGGAGGAAAAAACATATTAATCACTTGATACCCGATTACATCAGGTTCTTTAACGTCTGAATCCATTTAATTTTTTAATTATTCTATCATAGATAGAGTCCGGTTCTTCATTGAAGAAATCTACATCTTGATCTTTGGCAAACACTTCAATTATCTGTCCAAATCTTAAATCTGGATACATTTCAATAACACTATTAAGTGCTGTGAGAATCTGAAGATTGTAACTCCTCCTCTGTTGTGCTGTTAACATTGGTTTCTTTTTTTAAAGATTCTAATACAATATCTACAATTTTTTGAATACTTTCGTCGGAAATAGTGTATTCAACCATAGACATTATTCCATTCTCTTTAATATCCGACATTATTCGATAAACTCGATCCAATCCAATAATTAAAACTAAACCAAGTCCAATAAATAGAATTTCATATAATTCCATATTAAATTGAATTTAATTTATCAATAAGAACATTCATAAACTGAGCATAAGGATGGGTTTCATCAGAACATTTTTCTTGTTCAGATTTTGCCCATTTTAATAAACTCCTTTTTAGACTTCTATTGGCTATAATATAACCTTTAATAAATGCTCTACGTTGGGGATCGAATATATCTTTTGAATATACATTATCAAGATTATCCGAATAAACAACTTTCATAGATGTTTTTGGATAAATCTTACATGCAATTTTAAAAGCTTTATTCATTGTCTTTGAGAATTATAATCTTAACTTTATCTCCTTCTTTAAATCCAAATTTTTGCATGTCTTCAAAAGTAGGAACTAAATCGTCAAGTTCATCAAATTGCATAATGGTATCATATGCTTTCTCCATCATCTGCTGTTCCATCTTGTTCATTCCGGCCAGCATAGCATGATCTTCAGCCAATTCAATAGTCTTATCTACAATATCCTTACGAATATATTCTGTATCTCTATTTGTTAAAGGCGTTTTTCTCGCATATAAGTCTTCATTATTATTTTCATACCTATAGCCTGCATAAATTTTATCTGGCATCATAAAACAAATTATTTTATCCAAATGATCTTCTTGCATCACTTTCATTATCATACAAGTGACACCCATAATAAGTGTTACTTTCTGAATCGTAAAGCGATTTACCTTTAAAAGCTTTTTGACATGCTTCTTTAAAAGAATTTGCTTCAAAAGTTCCAACGAAACTAGCTCGAGCAATTGATCCGGTTATATTGAACCCCTCCATCCAAATACTATAACACTTCATTCTCTATTTAATTTTATCAATTATATCTTGTAGTTCTATTCTTAACACCGGATTAGGCTGGGCATCTCCAATTATTTCAGAAATACGAGTTTCAATGAGCTTTAGTATCTTGCTTTTCATCCACTTCGCTCCGGCGATGAAATCAATATCTGGGGAATGAGGATGTTCTACATCCCATTGAGTTTTATACTTCTCCGCCGCTTCTTCTAAATCTTCGAGAAGAGAATGTTGAGAAAGAACTTCAATGAATGCATCCAATGCTTGATCAATTTCTTTTTGTGATGGCAGTTCTGGTCTGTCTGCTCCATTCTGTTCCGAATGACCCCATGCCCTCCAAGCGCGTAGTTTTAACAAAATATTGTATGCTTCTTCTTTTGTCATATCCTCTTATTTCTTTAAGTGTTCCGCTTTCCACGCTTGGAATGCTTTACATCCTTCAAGCCACTCGCCATCACCTGTACATCTTTGACTACCGCAACCTTGACAGTTTTGTTTTTTGAATATTTCAATGGATTTCTGTTCTGCTCCCCATTCTGCGAAGTGTTTTGCACAGCCATAATCAAAAATGCCTTGTTCGATGAACTCTTGACATGCCGTAGTAAATCTCCAACGGTTTAATTCATCAAGGACATCTCTGTCACATCTGGACATAAATTCATCTACTTCTTTCTTTGAACTCTTTATGAGCATCTGACTTTTCTGCCACTCCGCAAAGTGACGGGCAAAAGAGATAAGATCTTCTCTTGTAAGTACAGGACGGAATTTGCTATGACCATATCCATCAAAATCCTTATCGTAATAAAATTTGGAATGAGCATAGTCAATAATCTTATCATCCTCCAATTCTTCTACGGATTGCTCAGTAGGGTTGTTTTTGACATATTCTACTGCATCCAGACTTTGTGGAACATACGACACATCAATGGTCTTATTATCTATCGTTCTTGCATAAAGGAAATTTGGAAACACGAATTTATCCTTTGGGGACACTGATTGTTCCTGCTTTTTCACAGGTTGCTCCGGGAGAGTGTCGAGTTTCTTTAGAATGTCGTCACACATAGCAGCTCTACCATCTTGCCTGAAAGCATCTGCAACTCCGTGAACAACCCGTTTAGGGTTACTGTAAACGGATTTCGCAAACTCAATCTCCTTACAAATGGTTTCTTTGTCTATTAGTGCCATATCTACATTAGTTTCTTAAGTTGTTCGTAGAGAGATTTAAGGAGTTTCGCATTACCCATTCTCGCATTCATCCAACTTGCAGAAGCCTCTTTCAATGCTTCCATCTGCTCCTCACTAGGCTTCCAATATGGTTTTAGGGAATGCAAAGCTTTTATAACCGTGTTCTTATCAACTCCACGCCAATAATTAAAATGGTCGTTCTGCTCTACGAAAGCAATTGCTGCCTCTATTATATTTTCGTTAAGCAAGGTAGGTTCGGCTTTTGGTTGAGAACGGAGAGAGTTGAGCCAAGAACAAATTTTATATGCAGAAACACCTTGTTTATTTCCTATTTTAAAAATTTCGTCAGGACGGTGTTTCCCAACAATATATTCTAAAATATTTGTTATATATATATCCTCTTCACTCCACTCTTGCTTTGGCGGAAATACATTTGTTTTGAACCAATCTATTTGATGCTGGGTTAGCCCAACCTCTTTAACGGCTTTTCGGATAATATCCTCGCTCCACTCTGCGGGCTTCTGTTCTGGGGTAAAGTATGCGTTTGCTCCGACCTTCCAAGGCTTCTGCTCTTTCTGCTTTTCTTTAATTTCCGAACAGGCTTCATACCAGATATTACGCATGTCAGGAGAAAGACATCTTTCAAGATATGAACACGCAGATTCTCCTTCATCACGCAAAGGAAAACCACAAGCATCAATCTTCGATTTTTGCTCTTTCTGCTTTTCGAGGTACGCTATCCAATTTCCAGGACATTTCTTTTGATGCCAATCGTTACGAACCGAACCGCGAGATTCCGCCCAGTTTATAAACTCTATTATCTCCTTCCTTATCCTCTCGTCCTCGCTCTCGCAGAGTTCGGGAATGAGAGTATTGAAAGATTCTTTCGTCAAATTACATAGTGAAATACCTATACCTTCAAAAAACGTTTTAACGTTTTTTATTGCTTCTTCTCTTGTCATAATTATACTCGCTTTAATATTCCATTATCATTCTTACAAGGGCATTCATCAAGTATACATTTCCCATTATTTAGAAAATATTCACAATCCTTGCAAATTTTATCATTAGTTTTAGCAGGAATTTCTATATAATCTATTCCATTTAAATTTATTATATTTGCCATGATTTTATTTTTCTTATGTTAATTTTAGTGACTCCTCTGCGATTCGAACGCAGGACCCACAGCTTAGCGTACCACTATAGTTTTCACTACCAATTACTGATATCTTCATTGTTTGTGGTCTGGACTCTATCTTAACCATATTGAAATGTTGCAACATACCTTCACGGATTTTACTGACTCTAACAGATTGTAGTCTTCCTTCACCATTCCGATAATTTCAACTTAGGCTCCTCCTGTATAGTCTCTACACACTGTCTATATTGTTTCGTCGTTTCTCTCCGGGCTTTGGGCCCGACGATATCAGCAATAATAACATTGGCTCGGTATTAACAAAATTGATGAAGCATCCCTTCTGCTTCTTTGACGGCCCTCGCTGCTTCAGGCATAGCCCTTCTGCGCCCCCGCACATCAATTTAGCCTCCACCGAATTAGGGAGGTTCTACTTATACATTTCTATATAAGCACTCTAATTTTAAAGGCTGTTGCTCTATCCACTGAGCTAAGGAGCCATTATAAGTGAACCGAGGTGGAATCGAACCATCCACATTTTCATTGGACTACGCCAACTTACTCTGCCATTAAGCTATCGGTTCAATTGTGCCCCAGATGAGAGTCGAACTCACACGGGCATTGCTGCCCAGAGGATTTTAAGTCCGCCGTGTCTACCATTCCACCACCAGGGCATTTATTTAAATCTTAGACTCGAAATCTGCGCAGTGAGAAGCCTCAGTCTCAAAGTACCTTCTTACAAACTCAATCCTTATTGAAATAATATATATTTTCTTACGGATATGGAATGTTATTCTTCTTCTATTTCGAGTCTAAGATATATTACACTCGAACTCGTTCTTTCAACGTTTCAATTTCAGATTCGAATCGTTTGCATTCTGCTTCATAAGAACGAATTACTTTTCCGTTCTTAACTTTATCCTTATTAGAGGATTTAAATACTGCGTACTGCTTCTCAATACGTTCCAAAGCACTACGTCTACGTCCAAGTAAATTACTCTTCATACGTTAATAAGTTTGTTTGATTTGGATAAGATTTCTTTTTAATTCCTTATTTACCAAATCGAGTTTATATATTTTTCCATCAATACTTCCGCATTTTCTGTCAAAATACTTTTTAACTTTAAATGGAATATTGATTATATCTCGTTGAGACTTTCCCTTAAGTTTATGTAGTTTTGAATCACTCATATTTTTCTAAAAACTCTCCACGTTTCAAAATACGTTTGTAAATGATTAATTTTTCAGATACAATATCGTTATTCATACCAAAATATACTAAAGTTCCTTTTGGAATTTTAGCTAAAAATGGTATATTGGGACCAAGCCACCAACCTACTTCAGATGTGAAAGCATGAATTCCTTCAAAAACATAAAAAAGTTCTTGAAAATTAAATTTTGCTTTAAGTACACATTTGTTAGCTATAAATCTTGTACGACAACGCCGGACAGGAGTTTCATACATTTCGTGTCCTAAAAGAACATCACGAACACGTAAAAACTTTAAAACATAAAGATCCTTTTCCAATATGACTGGTGTATGATCAGGATGTTTATTTAAATTTATTTCTAAACACATGATTATTATATTGTTTTGTCCTCAGAGTAGGCTTTGAACCTACGACCTTGACCTTATAAGAGTCCTGCTCTGACCAAGCTGAGCTATCTGAGGATTCCAAAGTATTCCTCTGCAATTTCTCACAGAGGAATACTGGTACTCCATCACTTACCCATCATGACGCTCGGGAACAAGAATGTACAATCCCATCCTATCTGCAGATAAGACTTGCTGTTTCTATCAGACTACACATCGATTTAGTAAAATGCAAGCGAGTGCTATCTGTCTCACATTCACCCTTCCTACGCTTCCGGTATACGACATGTTTACATGCTTCTTTGGTCACCTGTTGACGAGACAATTCTGCAGAGGTTTGGGAGTCACCCAAGCATACTTTTCCTATCTCCAGAAATCATATCTGGTAAGTGGCAACCAAATTAATCGGTCACACCAAACCACTTCTTGGTGAACTTATTATGCTTAAGTTTTAGATCTCCAATGGATCTTAATGCAACATATACAACAATTAGTGAAATACCTAAAACTATATTAAAATAAGGAACAAAGGATAGTGCAATGAATATAATAATATATCCAACTGAATACACCTTTGGCTTGTTGCCATATCTATCTGTAGTTAAAAGTGGATAAATACAAACAGTAAGCAAACAAAGAAAAGAAATTATGATATAGTCTAACATACTACTTTACGTTAATAAATGGTGTCTGTCCACCATTATAAGTAGGAAGTTCTCCATTCCACTTTTCAATGGCATACTGTCGAACAAGTAGCTCATTCAATGATGCAGCAACTGTTCGATTGTAATAGGATTCACCATCAGCTTGGATCTTTAGAGCATCTGCTTCTCCCTGTGCTTTCGCTACAGCAATCTTAGCATTTGCTTCAGCTTCTTTAACCTGATTTTCTGCTCGCAATGCTGACTGTATTGCAGCATTCTTTTCATCAATCATCCTCCTTAAAGATTCAGGTGGATCAATCTGAGAAGTGAATTCCTTTACAATAAATCCTTCATCTCCAAGAGACTGATCAAGCATTGAACGTACTTCTGATTCAAATTTAGCACGAGAGGCCATTAATTCATCGGAAGTGTAGTTATTTGCTGTAATACGATAGGCATCATAAATACATGTTCGCATATAACCCTGTTCAATATCCTTTAGAGGCTTACGATAAGTAGTAAATACATCCGTAGCCTTATCACGATTGAGCTGATATGCAAGAACGGGATCCATGGAGAAAATTGCAGCATCCTTAGTAGTCACAGTGAATGCATCGTAATCTACACGCTGAATAAAAACAGGATACTTAAAGACTTTCTGAGTAATACTGTTATAGAAAATCCATCCAGTCACAGGTTCTGCCTGAAGCTTACCCTGATCAGTGAGAGAGAATTTGTTGAACTTAATGCCAACTTCAGAGTTGTCAATAACTGAGCAAGCACAGCTACTCATAGAAAGTGCAACAAAAATTGCTGCAATGAAGAAAATAAACTTTTTCATTATTATTTAATTAAGGAATCTTGATATTCTTTATTATGAAATTTGATATTGGTAGCTTTGGCAATAAAATCTATTACAACATCATTCATCTGATCAACAATTTTGTTAAGTCGGTACAAACGCTTACCGATCATTGTAGCAGCATTATGATAAGCATTAGATTCTGCAATGGCACGAGCCATTTTCTTACCAACTTCGACATCAAATTTATCTTCAGGATGACAGACAGCTACACCTTTTGCTTTACCACGAAGTTTATAGGTGTTGCAATCTTTTATCATCATCCAGAAAAAATCATCCATCAAACCAGGAATCTCAAGTTCCCAGTTAATGATATGAATTACACGATTGTTCTTTTCATCTACAATTGTAGATTCTTTTGCAATCTTTAACTTGATAAAAGTCTTATTAAGACCTACATAATATTTGTCCATTATTCAAATTTATAAAAATACGTTGTATCAGTAACTTGATTAGTAGAATGATATGTAATTACAGTATCAATTTGAGGTTTTGTAGTTGTTTGAAAATCGTAATCCCTTATTTCAGATAGAATCAGAATAAGCGATATTCCTATAACAGTTCCAGCTACACTACCTATCAACCAACAATTATCTTTTTTGAAATTAGAATTGTCATTTATAGATAAAATTGCTCCTACAATCGAAAGAGCAACTCCAAATACAAGTAGAATAATTAAAAGTACCATAATTAATCCCATCTAAGACATTTAGCACAAATATCACCTTCTACTCCTAAAATATATTTTGTTCCTTTAGGTATTATCATTTTATGTATTTTATAGTTTTCAGGCCATATTATATTATCTATACAAAACGTAGTTGCAATCCATTCATTTGTAAATGCATGTAACCATCCTCCACAAACAGAACAAAACGGATTTTCACTTATCAATTTTGATGGATTAACACAAGGTTTTATAGGACAATTATATCCATAATGATATCGATATCTTGATCTAAATGGAGCATGACCATCTGTATCCAAGATTTTATAGACTACAATATCTTTTTCAGCTCTTTGTACTTTAGGAAAAATCCACCATAAAAATTTTCTAGTTTTTAATGGAATTAGACACATATTATTTTTAGATTTAATTTGGTAGCCGGTAGCAGACTCGAACTGCTGTACTAGGACTGAAAATCCTATGTCCTGCCACTAGACGAACCGGCCATCTCATAAAACAAATCAACTACTAACGCATACCCTACAGATTACTATTTGCGCTTATGAATACATTTCATTGAAACATTATGATCACTATTTTTCAACTTATAGTATTTCCACCAAGTTTATAGCTTCCTTTTGTCGACAAATTCTGTGCATATAAAACATATGGCGAGTCTTCGCAAGGAGAATTCTCTCCTGATTGCCCTACGATTTGTTTTAAAATTCGATTAGCGTATATATCGAGAGCTATTTCCCGTACACTATGTTACATCACTATAACATTTCTATTAGTTTACAAATCACGGTGAACTTATGTTTGTAAATTTTCAACTTCGATATACTTACGGAGACAGAAGTCAATCTCCAGCCTTCAATGAAGGATTTTCCTAGACCTGTTTTAAAAATTATCGGTTGTATGGTTACCGACCTAGCCTTCCTATCTAATCATCGTTCCGCAGAACTATAGATATTCCGTCACTGCGATATGATCTCCAAAATGCATGTTAGCTCACATCACGCCTAGTGAGAGCCCTAGTTGTCAAGCTAAGGAAAAAGATGTTGTATGGGTTTCGCGACACCCATTAACCATCACCAAGATTTACCGTCATCAAATCAATTGTCCAATGACAGTTCTTGGATTTAAGAAAAACATGAAATCAAAAACTATGCCAAACTAAAGATCAATTTGACTTATTGTCACAGGACCATAATAAGTAAGATTAATGTTCTCTCTTACTTTTTTCTTAGCTTCCTCTTCTGAAGTTGCTAGAACAGTAGTATGTCCTTCTGCATAAGAAATGACTCCACAACACCAAACTTCGATTGTGAATCGGACTTTGTATATTTTCATAATTTTAAAATTTAAATTATTCACATAGGAAGAGTATAGTCTATTCCTTACTTCCTAATTATTAACCCTATGCATCTGGGAAATTTTACACCTAATAGACCGTTGTGAATAATTAATTAAAGAATTTTATTATTGAAATGTCTTAGAAAAATATGAGTAAAACTTTCTAGAAAACCTCATATCATGTTGTATGCATACAACTTTTCTATCCCCGTTATAGTAGTAGGGCCACTTTCCATCCTTTAGATGGCATCAGAGAGTTTATGATACTCACAAACTGAAGGTTTTAGATACCTACAAACATTAACTTGACGTCAAGAGCTTCTTAATCTTGTAATAGAAGTCTCCGTAGTTACTAAGTTTGTCATAAATTGCGTAATTTTCGCAATACATACAAACATTTTCAAGCACAGAGGCAGGTATTTGAACCATCCTCTCAGGATTAAGTTTTTCTTTCAGTTCCGCAAGAATACGGAGATCTTCAACTACTGACATGATTTTTTATTTTAAATTTAAAATTCCCTACACTGCAGACAAATTGTACGATCATATTCTGCACCTTTGATAACACCAGTCGTACCAAATGCTATCCACCCGCATCCTTATGCGCAATTATAAATCGATTCCTCGGGAATTAAATAGAAATTTCTTTTAACCTTCTGCTACTGTTCTTCAGAAAAATTATTTAACTTCTTACTATAATACTCTTCTGCTTCCTTTTTAAGAATTTCGAATTTTTTATTTGTAAGTTGTTCACAAGAAATAAATGTTTTAGCTACACAAATACCAGAATCTACAAACTTATAATAAATAACTCCGTTTTTGTTTATGATGTGAAATTCGTCATTTTCATCACGTTCACTAGTTGCACCCCAAAATATTAATTTATCTAATGTTCTGATCAATACTTCTGGATTGTATGCTAATCTAAAACGTTCAATGATTCTTTTGATTACATGTCCACGATAAACAAAAATATTAAATTCATCGAACATAAAAATAACAGCTAATCCATTATCATCATAATACCAAAAATAAGGATAGGCTATTAATTTAGATTTTTCTAATTCAATTCTGATAAGAAGATTATTATTGCGTTTAGTTTTAAAAACAAATTCTTTATTCACGTTTTTGTTTCTAAAACGTAAAGCTTGTTTGTACTTAATCATTGCAACATCTAGATAATGTTGCACTTCTTTTAAACATTCGTCTCTCATCTCTGTAAGAGACATTGTAGATACTAACATAAATCATATATCTCTTAAGAGTTAAAGAGTTAAAAAATAGTTCCGCCTTATAAGTACATCCATTCCCTTATAAATTACGCATAATTCTTTTCACAACCTGGATTGGTTTGGTGGAACATAAATAGTAGCTTCAGGCGTCATCCGTATATTTCAGCAACTGTACAATTGCATCCCTCATTTAATCTTAACGAACTAGAACGATAAGACCTACTATAATAGAACTCCCAAAGGGTTTCACTCCAATGGGAATTAAAAATTCTCAATGACCTGACTCATACGTAACTTCAAGATTTTTCATATTTCCTCTAACCAAGTTTGTTCCAATAGCACACAACTTGGACTTGTCGCTATTTTCCATTAGATTCCATAAGTTTCTCAGTCCAATAGTATCAAATACCAGGTAGTAGTTTTCTGCGCTCGGATTAGCATTGAGAATGAAAGTTGAAATCTTCGAAGATATAGATTGTATTTGTTAACTATCTGTCTTGTAGTTCGACGCTAAGTCCGTAGGTATTATTACCATTCTTACGTTGAGATTCCATCTCTTTAGAAGCGTATCTTTTGACAATCTACAATTTCAACTTTATAACAGTATGTAAAAGAACTCAGTTTAATGATAGCGCACAGCTTTGCACTTCATTTTGTGTACTAAGGTACATCAGGACTAACAAGGCCCAAGCATATAAAAGGCGAACGGATGTATTTTGCAAACAAACTCAATTTACCTTTTTAAATGTTAAACTTAAATAATAACCTACCTTTTATATGCAATGTTTATATTGTATCACTTTATTTAGGAGTGTAATGCCAGAGCGTATGGCCAAAAATGGAGAATACAAGTAAAAAACTCCTGTTAGAAAGTGATTCTAGATTCATATATTGGATTTGATGAGAAAAATTACAGCCATTAATAGATCTGCGAGTTTGAGAGGAGAAATCCAATGCTGTAAAATTCTATGGGGATCACGAGGGAATGAGAGACCCCGATTTCCCTCGCAACACCAATCAAATCCAAATATTTCAGAGTCTAGCCCCTTCGATTACCTTCACACATAAAATGTGAAAACGGAATGGCATTGTTGACTCTGACTCGAAGGTTTACGGATTTCTTTTTCTCCTTACCTTCCTCATCAAGGACTGTAATCAATCTCTTGATGTTAATGAAACGTGTTTTCATGTGTTAAAAATTGCCTTACGCGCGTGCGTATATATTAAAGGTATAGTTTTTTGAGATCAAAATTTGTTCGGAATTGGAGAATTCTCCGTTGTTTTGGACTCTTCCTTGGGCTTATATGGCCTGTCTATGTAGGGAAGGCCCATAACAAGCATGTGTTTTGAGACTTTTACACCAGAGTCTCTAAGAAACTGGCGAAATGGATCTTTGCGTTTCATGTTAATTGTGTTTTAAATGATTGGATTTTTATTTTGAGATTTAAAATAATTTTATTATATTTGTAACAATAAAAAGTAACACACAAAAAGTCACTTTTTATCGTAAAAAATTCATTTTCAATGATTTGGCTCAGCTTGAAAAGCGAGCCTTAAGTCTAGTAATTTAAGTTTAGTAAGTATAGTATATATGACTTCTGTAGAAAATTTTTCAAAAAGTGGTGACTTCTGTAGAATTATATAAAAAAAGTGGCGACTTCTGTAGAATCACTAAAAATATTAAAATTATGGAGAAACAAGAACATTATTATCGGTCAATGAATTTAAAAGAAGGTGAAAAAGTCAACCTAGTAGACCGTTGAATTCTTGCATGTCTTGTAAAAGGACTTCAAGGTAAAAGTAAAATTAGTAAAATTTCATTAGATAAGATTGCTGAATATTGCAAATATACTAATGAACAAGGAAAAGAAGCTAGATTTGGAATTAAAACAATCCAATCTAGTATTGATAGATTAGAAGAAGCAAAAATGATTCGGGTTATTAAACCAGAGAAACGTGGACAATGTACTCAATATGAAATTAGAGACATCAAAAGTTATGAAAAAATAAATGAAGATTTCTTTAATTTAGATTTAGCACCAGCGGCAAAAGGATATATTTTATGTGCTTTACAACATAATCTTAATAAAGATGAAGAAACACATCAACCAAACGAAATGAAAACAAAAACTGCATACAATGTTGCAGAACTTTCAACTAAATACAATACACCATTAAGTACTGTTTATAAAGTTGAAAAAATATTAAAAAATGCTGGAATTTTAACCGTTAATGAAGACCCTAATATGAAAAGAGATAAAGAAACAAGAATTGTTATACAAAATAGAGAAATAGATCTTCAAAAAGTAGGATTAGATGTATTTGTAAAAGTATTAGTTAATCACGAGCAACGATTACGAGATGTTGAACAAAATACTGTTAGCAAAGATGACTTTGAAAAATTCAAAAGAGAGATGAGATTATTATTAACAGCAAAAGATGCAAAAATTATTGAATAATGTTAAGTAAAAAGTTTTTTGAAGAAAATTGTGCTTATTACAATGAGCCAGTTGTTGATAAAATAACAGGAGAAGTTTTTAAAGACATGTATACCTGTTATAAACACGATCGCACGTTTGATCACTATAAGGCAATTATGGATTCTAATTATACATATTGTTTATTAAATGCAAATAAATTAGAATATCCATTTGGAGACGGAACTAATCCACCACATGCATCTATAAAAGATGTTCAAGATCACAAAGCATTTGTTTTTGTAAAACTTCCTACAACACGATAAATAAAAAATAAAAACCCACAACCCCATCTCGAGGCTGTGGGTTTTCCTATTTAATACACAACTAACACTTTCAATTTAAAACAGCGGTCTGCTGGCCGGGCAATTATTATACTAAATTTTACACCTATGGCAAGGTTATATATCGGGCGCGACCCATAATCTTGTGCTCCATAGTAATCGCTGTTTATTTGTACTCGCGGATGGATTCAAACCACCGTAATTACCGGAGAGATAATCGTCCTATTCGCTAGACGACACGAGCATTTAAAAAACACAAACTCCAGAACGCACAAACTGGAGTTTTCGAACAACCAATGAACAACTAACACCAATGACATGACAAGGAAACCGTTAAACTGTGTGCGTTTTTAAGCTTGGAGCGGGCCCGGCGACCAACCGGGGGTCTTTCCCGCATTAGAACCCCCATATTGATTTCACTCTTTATGGGATTTAGAATCAAATAAATTGGCACACATGTCAGTGTCAAGAAACACAATTAAAAGAATGAAAAATAAAAGAAATAGTGCCATAGTATGAACGTTTTCTCCACTCTATATTTCACATGCGGGCTTGTGACCGCCAATGGCTACATTAGAGAACGTACGATTGTGTATGATTAGTGCTTACGCATACACAGTGGTGCACCACAAATCGCACGGACTATTTAAGGGGTTAGGATTCCTTCTAAGGTTGTCGACCTTCATTGAGCTGTTAAACACGCAGGTTAATTACTCCTGCCTCAACGATCCGATTAGATGTTCCTAATAGATCCTTATGGGACCTCATCACACGGACTAGCTTTACTAATCTGGCAGCTTACACCAGGCAACCCCATTGCTGTTTGGAATCATATGTGAGCCAAATGTCCTGGATGCGTACTCTCCTGGATTGGGTTTGCGGTTCTCCAGTACCATAGACATGGGGACGACTAGGCTCCAAAAAAATTAAATACTCCCTTTTAACTTTTACGCGATTGTATTATAAGCATCCGAAATCAGAAGGTCAGAAAAACTGTGACTGATGTGGACCCATGGGAGCTCGCGATAATTAAAAGTTAAACAAAGACGAGGACTCGTTACACCTCGCAGTAGGGACTTTCAACTCATTCTATCTTCATTGCTGCCTGATAGATACCAATCCCCTTCGTGCAGTAAACTAAACTGCCAAGATTGTTTTCTTTATACTCGATTCACACTTCGAGGAACTAGATATTCAAAAAATTTGGTGGTTGAAACGCATGGACAATAATTCAATAATTATTGCCACAGTTATACAACTCATATAGTCCATACAATGGATACCCTCTACCATTGGCGACGTGCAGTTTATCGCCACCAATGGTAGTTATGGTATCAAGGGATGGCGACAATCATCCCTTTACGGTATACAGCTTAAGCAAAGTTGTAAACCATGTACGTCTGCTCGACATACTTGTCAGGCACAGGCTGGCGGTTGACGAACTCCTGGAAGAAGAGCTTGTCGGTGGAACGCTTTGCGCGAATTTTCTTGCCAGCGAGGAACTGCGTGAGCATGCTCCAAGGCTGCTTGTATGCTTCGAGCTTGTTGTTGAAGTCACCAGGAGTGACGACGCGGACTGCACCCTTGATCTTGCCTTCAGCATCCGGAGCGAGTCCGGTGAGATCATAGTGGCGGCGAACCATACCTCCGATGTCGATGAAGCTCAGATGCTCGCCGACCTTCTTGTTGCCAACAAGGAAGTAACGGTTGCACAGAGCGTACACACGGTCGAAAGTGCGGCCATTGGAACTGGTTGACTGAGTGTGGATGAGATATTTATCTGCGTTCTCTTCGTACGCCTTGGCATCGAAGAATTCGGCGATCTCACCATCACCGAGAGCTGTGGTGTTTCGCTGACCTACAGAAGCCACCGCTTCCTTCAGCTCTTCCACATTCTGGTGTTCGACAACAGAAGTATTGTTGCCGAGGCCTGCCTCAAAGATCTCCTTTGCGGCGGCTAAAGTTTTCTCGTTAATCTCCATAGATAATAAAATACCGTATGTTTAGTATACTACGGTCCACGAAGTGGACAAGGGTTTTGTGTTTAAGGCCGTAGGCCAGTAGGTAGGTAAAAAAATAAAGCCCTCAAACAATCCAAATGGATTGCGAGGGCTTTATTTCAGATTCGATTCTTGATGAAGGTCAGCATTTGTTCCTTGCTAGGAGAATTGCCTCTATGGTCATTCTGACGATGGCGATCGACCCAGCAAACAAGTTCTTTCAGAGCGATGGCTAACGATTCGGTCCTGGTGAATCGAACGAAACCATACTGGAAAACCAGCAGTTTCACAGGAACATTTTCGGGCTTGGTGCCCGAGCGAGTTAACCGCAGATATGCGGCAATGATGTGAAGAAGTCTCTCTTCGAAAAAGTCTTTAGACAGTCTCATGGTGTTAGTTGTGTCTATATTAAATGGAATCGCTTGGATTCATCAGCGAGCAAAGCGATAACTCTTGCTGATGCGAATGGATCACCAACAATTAATTGTTGGTATTGCGAGGACGACCGCGACGCGGAGCAGGAGCAGGAGCAGGCTGTGCCGCTACCTGTTCTGGAGCTGTTGCAGGCTGTGCTGCAAGGACCTCCTCGAAGAAGAGGAGATACACAGGCCGCCAATGAGACGGCTTGGATCCCCAGTCATCACCAGCATCTTTGGGACGCTGACGGAGCCGATACGCCTTCACGCGCTTGATCACGCGGAAGGTGCGACCCTTGAGTCGCTTGAGCTTGTCCAGAGCGGGCTCCTGCCTGGACAGATCCAGGTTCAGAGCCTGCTGGGCAGGCGTGAGCGTCTTGAGGATCTCCTCATAGAGGCTGAAGCCTCCGAGATTGTCCTCGACCTGGCGGCCGACAGTGACCTTCTCCTCGAGAGACGGGAATTTCTTCCCGCCACGAGCGAAGGCCGAATCGGCCACATCCGTCTTGACGGAGACGTCTCCGTGCTTGTGGTCACACTCGGAGACCCAGTAGCAGCCCTTGGCCCAATCGGCCCCGTCCTCCGAGAGCACGCTCTTCCCCATATTCGTGAGGAAGATGGCTCCAAGAGTGATCAGATCACTCTCGTCGAGAGGAACAATCTGACCGACCGTGCGGTCGATCATGTCGATGCCCTGAGACTCGGCGATCTGGTTAACGGTTTCGAGGGATACGCGCTTGGTGTTGGACAGGTCCATCCTTGCGATTGGAAGTTAAACTCATCATCTTCCCCAGAATGATGAGACGCTACTTATCCAAGGCAGCGTTTTACGCAACTCGTTAATTTGTACCATAGATGGTCCAACCATAGGTGTCCGACCGGAATTCGTTTCTCTCTCCGGTAAAGCTGTCTTAACGACTTTGTTCGGACTTGTCGCGCTCCTATGGAAGTCGGTACTCCCGCCGACTTTACGGTATCTAACGGAAACTCGTTAGCGAGTTGCAGTTAAACTGCAGGGGAACGACAGTGGCCAGCACTTAACGTGCTGACCTACGGTCGGGACTCTGGAAATAGAAGCGATGCGGAGCATTCGCTTCCTATTTTTCTTTCGTCCAAGAATTGGACAAAGGTTGCACTCGAAATCGGTTTTCCCACGGCGCATGCCGGGGGGCCGATTTCGTAGTGTCTCTTTCCACCCCTATAACATCCACATTTTTTTATTTCGGATTTTCTCACTTTTATTTGGATTTCTCCTTTTAAATGTTTATATTTGCGAAAATAATTGTATAAACTAAAAACAATAATATATGAGTAATGAAAGACAACAAGGCGAATCTATAGCACAATGAAAGCGTAGATTACAAGCAAATAATAGATATGGAATATATGCTGGGGAATTAGAACCAGCTATAGTTAGAACTAATTCAGAAACAATAGATTCCGGAAGAAAAGCAGTTGGATCAAAACCAAATGATTATAGAATAAATCAATCTAGTTTATTTGGACAACGTAGATATAATTCTAATCCGTCGATTGCTCAAAAACTAGTAAATAATCTTACTGACAAATTGCATCTGACTTCTCCGCCGACATTTACAGATGGATATAATAGAGAATTAAATGCAGAAGTTCCGCTTTCTGAAAGTGCGCAAGGACAAGAACTAAAAAGAATGGGCTCAACTGCACTTAAAGGAATGACTATTGCAGGAACTGCAGCATTACCTTTTAGTTTTTATTACGCACCATTAGCAACTTCAGCTGGATTGGGTACAGGTATTGTTGCATCAAAAGCAACAGATGCTGGAATGAATCTTATTGAAAATGCAACAGATACAAGATTTACTCCAGAACAAAGAACTGCTGCTACACTTTTAACATCTCTACCTGCAGGTGTTAAAGGATACAAATGAGGTTGAAATACAGAAAAACGTGCAATTGAATCTGCAATGACTGCTTCTGGTGGTGCATCTATTCCAATTGAAAAGTTAAAATATACTTTTAGAAACTTAGATAAACAAGGCAAAAAGGATTTTGCCAAATATATCTTTACTGGTAAAGGTAAACAACCTGGCGAAATACTCGGATCAATGAATTCTTATTTCGGATCAGGAGTAAACGGATGAGGTGGAGAGACCGGACATGGAAACATGGTAAGAGCCTTCTTATATGATGAACCAATTCCAGAACTACATGAAGTAACTGGAGAAGGAAAATATGGTATTCACGATGAATATATTAGAAAAAAATATCCTCATAAATATGGGAAAATAAGAGTGTATGAAGGTAATGATGTAATGGACAATCCTACTACTGACAAGGTTATTCCTATAAAATCTAAAAATGACAATTCTAATTTAATCTTTAGAACTCCTAGTGGAGGTTTTCAAGTTGACGCCGGAGGTCATATTGTAGAAGAAGGTATTGGGGAAGGTGGATTATATCGTAGAAGACAAGATATTTGAAAGTTTCAGCCGAAAGATTATAAAGCTAGATGGGCAAATGGAGGAATCAAAAATAATCTTGTGAACTGAGGTTTAAATTTCGTTGATTCTCATGGAACACCTGTCGTTACTAGAACGACATGAGGTTCTGAACGAATACCAAAATCTTCTATAGATAATTACAATGTACATTTTGCTACAAACGATGGTGTCGTAAATTCGCTATTTAAAATAAAAGCTCCAACTTTTGAAAAATGGGCAAAAGAGACAACGCTTGATGATTATGTGGGTCCACAATATGATAATGCACCAGAAGCTTGATTTGATGAAATTTTTAAAACTGCTACAGATAAAGAAGAAGCAAGCTTCAAAAATCTTATAAACGATTATTATAACAATAAATTAAACGGAAAAGGAAAGCAAACTATATATGATTTAATAAAAGGTTCTGATTCAGATATTGACGTTTCATTTAAAGACACTAAAATATCTGATATTGATTTTAATAATTTGATTACATATTCAAAAAAGCAAGGAGGAAACTTAAATGGGATGAAGAAAACAAGATAGGCAAACTCAAAAGCTTTTTGATAATGTAACAAAAAGTTTGCGAGGTAGAGATGACGGAATCGTTAGAGATGATAATGGACGTATAGTTGCAGAAGTACCTTTAAAAGAAGAACATCCTATAGGATCACTTCTACTTCTTAGAGGTGCTGGTCCTGCTACAGCTAAAGGTCTTGAATGGGTTGGAGAAAAAATGATGCCAAGTGCTCTTCTTAAAGGAATTGGACAAACTTTTCCAAAAGTAGCTAAAGCGGCTACTGCTATTTCCCCATATGCCGATGCAGGATTATTAGCTACATGAGGTGCTCAAGGTATTCGAGAAGCAAAAGAAGCTGTAAAATCTGGAGATGCTGCCGGGGCTATTGCTGGAGCATCTATGGCAGCGTTACCTCTTATGGGAATTAATCCGGAAGTAGCACAAGAATTAACAGCTACACAGAAAGCAAATAAAGTTGCAAGAGCTTTAAATAAGGAAGTTAAACCATTAAGTAGACCTATAACTGAATTTGAACGCAATGGTAAATATACATTAGATGAATTACATCAGATGGGATATAAACTTCCTAGAAAACATCTACAAGGTGAGGATGCTGTAAAAATGTTCAAAGAATATGGAACTGCAGAGATTCCAGAAAACTCTCAAATTATAGAGCAACTTCGCAAATATGTGCCAGAAGCAAGAGAACGATATGGATTAGTTAGAAACACTAATATTACAGATGATGAAATTGCTGGGAGTCTTTACAAAAAAGCATTAGAGCTTGGTGGAAATACCGCTGCTAGAAATGAAGTTGGGGAACCTTTAGTTTTATTTAGAGGTGATACTAAACGGTTTCCGGCTTTAAGAAAAGTAGCAGAACCTGAAAGTTTGGCAAAAGGCACAGGATCAATGGATAACTCTTTTGGTAATTTATTTCTTGGACAATTAGGCGGACCAGGAGAAGGTGTTGAAAGATATATTCATTATGTACATCAATATCCTGGAGGAGCAACAACAGTATTTCCTTCTGCTACAGGTGAAAGAATTATTTGAAACGGAAACAAAATTAGACAACAAGGTGCTGATATAAATATTCCTGAAAAATATTTGAGTTACGATATATCAGAACCTTTTAATATGTATGGCCAACAAATAAGAAGAAGAAAGATTTCTTCTGAATTAGCAAAACCGAATAGTAACGATATAAACGCATTTGTTGTTAGAACTCCGTCTATAAGAAATGCTAGTTCTGAAATATCTCCGGAAATGGGAGGTGAATTTATAGATATAAACGGAGTACCGAAATTTAAAAATTCACCATATGTTGATAGAAATCAATCTGCGACTAGAATAAGACAGATTCTAACTGATGCTGAATCAAAAGGTCAAGGTTTACTAAAATCAGATGCATACTCTCCTTTAAGAGAAAATGAACACTTTGAATTTGATTATTATGCTCTTCCGAATTTTAATATTCGTAATGCAAAACATCTCTTACCTTATGATTTTAGAATAAAACCACAATGAGGTAGTAGATTAATATATAGAAAACAAGGTGGAATCTTAAAAGCCCAAAAAGGAACTCCTAATAATGGTTTACCACCTTGGATAAAAAGAGATGATTCCACAAGAACCTATATCACTGCGTTTAAACCAGGGATAAAGACGGTAGAACACTGCTTCGTAATTGACAACGAGGTGATGGAAAACAATTAATTAGAGATAGCTCTTTAGTTAAAAGAATTGGAAAGGACGGTAGATATATTTATATTCCAAGATCACTCGCTGGTGGAATGAATGGTGGTTTTCACATAAGCGAGTTTACCGGCGAAAACAAAGACAGTGATGAATTTATAGGAAGACTTCGGTTTATTGGAATGACAGAAAATGGGTTATATGAATATTATGATCCACTAACCGGACAAAATGAATTATACGATACTCAGTTTGAGAATGGAGGTAAAATTCATATTAAATTAAAGTAATAAAAGATTTATATTGTGGATAATTAAATTCAAAACTGTAAATATTAAAATCCTGAACTCTCCCGTTCGGGATTTTATTTTTTATGATATTTGTTTGGAAATTTCAATTTTTTTTCTTATATTTGCGCGTTAACTATAAATAAGAAGTTTATGGAAAAGTATAATCTTAAAAAGGAATTAGCAATTCAAAATGCAATTTTGAATGATACTGCAAACATAGAATATAAAGATGAAGATGAATTAAATCAAAACGAAAATGGCACAGATACAGTACACACCTTATGTAAATCAAATACAAACACAATTTAAACCAATAGAACCGGATAATTTCGATATACCTATTGTAAAAAGTGTTCAAAAACCAAAAGAAGAAATATCACTGGCGCCATTACCGGAATTAAAAGAAACTGTTGTACAAACACCTGTAGTTTCTATCGATTGAAACGATTCTTCTAGACAAGGTAGGAGCAGAACAGCTAGAGATTATTTAATGAACGGACTTGGCTTAACCAAGGCACAATCATCTGGAATTATTGCAAATCTTCTATCGGAATCAGGATTAAATACAAATGCTGAAAATGCTGCAGAAAAAGCTGGTAAAAATTCTTCAGTTAGTTCATCACAATATGGAATAGGAATTGGACAATGAACTGGAAAAAGACATAATGATTATGTTAATTGAGTTAACAGTCATGGCAATTCATTACAATCTCAATTAGATTTCGCAATGGATGAAATACAACGAAAGTATCCAGAATTTTTAGCAGCTTTGCGTACTGCGGAAACTCCAGAAGAAGCTTCTGATTATACATATGCCATGTATACTGCAGCTAATCACAGAAATGTTAATAAGAATAACATTCAAAGTATTATAAGCGGTATAGAAAGAATGTACGATGCGAAACATAAAGAGATGTATGGAAAAACATTTAATAATCATTCTGATAGAAGACGTAAAACTGCATTAGAAGTAATGGGTTATAAAGGCGGTGGTATTTTAAGAACACAAAGCGGAAAGAAAGTGGAATCAAATCCAACTTTAAACAATTCTCACGTAACAGATATTCAATTCTGGCAGCCACAAGAACATCATCCAATGATGTTAATACAAGAAAAACCAAAAGGTTATCAAAGACAATATAATCTTATTGCAAATGAACCGGCTATCGAATTACCAGAAGTTACTGTTACACCAGAAAAAACTATTGCAGATCTTGCTAAATTTACAGGTAGTTTTGAAACATTTCGTCCCGATGCATATATATTAAATACATCAGAAGGAAAACCACAAACATTAGCAGGTTATGGAAGTGCCAATCCTAAAATTATAGAATTGGCTAAACAAGGAAAACTTACTGAAGAGATTGCAAGAAAAGAGATGGAAAGAAAATTGCAAGCTGAATACGATGAGTGAACGAATAGAGTCGAAAATTTTAAAAATCTTCCAAGAAATGTACAGTTGGCATTAGTCGACACATCTTATAACGGAAAAGGTGTAGTTGGTACAATAAAAGGTAGTCCAAATTTAATGAACATGATTAATTCTGGTATTACTGATCCAAAGGAATTAGTAAAGCATATGACTCATTCAAAATCTGCAAATGGTTGACTTGGAGTACGTTCTGCTGCAAGAAGAGCTATGGCATTAGGTGAATATGACTGAAATTGACCATCATTAGATAAATATGGAAGACAGGTAGATTATTCTCAATATAAAGGTCCTCAAGACTGAAAATCCTCACCTTATTATAATAAATATTAATTATGATTGAAGAATTAAGACACATTTTTAGTGATATTAGAAACTCTATAATTGAAATGGGAGTTGATGTAGATGAGTGTGTTTCTCCAGAAGAATATGCAGAAAGAATTAAACTTATAAATGGAAATAATGCTGTAAGTTGTATTCCTGTATTTAAATCTTCTACAGAGAAACCAAGCACTCCTACAAAAGTAATGAGTTCTAATAATCCAACTGATTATCCTTCTGGATGATCTACACCAGACGGATTAACAGATGATATCTGGATGACATACACAATAGTCGGTCCAGAAAAAGTATATGTCCCATGAACAGAACCAGTATTAATTTATTCTACTGGAGAAGGCGGTTCTCAACCTAGAATTGAACCAGGTTCCACAAGAGTTTTTTTAATTTATGGTGAATGGCCAGACAGAGATGTAGAATTAGATACACCACAAGGTGGACATTGAGATCCAGAATTAAATGTATTAGAGAAACCAATAACGTCCATAGTTAGAAAAAATGGAACTGCAACAGGAGATATTGTTTACTGAGATGACAACAATCATCATCAAGCAGGTTCGTTTACATGGCTTTCTACTGGTACATTCTTAGCATCTGATGGTAACTTAGTTGGCCAATGATCCGATCCAGTTTGTATAAATTATGCAAAAGATGGAAAAGATGGACGCAATGGTGTAGATGGAGATAATACTGAATTTATTTATAAATTATTTCATAGTGTAGAAGATGTTTCTAGAGCAGAAACTCCTTATTCTGATCCAGATACAGATGATTACATTCCCGCAGGATGATCCGATCAGCCAAATGCTATAGATCCAGATGTCTATCCTGTAGAAGCAATGTGCACAAGAAAAAGAAATAAAACTACAGGAAAATGAGGTGAGTTTATTGGCCCTATGCCTTGAGCTGTATGAGGACAAGATGGTACAGACGGAGATGGTATAGAATACATTTTCCATGTTGTTGCTCCAGATCAATGTAGACAAAATGAAGATGGATCATGGACACTTGTTGATAGTACAGTATTTCCCCCAATGAGCAGAGATCAATATCTTGCAGTTACACGTTTAACTGGAATCTCTGATGAATTGGCATTACAGGCTTATCAAAATGACGAATTTATTCCAGGTGATTATCCTGTTCCTCAATCATTAGGATGGGACAGGAATTGAACAGATGATCCATCAGATGTTAGTGCAAGTGAACCTCTGGAATTTGTTTCTATTAGAAAATATAGAGATGAAGTATGGAGTTGGTATTCCGAACCAAAGTTATGGAATAAATGAGCTTATGTAGATGCTTCTATATTTACAGCATTTGCATTTACAAGAACAAATGAAAATCTTCTTGCTCTAAGTCCAGCGTTAGTAATCGAAGGTGGAAGTGAAAGTAATCCTATTCCAAATCCTTCCAGTTATACTAAAGGAGGAGTGCAGCATACTGTAACATGGTACGATTCTGTTCCTGCTGGAAACGGAACAGTTTGGATGACACAAAGAGTATTTGGACAATCAGGTACAACTTGAAGTTCTCCAAGTAAAATGGCCGACACTGATCGTTTCCAAGTAGAATATTCTGCATCAATTCTTCAAGATGGTGCATCTACTCAACTTCCTAGTTTAAATAATTATGTTACCGATGCAAATCCAGAAGGTATAGATGAAACTGCATGGAGAAATTATTGTAGCAGTCATAATTTAGGAGTATGAGCAGATGATGATTCTATTGTTGATCCGTTATGGATGGCTACATGTAATAAAGTAAATGGTGTATGGGAAGATTGGCATATTGCCAGAGTTCGTGGAGAAAATTCTATACGCATCGACTTTACAAACGATAAAGATGAATTAATCTATGATCATAATGGAACTAAGATAAGTAGAAGAAATTCTACAACAACCGCAAGATTATATGACGGTGCTTCATTAGCAAGCAATGTTACATGAGCGATTAGTAATGTATCTGGTGTTTATGCTGGCAATGGTGGAACAGCTGTTTCAGAATTTCCTGCAAATCCTGCCGCAAATACTGTATATATTAAAACCAATGGTGATGTTTTATTAACCGGTATTTTAGCTAATGCTGATAGTGCTATTGCAATGGTTGAAGCCTCATATAATGATGCACATTATTATAAACAGTTTGAAGTTGGAAAGAAAATCGGAGAAGATAATTATTATCTTGACTTCACACCAGCAGCAATAGTATATAATTCTACAACAAGTTCTCCTTCACAAGTTAATATCAATGTCAAAGTTATGAAGGAATCTTATGTAGATGGAAGTACCGCAATAGCATCGGCAATGCCATCTGGATATAAAGTCTTTTTATATGACGGTAGTACAGTTGATGTTAATTGGACAGATGTTAGCAAGTCTTATCCTTTAAACATGAATTCCAATATTCAGGATCTTCATTTACTTTTAGCAACTGCTAAAACTGGAGGTACTATCGAAGACGGTCCAGAAGACATTCCTGTAACAATTGTTTCTAATGGTACTCCTGGTACTCCTGGTGATGATGGACGTGGTATAGTTAGTGTTACTAATTATTATATGTGATACAATAGCGGAACTTCCCATCCTGCTGAGAGTGCTTCTGGATGAAGTTCTACTATTCCTTCACAACCTTCCGATAATACATATAAATATTTATGGAAAAAAGTTGTAACAGTATATACTTCAGCACCATTACAAGATATTAAATATGAACTCATTAGTACTGCTGGGGAAAATGGACATGCTGGTCCTATGCTGAGAATGCGTAACTGATCTACAAGTTATACATATCCTGATGCAGAAGGCCAAGATGGATGGTATTCTGGAGAAGAAGATAATGCTGCATATTATGATGTCGCTATTTGGCCTGTTGCTGATGAAGGTATTACTATAACAAATGCAGCATCTAATGCAGATAGATTATGGAGATGTAAGAAAAAACTTCCATATGATAGTTCTGCAATTACTGCGAATTCAAATCCTTCAACACTTACAGAGTATTTTGTTCAAGCTGTTGGTTGGGATTTTGTAGCAACAAAACTTTTACTTTCAGATAAAATTGCAGCCAATCAAATTGATGTAAATCAATTATCTGTAAAAGAATTACATACAAGTAATAATAATGGAGAAACTCTAGATATTATGAACAATGTAATAAATTTACAGCAAGATGGGCAAACTAGATGTAAGATATCTGGAGAAGATGTTTCTACTAACTTTGATAATCATAAACAAATTATTGTTGGAACTTCTCCTGGTAATGAATTCTTAGGTGGACCTGTAATAGACGATTCAGCATATTCTGGACAACCCGCATACTTTGAAGGAACTTATACATTAGGTACGGTTCATATTAATGCTGTTTCATCTGGAACACAAAGAGACTTAATTTATTCCGAAAATATCCCTCAACAATGAACAGTTCATCTTAAAGGTCAAGGTTTAGAAGAAGTTGTTACTGGACACAATATTCAATGTAGTGTTAGTTTAGATGTTTATGCTGTTAATCAAAACACAGGTGCTATAGTTCAGGAATGATATCAACATGAAGGAGAGGAGGATTTAACTACATTTGAAGAACATTATGATCATTTTACATTATCTAGTGATCCATTTACAGTAGATATGAGAGCTAATTCTTCTGATATAGATAATGAAGCGTTCCCTATAACAGGAGGTGATTATACGATGTATGTTAAAGCAGAATTAATGCTTATGACGGACGGTCAATTTGGACTTCCTTCTGGAATATATAACCCAGAGGTTTATCTAAACTGAGTTACATTTGATCCGATTATAAACCATCATACAGCTGCATCAACGTTAGTAGAATTTACTGAAATTGGAGCAAATGGATTCATACATGGTATAAATGCAAATAATTACTTCAAGGTTGTAAATACAAACAATTCTCTAACATTAGAATTCTTAACGAATGGAACTTATGGTCTAAAGATAGACAGTTCTGGAATAAAGTATTACAATAATGGTAACTGAGAGACATTAAATACACCGTAAACCAAAATAGCCCCTATATGGGGCTATTTTAAAAATTTATATAAATATGAACGATATAAAAACTATTTATGATGCCATTCATAAGAAATATAAAGATCTTGTGAATTCATTGACTAGAAAGGAAGATAAAAGTAATAAGGTATCAACTGTAACTGAATCTAATGAACAGTATCCTACCGCTAAAGCTGTTAATGATAAGGTTACTGAACTGGCTAATGAAGTGGGTGTTGATTTAGATAAGTATAAGGAATATTTTACCATCGAAGCTACTGAAGATGGGACTACAGTTTATTTCCGTCAATCTGATTATGCAGTAAATGATGGGTTGGACCCTCTAAAAGTCGAGGTTTCAACCGATGATGGTGCAACTTGGACTGAAGTTACAGCTGCCCCTGCAGAAGATGATGTACCTGGTGCAACCCTTGCTTCCCTTAATGCTGGGGAAAAGGTTCTTATCCGTGGACGAAACCAGGCTTATGGGTATCTTTCTGATTCGGAGGGCGAAGCGGTTGATAACTGCAACTTTTGGGCTGACCATGAATGCAAGGTGTCAGGTAATATTATGTCGCTTGTTGGCGGGGATGACTTTGCCAGACTTCGCACAGTTGCGGATTATGGGTTCTCATATTTCTTCTCGGATTATAACTCAGAACTCGAGCCGTGGGTTGTGCTCGACGAGGAAGATCCACTTCTGCTTCCTGCCACTACCCTCGCTGAGTTCTGTTACTGTGGTATGTTCCAAAGTGTCCCTGAACTGACGAGCACTCCAGAACTTCCAGCTACTACTCTCGCACTGGGATGTTATACCTGGATGTTCTCCGGTTGTACTGGTTTGACCGCTGCTCCCGCGCTTCCCACCATCACTCTTGCAGAACGCTGCTACTACAGTATGTTCCAGGGCTGCACGAGTCTTACAAGTGCTCCCGCACTCCCCGCTACTATTCTTGCGGAGTCTTGCTACAACCAAATGTTCGACCATTGTGCTGGTCTGACTACTGCTCCAGAACTCCCAGCAACTACTCTTGCGAATAGATGCTACTCCAATATGTTCAGGGACTGCACTGGGTTAACCGCTGCGCCTACGTTACCCGCCACCGCGCTCGCGGAGGCCTGCTACGGCAGTATGTTTGAGGGCTGCACGGGACTGACTGCTGCTCCTGAGCTTCCCGCCACTACTCTTACGAACGAATGCTACAACTATATGTTCTTCAACTGCACGAACCTTGCGTATATCAAGGCGCTCTTCACCACAACGCCGGGGAACACCTACACAAGTGGCTGGGTGAACAACGTCGCGGCAAACGGTACCTTCGTGAAGTCTGCATCTGCAACTTGGTCTGTTACTGGCGATGATGGGGTTCCTTCCGGTTGGACAGTCAAAGAAGGTGAGAGTACAGGAAATGTGCCTGTCACCACTGCACCAATGAGCCTTACAGAAGCACAGAAAGAGCAGATTAGAGAGAATATCGGCATTTCAGATCCAATTATCATTGATTTGGAAGAATTTCATAACCAAAGAGATCTATCGTTGGAAACGGCATTGAGTTGTTTTAAGATTGACGGAAAATCCGTTTCTTATGATGAGATGCGGAATTTGGTTGACGAAAAACGGAACATTTTATTGCGTTATAATTATGATCAAATCCTGTACTACTGTTTAAACGAATCATGTCGTTATCTGTTTGCTACGGGTGTCGAATTTGTCTTTGGGTCAAGAGATTCAATTAGTGAAATTGGTTTCATGGCCCGGATTAAATTGGCCGGGGATGAAAGTAGAGTTGAATTTTTTGAATTTTAACATTTTACAACTATATCACAGATTGCACAACAATAAATAATCTAAGAAATAAAAACATTACTAACAAAAAGCCTCTCACAGACACTATTTTAAAATTTATATAAGCATGAACGATAAAAAAGTTATTTACGACGCTATTCATAGAAGGTATATAATTCAGAATCTTAACGAACGACTTACTGCAACTGAACCTTATATCGCTTGACTAGATCCTTATATTTGAGATGATAAATTGGTCTGACCTGGAAAGAGTGGTGGAGATATTGATGCTCTAAGTCTTCTTAACTCTGCTCCTACATTAACTATTAGAGGAGATCTAAAACACGGAGATAGAAGATATGAAGTATATCATCCATTAATGAATTACGAAGGTGCAGAGATTGTTCTTTTGCATTACGCTAAACATAACAGAAAAAAGGAATATGATTCAGACGAAGATGTGTCTATACATACTAGATCTAAAAAAGGATGATGTGTAGCTTCTGGAAGTATTCCAACCGAATATTTCGTCTTTAATAGTAATACATCCTATGACGAACTATATGACTTTTTAGATAATAATGGTATCAGTTTTAATAGACATTTTGGCCTAGGCCTAAGAATTCCAAATCCAGAGTGGACAAGAGAAAATACAAATCTAAAAAATGCTACTTATAAAGGAATCTCAGAGTCTTTATGATCAGATGTTCTGCCAATTAAGATTTCTGGTGAAGAAGGAGACTATTATGGAATTGGAATTATTTAATTAATTTAATAAAATTACTATGAGTATGATTCAAAATTTAGATGAACCCTGGAAAGGACATACCTTTAAGGAGATAGAGGATTTCATAAAGGATCAGTTAGAGCAGCTGGACGAAATATTAACCGAAGAGGAGGAATAGTTATGGTAGATAGCAAACTTTGGAAAGACATAGACTACTCTGGAGTAGAAAAATATGTGAAGGATGCTTTTAGGGATCTTTGGGAAAAGGGCGGAGAAAAGATGTATGAGAAATACCCCGAGAAGAGACCATTTACCATCGAGGCTACTAAGAACGGCACAAAAATATATTTTCAACAGTCTATTGATTCTGTTTATGACGAATTAGATCCACTAAAAGTAGATGTTTCTACTGATAATGGACAGACATGAAGGGAGATCACCGCAGCTCCTGCAGAGAATGGTATTCCAGGCAGTATCGTTGCTTCTTTGAATCCTGGGGACAAAATAATAATTAAAGGTAACAATTCTGCATATGGGTGTTTTTCAGGATCTGCTGAAAGGGACATATATCATTGTCATTTTTGAGCAGATAAACCATGTTATGTATATGGCAACATGATGTCTCTAATCAGAAAAACAGGTTTTGAGAAATTACAGTCGATTGGAAAAAATGCTTTTGCATACTTTTTCTCTGATTACAATGACTATGATGAAGATCCAGATTGGTCTTGAGTACTAAATAAAAATGAGTGTCCAATACTTCTTCCTGCAACATCACTTGCAAAGAATTGTTATGGTGATATGTTTCGAGGATGTTCTTCATTAACTATTACACCGAAATTACCAGCGACTGTACTCGCATTAGGTTGTTATAGTAATATGTTTAGAGGATGTTCTTCATTAACAATTGCTCCAGAATTACCAGCAACAGTACTCGCACCTTCTTGTTATTCAGGTATGTTTCAGAATTGTACATCATTGCTTGCTGCTCCGGAATTACCAGTAATGAAACTTGAGAGTTATTGCTATTCAGCTATGTTTGTTGGTTGTAGTTCTTTAACCGTTGCTCCAGAATTACCAGCAATTACAATGGCAGTTAGTTGTTATAGTAATATGTTTGTTAATTGTATTTCGTTAATTAAAACTCCTGATCTCAAAGCAACATCTCTTGAAAAACTTTGTTATCGAGACATGTTTCGTGGTTGTACTTCATTGACAACTGTTTCAAATCTTCCTGCAACGACATTAGCAAATGGTTGTTATAATAATATGTTTTCTGGTTGTACTTCATTGACGACTGTTCCAGAACTTCCTGCAACGATACTTGCAGATAGTTGCTATTCAGGTATGTTTCAGGGTTGTACTTCATTAACAACTGTTCCAGAACTTCCTGTAATGACACTTGCAGACAACTGTTATAGACGTATGTTTCGAAATTGCACTTCGTTGACTATATCACCGGAACTTCCTGCGACAGTATTAGTAAACAGCTGTTATGATTCTATGTTCCAAAACTGTACTTCATTAACTACTGCACCGGAGCTATTGTCTACTACACTGGCACCATACTGCTATAACACAATGTTCGATGGTTGCAGAAATCTTTCATACATTAAGGCGTTGTTCACCACTACTCCTTCCAATACTTACACTTACAACTGAGTACAAGGTGTAAGTCTTTCCGGCACCTTTGTTAAGTCTGCTTCTGCCGCTTGAGATGTTACTGGTGGAAACGGAATTCCTTCCGGTTGGACCGTTCAAACTGAATAAAACTAAGAAAATATGAGTACAATAAACACATTACAAGAGCCCTGGAACGGGCACACCTATAAGGAAGTCGAGACCTTTGTCAAAAATAAGATTGACGACCTTCGTAAAAAAGTATACGGGGATCTACTCGTTCCATTTACTATAGAAGCCACACAAGATGGTACAACGATTTATTTCCGGCAAACAGCTTTAGCTGAATCTGATGGTATTGCTCCTCTGAAGGTAGATGTATCTACTGATAATGGAGTGACATGAATAGAAGTGGAAGCTGTCGTTACGGACGATGGTGTTCGCGGCGCAACGATTGCTTCTCTTAATTCTGGAGATAAAGTTCTAATCCGAGGGAATAATTCTTCATATGGATATTATTCTGAGGGTTATGGTTTTGCTGCTAATAATTGTAATTTTTGGTCAAACAAGCCATGTTATGTGTATGGGAATATTATGTCTTTGATTAGAAAGGCGAACTTTGAGGATTTGAACTCAGTAGAAAGATACGCTTTTGCATATTTCTTCGCAGACTATTATAGGGATCTTAGCTATTCGTGGGTATTAAGCAAAGATGGAAGTCCGCTAGTGCTCCCGGCGACGACGCTTGCAGAAAGTTGCTATGCAAATATGTTCAATCGCTGTGTTTCTTTGGTAGCTGCTCCAAAATTACCGGCAATTACGCTCGCAAGAGAATGCTATGCGAATATGTTTTCCAGATGCACTTCCTTAATCGAAGCTCCAGTTCTTCCGGCAACTACGCTCGTAAATTATTGCTATGAATTTATGTTTTACGATTGCAATAATCTTTCGTATATAAAAGCGTTGTTTACAACCACACCGTCAAGCACTTATACTGGCGGATGGGTATCTGGAGTTAGTGACACCGGAACTTTCGTGAAATCTACTTTAGCTGACTGGGATGTAACTGGTGACAACGGTATTCCTTCTGGCTGGACTATAGAAACCGCATAAAGTACAGAAACTTATATTTTATGGCGGATTTAAAAATGTAAAATAATTTTCTATAAAATTTGCTTTTTTCAAAAAAAATATTTATCTTTGTAATTGAGGAGAGTCTATAAGATATTTCTCAAAAGTTTTGTCTATATGATGATTCGTAACGAGTCTGTCTATATGATGGTACTCAATTATAAAAATTTTAATATTTTTAATATTATTTAAAAGCTTCTCACAGACGCTTTTAACAAAAAAATCCCGGCTCTTTTGAGTCGGGATTTTTGTTTTATTTTTAAATCATTTAGATTAATAATAATGAAGCGATAACTGTTGCTGTAAAGCATCCAAGAAAATCTGCAACAATATCATGATGATCAAAAAGACCTGTTTCTTTCTTATCTTTAAATTCTTTTATTATACCTACAGCCATTGTAACAACAAGTGCTGGTATAATAGCATATACGCCAAGACCAACAGCTGATAATACAGCATAAATTAATTGCATTAATATAAGACTAAGTGTGAAATGCATCCACTTGTCTTTTCCAATAGCATTTAAAAGTTTAAACATAATTATTATCCTTCACTTTGTGATTCTTCAGCATCAGGCATACCATATAATTTACATTTAGGATCAACATATGGTGTGTGTGCATACTGATCTGATAATTCTTTGGGATCAAAATCCATTTCCATTGGAATAGTGCGGCCTACAACAGCTTCGTGTAGGACTTTTAAATCATTTGTTTTTGCCATAATTATTTAATTTTTAATTTGTTAATATAAACTAAGATTCACCAATTACAATCTTTTTTATTGCATTTACATGAATTTGTGCAATAACTTCGCGTCCTTTTTCAGACATTAAAAATTCACAATCTATTTTATTATCTTGAAAAAGATTTTCTGTTAATATTGCAGGACATCAACTCTTGTAAAGAATTGTAAAATCAGATTCGTAATCATAATCCTTATCTGTAAGATCTTTTCTTAAAGTCATTCCATATAAAGGTAGGAGTTTTTCTGCCTCTTTATAAAAAACATCTGCATATTCATCTGATTTTGTTTTTCCTTTTGTTGTTCAAACACTTCATCCTCTAGCATTCATTCATTTATCTCCCATCCCTGCAGCATTTGCATGAACAGAAATTAATAAACAGTTATTCTTTCCAAATTTTGAACAATATCTATTTACTCTATTTGCTCGAGTAGTCAAAGCTATATCTTGATCTACTTCTGGAGTAACTATTTTATAAGGAATATTTAATTTTTCGAGTTCTAAAGAAATTCTTTTTACAATATCTCTTGAAAATTCATATTCAAAAAATTGCTTTCCATCTTCAAACTTAGGGGAGCGTTTTCCAGGGGTTGATTTAGCATGTCCATTATCTAATAATATTCAAAATCTATAACCTGTAACCACGGCTGGTTTTAATTCTATAACATTATTCATAATACAACTTTAATACATCTTTTTCTAAAAATTCCATTTCTTTATTAGCTTCTATTTCTCAAGGTCTGTCAAAATAAGGAGTTTCCTTTTTATAAAAATCTCCTTTTCATATCATTCCACCTTTTGCAGCCTTTAATTCTCCTTTTTCATATTGCTTTAAATGAATTAATTCATGACATATAATTATAGAAAGCATCGATTGACTAATTTTACTATGTAAAGTTAATCGATACTTATGCTTTTCAAAATCACATTGTAGCAATGCTTGCATCTCTATATTTGAAGAATCGAATCTGTTAAGTACTTTATCGTTTGTAATTATTATTAACTCTATATCATTTATATTTAATATCTGAGTTAACGCAATTTTACAAAAGGTTTCCATATCATACTTTGATTTATTAGTAGATAATCAATGTACTTTTGGTTTATCTCCAAATTGTCAAGCTCTTGGAGTTTTTTTCTTAAATCATTTTATCATTTTATAAGTGATTTAACAATAGGTTCATCTATAATTCCACCAAACTGATGTTTCTTTGATCAACGTCTTGCATTTCTAGCAAAATTGGCTCTCTTTCTTGTTGCGGGATTTGAAGAATGTAAACCCTTCTGGATACACGCTTCAGTAACTTTTCCACCACAATAAGAAGAAAATTTGCCTTTATTTTCTGGTTTTATTTTTATTTTATTACCTTTCTTCAAAAAAGCTAATAATGATTCTATTTTACTTTGATTCTGCATAATTAATAATTGCTTTACAAAATTTAATTAATTGTTCATCTTCTAAATTTGATCTCATCATATTAACGTGAGAACATACAAGTCGTACGTTCCCTTTTATATATCCTAATTCTGGAACAATTCTATCAATTGATGCATTGTATGGATTCTTTCCAGACTGAACAGTAGTTGACATTTTTAAATTACTGAGGGCACATTTTTCATTTTGTTCATTATATAATTGTGCTATAAATTCTGCATCTAGATTATATGGAAGTTTTTCTCTTAAAGCTCGTGTTTTACAACCATAAAGTAAGTGTTTTAAGAAAAATTCTTTATTGTCTTTTTGTTTTGAAGCTCAAGCAATTTTCTTTCTTTTACTTTCACACTCTTTACATTCCAGTGAATAATTTTCTCTACACTTTATTCCGGATCCAGTATAAAATTCAGATACAGGCTTGTATGTTTTACATGTACGACAATATAATTCACCTTTATCATTAAATGAAGGAACTCTTATTCTAGATTTTTCTTTTTCTTTCTCACAATCTTTACAAGTGGAATTATATCCGCATTTAACATTTGATCTTTTGTAAAAATATTCGTCCGTCATTGGTTTATATTTCTTACATTTTGTACAAAGTTTATATATAATTCCATTAATTTCTTTAAAATTAGGCATATTGAGCTCATAGTTCATGTATTTACCTAGATGCTTAAATTTTTCAATATCAAATTTATTTTTACTGTCCATTTACATTAACATTTATTAAATATTCAATCTTTTCGTTCATAATTCATTATATTTTATATTTTGGCACAAATATAAGAATTTTCTTTCAAAATTACAAGTGTAAAATTTGGAAATATCAAAATAAATTATTATATTTGCCCGGAAAATAATAGGACTATAAGTACATGTATTGTAAAATAACTAATCTTAAAGTAGAAAAATGGATTGAGTATCAATTATAATTGCAATAATCGGAGCGTTAGCTGGAGGCGGACTAATAAGTCTATTGACTATTAGAGAAACTAAAAAAAGCATGAAAATAGACAATGCTGAAAAAGAAGACAATAGATGAAGCAAATTAGTAAATGAACTTCAAGAGCAAATAGAAAAATTAAACGAACGTGCAGAAAAAAGAGATGCACGTATTACAGAACTTGAAGATATTAACGCATCCCTTAGACAAAAGTTAGACGAAACCAATACAGCTTTAGCTAAAGCCACATTAATGAGATGTTCTAAATTAGGATGCAAAACAAGGATTCCTCCGTTTGGTTATTCTGAACTTACGCCCGAAGAATTAACTATAGCAAAGAGTGCAGAAGAAATCGAATAGAATAAATTGTAGATGATTATGAATAATGTAAAATGAATTAAAAATGCCAAAGTTAGATGGAATTGAATATAAAGAATTGTATGGACTGAGTGTAGATAAAGAAAATAAAGAATTGTTTTTTAATGATGCAAACCATCTTTATATAAACAAAAATGACGGATCTCATTATATTTCAGTTACCACTTTAATTGGAGAATATGAAAACAAATTTGATGAGGATTTCTGATCTAAGTATAAAGCTTTAGAATTATTTTTAGATGGAGATGTTTGATCAAATCTTAAAATAAAACTCCAAACAACTAAAAAATGAAATTCTAATATATTAGAAAAATATAATATAAATGAGGAAGAATTTAATAAAGAAGTTGAAAAAATTAAATTAGACTGAGCAAATAATAGAGATGAGGCCTGCGAACACGGATCTTATGTCCACTCTTTAATGGAAAATACTTTTTATGGGAACACTCAGTTTGATTTTTCCAAATATGGATATGCAGAAGCATCTGGTTTATATGATTGCCCAAGAAATTATTTTGAATTAGATCTTCCAAATGCAGTTTATCCTGAATTTTTAATGTCCTGAACATCTGAAGATGGAAAACTTAAAATTGCAGGACAAT